ATTGAATCAAATATTGATGTCAATCCGTGGTAATTATTCAGATAAATTAATAAATGATTTATGTTATGTTATATATCTAAGTCTAAACCAAGAGATTAATGCTAGAGTTTCTGAAACATATATAGTATTAATGGAAGATTTAACTGATAATAAAGATATAATATTAGAAAATTTGTATAAAACAAGCGCGTGGAAATATAAGAATATATTAAATGATTTTGATTATAATAGTTATAATATCAATTATCCATTACTAAAACATTTTTTATCTGAATTAAATACTAAGATGTTATTGAAATTTCCAAATATGAATTTTAATTTATATAAAATTCCAACTTCTGATAAAGAATGTTTAAAAATATTAAAAGATTGGGATTTTCTTTTCAAAAAGAAATCCAAATATTTTGAAAATAAATTAATAGGATTAATAGAAGAAGTTATTAATGATGTTAAACTAATAAATTCTACATATATAGAAGATGATAGGTCAGATAAATTATCAGAAAGATTTGTTACTAAATATGATGTTGACTTATATAGGAGTAGTAAAATATTTAAATTACTTAGATAGAAACCCATTTTTATAGTTTCTTATAAGATTTTATTAGCTGTTAATTAGATAATATGTTAGATAATCGTTATCATAAGATTTGAATTCTATTATCTCATCTTGATCGTTATAAAACCTTACATTATTCTTTAAAGCAGTACTCACTTTTTGAAGCTCTTCTTCTGTGAATACTTCTTTGTCACCTATCACCACACATTTACCTATTCTCCTATGATCAGCTGTCACATACTTTGTATAGTAACTAACATCTATAAATTCTTCATGAGCTTTATAAACCCTTTCTCGTAAGAGTGTAAAGCAATCACCAAGATTACGCAGTCTATCATATATTTCTCTATAAAAAGTGTTTTCTTGATCTGCTTCTATTGCTTTTTGTACATTATGATTTTCCCATAATTCTTCCATATTGGTTATGATACCATGCCCCCAATGACTGTTTTCACATAGAAATCTGCTTTTTACAGTTTCAGTGTATGACTCTGAGTCATACACCCAATGTTCTATTTTATGCTCTATTGTGCAAATTCCAAATTTTACCTGGTTATCTATAATGACATCTGCATATTCATCTGAGACTTTAAAGTCTGGCAATAAAGCGTTTTCTTCATCTTTAGCTACTTCAAGTAACCATTTTTCACTACCTTCTCTGTATTTGCCTTTTGATGATGTGTAGTTTTTCTTTTTGTAATATGCGTTGATGCTATCTAATGGCGCATTATTAAAGAATTTACGTAAAAGAAAAATTTCTGAAGCTTTAATATGTATGTTTTTCATTATTAACTGTTTTAAATAGATTTTTTTATAGATTTCTTGAAAGAAAAATATTTATGAAATATAATTCATTATTATTTTCTCAATATTATCAAATGTTTTATCAGATTCGTCTAATAGTTTTTTATAAACAATATAAATTTGATTATTATCAATATTTTTAATATCATAAGTATAATCTGGATATAAATCCGGTAAATTTTCCAACATATTTAAATAGATGCTCTGTCTTTTTGTCAAAAGTTTATCATCAACCTCTATTTTTTTAACATCATCCCCATCTATAGCACAAAATACAATTGCATTTGGTGATTTACTATCAATCAAATATTTAAGACCCTTTATAGATGTTGATAAAACTTTATATTTATCAGTGTTTATACTCGTTTTATTTGATGATAAACTTACTTCATTATTTTTCTTCTCAACTAAATAAAATTTATAAGACCAAGAATCGCCAACTAAATTAAAATCCAATTGATAGACATTTTTATCAATCTGAAATAACCCAATCAATCTTTTATCTTTATCAATCCATCTAATATTAATATTAGATGTATCGAGAGACTCTGATAGGTTTTTTAAAAAATGTATCTCAAAGTTCATTTAACATAATTTTTTTGTTTTTCTGACCAACCAAGTAACAAGGTATTGATGTTGCTTTATATTGTAGACCTTCGTTTGTCCACCAATATCCATTCTGCTTATGACATTTAGAAGTGAATGTTTTATTTATTCCAAGGTCACAAAACAAATAAACATTTCCTTCTTTAAAATAATCTGGTTCCCTATATTGAAAACCATCAAGATTTTCTTTTTCTAATATTTTTTCAATTAAATTTAAAGATATATTTCGCATTTCGGTTGTACCAAATAATGCAAAAAATAATTTTTGTGTTAATGGTTTCATTATGGATTTATCTATAGATTGTGATTTCTTAATTCTTGAACACAAAGATACAAAAATATAGAATAAAATTAATAAATTTTTTCAGTTTCATCAAATATTTCATCTATACGATTATCTCTTTGACTACTTATAAGAATAGATAAGTTCTTTTGATAATCATTAGTAAAGATATAAAGAACTGAAGGATTTGAAATAGAAAATTTATAATCTAAATAAACTTCCATTTGTGATACAATGTTTGGTGAATTATTATTAATGTTTTTGCCTATACTTACTATTTCAAGATCAATTGAATCAAATATTAGAATGAAATTTTCATCCCACTGAGTAAACACATCAACCCATAAATTTTTACCAGACAAACTTCCGACTAAAAAAGGAAGTGGATCCGCCGCCACTATTTTTGCATTATGTACATAAAATTGAGAGGAATCACTTAGATCAGTATATAATCTACCATTCGTTAATAAATTTTTTCCTTGAATATTCTTTAATCTATCAACTATCTTGGAAAGATATGTCACATGTGGTAGATAAGTGGATTCTAAACCTAAAGGTCTTAGATCGAGAAATTCAATATTTGAGATTTTTAAAGAATCTTTAAATAAGTTTTTAAATAAAGATTGTTTTAATTCTTCTTTTATTAAGGATAATATCATTTCCTCATCAGTAAGTGACATTTGCACTTTTAATTGACGGATTTCACCAACAACTTTTGTTTTATTGATAAAATTGAATTTTTCTAATATTGATTTTTCGAAATCTTCCATTTATTTTTACATTTTTTTACCTGTTGTTAGATCGTAATTTGTTATAAGTAATTCTATTCCTTTTGATTGTTCCTTTTTTAGGTTTGAATTATTTCCACCTTGTGCAGAACTTCTAAAAACCTCTTTTTCAAACCACATATACTTATCCTTAGGCAATAATTCATCCAATAAAGGAAAATAATAATATGACAATGACCACCTTGATTTTATATTTTTTAGTAATTCTAAAAGCCTTCTATGTGAAGCTGGTCCAAATACATCATCTTTATCAGAACCATACCAAAAAAGTCTTCTAGAATCATCTTCACCATTTTCATCAGGTCTGAAATAAGGAGGATCTAAATAGATATAAGTATCTTCAGAATCATATTTCAAGATTAATTCCTCAAAGTCTATGTTATGAAACTCTGTAATAGATTTAAGTTTCTCAGTATAAGTATTCTTTTTCAATTTTCTTATAAGAACTTCTAATTTTAATTCATCTTTATCTTTTTTGTACCCATTGAAGCCCGCGCCACGAGGAAAAGTCGAATTGTGTGCTGATGTTATTAGAAAGGCATATATAGCACCCTTTTTGAAATCACCAATCTCAAAGTTCATATTATCTAAAAAGTCATTTTTTATATATCTTTTATAAATATCCTTATAAAAATCCCATTTTTTTAATGGATCTGTTTCTTCTGTTTTTAAGAGAGTCTCTTTTAATCTTTCAAGATATTTAAGAAATTCTTCTGGTTCAGAGCAACACTTATAAAGGTTTACTTGGTGACGATTTTTATCATTATAGATAACTGTATCAAATACTAATGAATCATCATCCATATAGGTGGCCATTGATCCACTGAATGGTTCGATGTAAGTTTCAATTCCATTTTTTGGAATTTTTGTGTTTATAAAGGAATGGAAGGCTGAAGAACTCTTACCCCCAAAATATGATATACAAGACATTTTATTTTCTATATTTAATTTTTTCTTTACTTATAGACACTGCCTTATCAAAAGTTTTTTTCTTTCTTTCTAAAAACACATTCGCGTCTTTATATAAAAAATAGTAAATGTTCTCAATATCAGTTAAACCACCCCAATCAATGACATAATAAGTTCCTTTTGGACATCTTATTTTATTTTTACCACTTAAATTAGCAAATTCAACCAATTTATCATAGTATTCTTTTATAAAATCATAACTACCCGAACATATATTAACCTGTCCTCTGTCACTATTATCTCTTTTATCATGATGTATAGATATACATCCATCACCATCGAAAACACCTCTCATGAAATGATTTTGTAATCTTTCAGGTATATTTGGATATTTAACTACCATTGTTTTATTTGAGTGTATTCCTAATTTTCCTAAATCACTCTTAGTTTTAGCGGATGATAAAACAAAACTTGAAATATTTCTAGCTTTTGAAGTAAATACATTACCTTCTGAATTAGTATATTTTTTAAATTCATATAAAATATCAGTTTCTTTCTGCGTTATTGTAATGCTATTTGTACTATCACTAACACACCCGTCTGCAACAATAAATCCTAAAAAGTAAGCTTTGTCTTCGGTATCTATAGATTCAAAGTAATCTATATTAAAATTGCACCAAGTTGGGATTTTTTTCAACTCACCACCAAATTTTAAAATTATATTTTTATAATGTCTTTCGGATATACCCCATTTTTTCAAATTATCTTTTCTTTTCATACCATTTTCTCGTTCATTGAAGAGTTCTTTTTCTTCTGGATCTGTTAAATATTTCAATTTTCTCATAAACCATAAATTATTTTTTCATATAAAGTATATATTAAAAACATTACCTCTCCTTATGGAAAAATATCAAGAATCTAACAAAATCTCCAAAAAAAAGTATAATTCTGACAAAACATTCGTTCAAATCTCTAAGGAATTGCACAAAAAAATAAAAGACCATTGTAATACAAATGGTCTTAGTGTTAAAGATTTTTTAGAAAATATTATTTTAAAGAATATTTGAAAAGATCATAAACTAAACAACTAAATTATTTTAAATACTTTCTTTTTAGATATAAAAAAATATGATCCAATGTAGAACTTAATTATCAAATCTAGGAAAAAGTATATCCTCTAAAGAAGGTTTCTTTTCTCTACTATTAATCTCTGCTCTTATCTTCATTAAGATCTTTCCTAAATAGTTAAGACCTTGTCCTTGGCAAACTCCCCAGTAAACATCATTAAAAGAATTTCCTTCAATTAATTCTTCATCTCCTGTTGATAACAACATTTCTTTCAATGATTCATTTTTAAATTTTTCACGAACTGCCCATTCCATAACAGATAACTTTATATCAACCCAATCTTTTCTAAGTGATATCTTATTTCTTCCAAATCTTTTTACATCACCTGGATTCTTTATCATAGATATCATTTCTCTGACATCTGTTTCTGGATAGAATCTACCATCTATCATCTGATCTCCCTTTACTTTCATTGCAACATAATAAGCTTCAACACTTTTATATGTTATTCCTTGATGTTTTATCTCACATGGATAAAAATTACTTAGAAATGAAAATCTGCCAGAAAATGAATCTATCATACTTTATATATTTAAATAAATATAGAAGTTTTTTGAACACACATGATTTTAAATATATAAAGTATATGAAATATATAAAAACATTTGGAGATCGTGATGATTTTGAAAAATTTGATTATTCTGATATATCAAAATACATAAAAGAAGAGATATCATTAGGAAATTCAATTCCATATAGTGTTGAAAATAATCTTTATAAATCTGGTGATTATTTATGTTCTTCTTTTAAAATAGATAAAAGAGATGTTATAGTTTCTTCAATTATTATAAATGATAGTGATACTATTTGCGTAAATGGTGGTAGAAACTATAAAACGTTGAGTGATTATTTATTACAATTTAATAAACACACTGATAAATATCTATATGTTGGATTTGGAGAATATTTAGATGGTGTTTATAACTATGATAAAAATGTCAATGATAATGAAACACTTTTTAGAAAAATAACAACTATAATCAATATAATTAAAAGTATGGTTTCATATCATAAAATAAATTATATAATTTTTAAATCAATTGATAATGATTTAAGCAGTGAATTGAAAGCAGATTATAACAAACGAGATAAATTTTATGAATTGTTTTTATCATATAACAACGTAGATTATAAAAAAATAAATCAACGTATTGATATAAATGGTGAAATCATTCAAGATTTCTTTATTCTAATATTATAAAATAAAAAATCCACCATTTAGGTGGATTTTTTATTAGTGGAGACGGAGGGTGCGAATCCTCTTCTTCCTGAGGTGACTATAATCAGTCGTTTACAAGCTTAGTCATGTTTTTCTAAACTGACAAAATATTTGATTTCTTTTACTCATAAGAAATCAACAAAAAACTATCACTATTTTTAACTGTTGTGATTCAGTGTAAGTTTTTATGAAGTTTCAATTAAGCTACTTCAAGCTCTCTTACAGTGAGCATGTTGTTTTGTAGAGCAGCTACTAAATCTTCACTGGTGCCTACTTCGTTTGAAACGTTGCCGTTTGCGTTGTTTGTCAATTTGTTTTAATCGGATACTAACAAACCGATACTTGCCTAACTATCTCCAACAACTCCGAATCAATACATTTCGTCCCCGTTTTTGATTATACAAATATATATATTATATATTAAACTCACAAATTTGTTTTTTAAAAAGGTTCTTCAAATTCATCTTGTATAAAATCAAATTGAAATACTGAGGAACCACTCTTATCTTCATATAATTCGACCTCAACAACATGATTTGTTAATAGATCTTTTTTTATTTTTTCAGTGACTTCAAATGCAGTTACAATATCCATGATCTTCAATCTCTTTTTCATTACAACATATGCAGTAACATCCATGCCGGTATCAGACTCAACAATCGCATCTAAATCATTTGATTTATACATCTTTCTTAACCAATAACATAATTCTCCTACTGTATCATCAGGAACTTCTTCTCCATCATTACTATTATCAGTATTATCAGTATAATCTTCATCACCAGTATAATCATATCCATCAAAATCATCATATGATTCAAAATATTTTAAATATTTTTTATATTTCATATCATCATCACTTAGTTCAATAAAAAGTGAGTAGTCATCTATATGAATATTAAGATTATTCAATTTGTTCCTGCCCATAAGATGACTCAAACTATAAATATCAGATTTAACATATTCAAAATTTGCACCATCTATATCAAATTTTAAGTAAGATTCTTTTCTTTCTTTTACAACCTTTGCAGAACAGTAGATTATAGACTCTTTTACATCACTCAGAAACTTTCCAAAAACTTCCTGAACATCTTCATCGATGCCAGCCTTTCTATCAGTAGGTAGAGACTCCCATTTTACATTTAAACAAGCATCTGCTAATTTCTGAAGAAAAGTCATATTCTGATGCTCATTTCTAGTATGTTCTTCAAAATATCCAACTGATATATTTGTACACTCAGGTATAATATCCATAAAAGAAGCAGAATCCGTGAATATACCAGTAGGATCCAATGTCATCTTTAATCCACTCCTATTTAACTCACCTGCCAGTGCCTTTCCAAATGTATCGGAACAACAAACTTCACCAAACTGAGATGTTATAACAGAATTATAATTTCTTCTATCAAATGATACACATCTCTTCACACCTTTTAAATGCACAACACTTTCAAAATTATTAGAAACATCTCTTGATCCAATACCACCCCTTTCTTCACCTATGAAAAAGTAATAAATACCTGGAATATTATGCGAAATCATATAAAGCATAATAGCAACTCCTGACTTACAATCCGCTCCTAAAATAGTCTTTCCATCAGATCTTAAAATCTCATCAGTTCCCTTAATATCGGAATAAAGAACAACATCCGATTGTTGACGATCCGCAGTGTCCAAATGTGATGTAAACATAGTTTCTGATTTTCCAACTATCTTATAATAATTTCCCCATTTATCTTTTTGTAGCCCTATTGGAGATATTAATGGAACGACTTCTTCTTCATGCCCATGCGGATAAGTCTTAGTCACTAAAGAAATAAAAGTACTTCTTAAATCTTTTGGATTGAACTTAAAAGGCGGTACCTCTACTAATTTAATCGCACTTGAATCTTCTGGCAACTCACCATCTTTCAAAACATTATATTTATTTATGAAGCTACCTATTTCTTGTCTTGAAAACTTATCTGGGTAAGCGGTCCTTATATAGGTACCAACTTTTAAGTGTGTTTTTATACCATCTATGATAACATTGAATGAATAATCATGTTCAGAAACATCAACATATTCCGCAAATCCTTTTGGAACAGTAACATTTTCTGAATCCATCATTACACTAGCAATCTTATCATTTATATCTACAAGTATATCCCAAAGTGAATCAGAGTAATTTAATCTTTTCATAAGACTATATATTAGTATTTTATATTAAAAATGTCACAAAACTTATTAATATTTGTGACATTTTTTAATATAAAATTGTTTAATTGATAATAGAATTAATAATTAAATTTAATTCTGACTTTGAAATAGAACGTGGTCCAACTGTTAAATCCTCCCAAACTGTATTGTTTAGTGTAGAAACTATATCATTTATCATCTCTTTCATATAATCTTCTTTCCCAAACTTGAAATACACACTTCACATCATAATCATAACTATCCAATAAAAAAGAATTACTTGGTAATATCTCTTCATATATAAGATGAAAATATTTCGGTATTCTATTTTTAATACTTGGTTTTGAAAAACTTATAGGTAGTATAAATGCTACAGTATTTGCAAATTCACAACTTCTTTTGACAAATTTCATGGCAAGAGATCCCTGTTTGCCAAAAGGAGGATTTGATATAACTAAAACATTAAGCTCAAATGGGGTTTTTAAAAATTTACTATAATCCCATAATAGATAGTCACTTTTTATAACATCATCTATATCTGGCGATATATCAATACCTATTTTATTATTTAATATATTATTATAAAATGATCCATCTCCACAACATGGAACAATAACTAAATCATATTTATCTATATCTACTTTTTCTATTAGTCTTTTTGCTAAGTCAACTTTTGTATAAAATTTATCTAACTCAGACTTTAATATTCGTCTCATATTAATTTATATTCAATGAATTTAATAAGTTTTATTTAGATTTGTATAGTTCTTCATATATTAACTTTAATTTCTTCTGCATTTCTATGATCCACCTTTACTTGACCTGGATTCATAGTAGAATCCTTAGTAACAAACTTGGCCTTGCAATAAACTACTACACATTCACCTACTTTACATTTGGAATTCTTCGCAGCAATCTTAGCAACTTCTTCAATAACTGACTTATCTGGTAACTTATCTTTAATCCTAATAACAACATGTGATCCAGGAACTCCTTTAGCATGAAACCAAAGATCATCACTGTACGATTCTATTGTTGTTAAATAATCATTAGATACCGCATCCCTGCCAATAAGAACCAAAAAATCTCCTACTTGTTTTTTTTGAATATTTGGAAACTTTTCCTTTTTAGACTCAAATATCACCTTTCCTTTTATCATGTCTTATATATTAAAAAAAACTCAGATTTTACAATCTGAGTTTTTTATATTAAACCACAAAGTTCTATTAGAACTTTTCATATCTTATTAAAGAGAATATGTGCCAACAGTAAAGTTGAATGTATTAACACCCAAAGAACCCAATGCTGGATTACTTCTCTTAAAGTCAAGATTATACTGAGTAACACCACCAACCAAATGAGAAGCAGTTGGACTAACCGTCAAGGATCCAGATGCAGTTATAACAACATCAAGACCATTATTATAAGCTCCCCAAGGAGCACTTAAAATAAAAGTGTTACCACTTTGCTCAGCAGTGAATCCAGCCCATTTACCAGTTGCATTCTGAGAAGCAGTTGCAACAAGAATAGCAACAGCATTACTCACAGATTGAGTAGATGAAAACGTGAAAATAAATAAATTTGATCCAACGGCACCAAAGTCAGGTGAATTTACTCTCACAGTATTATTCGGACTAGCCGTTCCAGCAAACGTCCAAGTTCTAGAAGCTGGAACATATGTAGTTGTTGGACTAGTTGAAGCAGTAGAAGTCTCTAAATTAGGAATAGAATATGTTACACTTCCCTCAAAGAAACCATTTGTGATAGGAATTGTTTTAGATTGAGAGAATCCCTCAATTATAATATCGTTTTCAGAATCGTATCCTCTGATTCTCAGTGCTTTTAAAGAAACACTTAATACGTTTGATGCAGTAGAATAACTTACATCATCAATTCTTAAATATGGTAATGACATGGCTTTTTTTTTATTTTTATATATTAATGTAAAAAAATGACTTTTTTACATTTTTTATTTTTTTTACAGATTATACCTCAACTACAAATTGTCCTCTATACTCTTTAAAATCTGGCTTCTTCATCACTGTAATAACAGTAAGCTTGAATTCCAAATCACCCGGTAATAAAGCACAAACAATATTCAAATTGGTTTCTTTATTTCTAATTACAAAACGATTTGGACCACCTGCCCTAACACCACGAGTTGGATAGTCATCCTTATTCTGATAGATATCAAACTCATCTTGCATAAGAGCAATTGTTATTTGCTCAACCGCCTCTTCAATTGTATCTAATATCTCATCCTTTGTTATATTTGAGACTATTTTATCACTATCAGTAGTAACACCATGTCTCCATTGTCGTCCTAAAGCATGTCCTAAAGCTTCTACATCAATTCTAATTTCAACTGGTTGTCTAATATCTCCAATGAACTCTGGTGCTCTTCTATCCATTAATTTTGGATCAACATAAGGATTTCTAATTGGTCCTGATTCAAATATTTTAAATGTTTTAATATGTTTCATAGAGATATATATTAATTATTAAAACTTAAATATTTAAGATATATCTTGTTTGGCCACATCCCCATATTCTGAAATTTCCAAGTGAGTGCATTATCTCTACCTCAGTTTTTGTACTATCGTGTCCTTGTTTGACCAACTTTCTTTTATTGTAATTAAATCTGTGTTTTCTAACACCCTTTACAACCCACCAATAATTCAATTGAGTTTTTCCACTTTTTTTGAAATTCAATTTTTCATATAAAGATCCATTCACAGAATTTATTATTGATTTTGGAGATGTTTTGAATATTAATTTACAAATTTTACACTGATGTAGAATTTTATGTCGAATGTTTTTGTAGTTTTCTAAAACTATGAAGTTTTTACTGACAATCTTCTCATATTCAATGTGTTTAACTTTACAAGGGCACTTTATTTGAGATAATTCTTTTGGCTTTCTTTTATATAATTTATCACAGGTAGAACATTTAAAACTAATAGAAGTTATAGAATCAACATATTCATCCACTTTAGTGAATCCAAAAGAGTTTAGTCGTTTAATGAATTCATCGTTAGTTAATTTAAGGCCTTTTTTTGAAAAAACTACTTTTTCCATATGAATTTTTTTTGTCCAGATCCCCAAATTCTAATGATTTTAGAATCTTTTTTAATTTCATTTTTTCTCACTTCGTTTTCAACATACCAGTAAGATTCTTCTTTAATACATTCTAAATCCATTCCTATTTCATAATATATTTTTTCAGGCCACTCATTATGTGAATAACTTACTATCTCATCTGGTTTCATTAATTTAATAAAATATTCAAATAATCTATAAGCAGATCCAATAACTAATAAATCAACCTTATTGCAAAATCTAACCATTTCATATATTTCTTCTTTGATATTTTCAAATGTCATTATACTAACTAATTCTCCATTATAATATAATCCGAAATTGTGTGAAGATTTTATAGATCCTTGTAAGTGATTTTCTATTAAAAATGACTCAACATGTCTTAAATCTATTATTCTTTTAATATCACAATTTCTTGCATAAATTTTATTTTTAGTGATACCAAGTATATTTCTTATTCTCGATTTAACTATCTTATTTTTAAATTTCCAGTCATCTTCATAAATCTGTATTAAAGAAATTCCTAAATTCTCACACTCATTCCACTTATTATAATGGTATCTTTTAGGTTTATTCAATTCATTATGCCACCAAATACCATTGAATTCAAATGCTATTTTATCAGTTGGTAAGTAAATATCAATCTCTTTGTTATTTGATAAAGTTTTTTTATCATTGAATAAGATAACACCATTATATTCATCTTGTATGAATTTTCTTAATTCATTTTCAACTGATGATGTATTAAAGGCAGAAGTTATACAATCTTTCCAACTCAATCCTAAATATTTCCTTTGTCGAAGAACTTCATAAGAAGTATAATGTGTTTTACCACAATCATTACACAACAAAGTAAATATATCAGTTTCAAAATTATAATCTATAAATTTGCCATTTTCTTTTATTACAATCTTTATCGATTCTATTTTTTTTAATTTTCTTTTTTCTATATTATGTGGTAGTAAAGAAGGATGATTTACACCCCAATTTTCAAATATTTTTTTAGTAACTACTTCTTTTGATCCTTTAGTTGAACAACTATTGCTACAGAATTTCTGATATCCAATTGTTTTACTTTTAAATTTTACTTCATCATTACAATATAAACACTTAGGTCGGTGATTCATATCATTCAAAAACATATATACTCTTTCATTGAACTTAGTATCAATGGTTGATTCAATTATAATTGAATATATTTTTGGAAATTTTTCTTTAACATAATCTTCCCTCGAATATATTCCATTTTTATTCTTACAAAGTTCTTTATATTCACACACACTTATATTCATTGTATAGTATATATAAAAAAACACCTCCTTTTTAGGGGAGGTGTTTTTATTTTTAACTATTCTATTAAGAATTAGTTCAAGAATTGTGCAGCATCCACAACATACATTGTCATGAATTGCTTCTCTGGGAAGAAACCCACGTCAGTAATAGCGTATCTAGAACGCAAAAGCATCCTTGGAGCAAAAGTTGCCTCAGAGATGATGCTTATAGATTGAGCCATCAAGTATGGAACGAAAATCAAACCAGGTTGATCTGGGTTGTTCTTTCTACCAAGAACGATTCTGTTATCGTTATATCTCTGATATGGATCAACGTAGATTTGAATATCTCCAATTGTTCCTACAGGATATAATTGACCTTGTGAGTTCATTTTAGATTTTAACGGGTTAACAGTGTAACCAGCAATATCCATAAGTGAAGCAGCAAGACCTCCGTTTGTGATTGCATACTGAGCAGGGCCAACACGACCTTCTGTTGCAATGTAGTTAGAAGCGTGTGCCAACTTAGTTACAAGTTTTCTTTGAACAGCGTGAGTAGTTTCACCACCGATACCACCATTTGCGTTAACATATGAAGTATCTAAGTCAAAGATAGTTGCAGTTCCAGGAACACCAACGAATGTAGCTGGCCCACCATAAGCAGGTGCATTTGTTCTGTTAGTATCTCCTAATTCAAAGATTTTCTTAACGATTTGTTTAGAAATTGTCTGAGAAAGTTCATTAACAAGGATAGATTCCATTTTTTGAACGATATCCATACCAGTGTTAGCTTTGATATCCTCAATTTCAGTTCTTCTAAGAGATGTTGATACTTCAATAGTACCTACTGCTACTGATTTAGAAGAAATTTTTGGACCGATAACACCTGAGTATCTATCATCATCATCCTGACGACTCATTGGGTAGTCACCACTTGAAGCAGCAGCTGTCCAGTTTGCAGAGAATCCAGGAAGGTGATCTTCAAGAGCTGATATCAATTCTACTGCTGCAGTACCAAAAGTAGATGCAGTAACACCACCAAAATTACCTGATTGTAAAGAAGTCAACATTGATCCAGTAGGACCGAATGTATTCAAAGTTTGATCAAAGTAGAAAGGATATCCTCCAACTCCTCCTGAACCAGTAGCTTGACCAGTTGCATTTGACTGTCTGTAAGCTTTAAACATTGGGAGACCATCAATTCTTGAGAAACCAAGAAACTCTAACAATCCTTGTACGTTAGCACCAGGAAGTGAAGTAGTCAATACTCCTGCAGTTCCTGATCCTAATGTGTTAAACGCAACAAATACTTGAGTACCATCAATACCACCTTGAGTAAGTCTACCATTGCTAGATACAAAGGCTGAAAGAGTTGCTGAGATTGGTGCAATAGTAGTAGCATTTAATTTGAATACTTGTGGACGACCAGTAGTAGTACCATTTGTAAGATCGTCATATTGGAAATCAATATAAAGAAGATCAATTTTTGGACCTGGAGTAGGTTTAACCGCTACAAGATCAAGACCGATAGTTTGACCCGCGATTTTCATAGCTACTGGAAGTAAGTTTTGACCAAGGTCACCTGATCCCACTTGTGAACCAAGTGCAGATCCTATTCCTAATCCAGGATTAAAACTTGGACCAGCAAGACCTGGCAGTGAACTAAGACCTGGATTTACAACAGCTCCCATACCTGCAGTAGTTGCGTTAGCGTAAGCGTTTTCGTTAATAGAGTGGAATTCAGCCAATTCTGACATCCATTCGACTCTGTCACCCGTAACGCCCATGTTCTCCAATACTGGAGTCCACTTCTTAACGGCTTTTTGTTTGTCTATTCTAATATGTGACATAATTTTTAATTTTAATTTTTATTTCTACTTAAACCTGTAGATTAAAGGTTTTTGAATCTTTCCATGATTGATGTTAACTCGTTGTCAGATAATTTATCTTCTTGAATTAACGCTTCATGTGAAACTAATTTCTTAGTCACAGATTCATTCTTTTTAAGATTTCTAGTCAACCAGAAGTGTTCAACTTGTGATTCTGTTTTCAACACATCTTCAGGGTAAAGTCTAGCCTGTGATAGAACTGACTTTCTAGAACTCTCGTTCAATTGATTCCAGATTGGTTTTACGTTTTCTGGCATCATTCTTATTACTCTTTGTTCAAGAGTTTCTTCTTTTGAACTTAACGCTTCAGATATTAGACTAAGCACTTCTTTCGTGCTAAAGAAACTTTTTTCGTTTATGTAAAGTTTTACTGCTTCTTGGTCCTCATTTGTGAGGCTGTAGAAACTGTCTACCTGAGTTTTGTTAAGAAACTTCAAGAAATGTAGATCGGTTGTTTCAGCGACTTTACGTTTTTTAGCCTCTTCGATCAATTTATCAATAGATTTAGATAACTCTGTATCAGAATCACCAGTTGATTCGTAGGTTTCCTCCTCTTCTTCATCGGAACCACAAGTAAGACATTCTCCGTCTTCACCTTCTTCCTCTTCGTCATAGGAACCTACCATCACTGGAGTTTCATCAACTGATGGATACATATGTTCATCACCCATCATCATCATATCATCTTCTTCTTCTTCTTTAACTTGTTCAAATCCCATGTCATCCAAAGATGGCATTTCATCTTCCTCAGATCCATAAGATTCAAACAATCTTTTGTTACCTTTTAATTTTTCTACTATCAAACCAGAGTATGATATAGACTTATCAAGATTCTCTGCGATATACTCAGAGTAAGCAATGTTATCATCCAAGTTCTCTGCGATATACTCAGCATAAGCAATGTTACCTTCAACATGTTCAGCTAAGTACTCAGAGTAAGCAATTGAATTGTCTAAGTTCTCTGCAACATATTCAGCATAAGAAATATTCTTATCTAAATTCTCTGCGATATACTCAGAATACTCAATATTCTTATCTAAATTTTCTGCTAAGTACTCAGAGTAAGCAATGTTCTTATCAAGATGTTCAGCTAAATACTCACCATAAGAAATATTCTTATCCAAGTTTTCTGCGATATACTCAGAATACTCAATATTCTTATCAAGTTTTTCTGCGATATATTCAGTATAGTTTATAGACTTCTCTAAACTCTCAGCTAAGTAATCATTGTGTTTGATCAACTTATCTTGAGTAGATCTTAAAGTATTGTTCTCATTAACAACAATCTGTACTTTTTCTGCTAAGTAATCAAGATACTTCACAATCTGTGAATTAGTCTTGTTCAACTCATCATAGTATTCTAAAAGTTGTTCCATTTTCTTAGGGTTAAGATTTCCCTTGTTCAAAGCCGTTTTAACCGACTTCTTTGTTGTTGACAACTCATTAACTAAATAATTAGAATAATCAGTCAACTGCTTTTTTGTTACAAAGTCATTTGCGTTCATGTTGAATAATTCATTAATTTTTGATTCATCTTTCATCTCATAGATTCTGAAATTTGATTTTTTGTTATAACCAAGTGACTCGTTAAGAGTTACTATGTTCATTCTCGCAGATGAAAATCCAGGATCTGCTACGATATCGTAAGTGAATAATTTTTTAAGACTAACTGTACCATTCGCCTCAGTTACACCTGCTGCTCTTGATGATACAAATATTGGACAACCATCACTGACAAGTGCCTTAGCCTCTTTGCCCCAATAAGTATTTAATAATCTTATCTCACCTTCAACTCTGTTAGACTCTCTAACGAAAGCTGCCTTTTTCAAAATGTGTGAAGACCTTGAAAGCGAAGTGTCAAAAACATCGGGATGGTCAAATTCACCATAAACTACGCCAAGTGAAGTTATTCTCTCATTTAACTCTTGTAGAGCAGGTAAGAATTTTTCTGCGGTGTAGATTCTTTCATTCCTATTAACGATATCAAACTCAGTGAACACACCGCTTAAAAGATATTCATCTCTTTTAGGACTTGCATTCTCATTGAGTGATAACGAGTTAGTTGCATTTTCTACAATTAGTACTGATTTCATATAATTTTTGCTTTATTTTCAGATATATATTGAAGTGTAAAAAACCAAAAAAAATAAAGGTGGATTTTTTATAACAAGGAGGGGAAACACAGAACTTGATATATAGGTAAAAGAGATTAAATACATGTTCAAAACAACCAATAGATTGACTGAGAAGAAATTAAAAAGAGATCATAAAGAATTTTATGATGAGATGATAGAATTTGTAAAGGAGGAGGATATATCACTGAGTGAATATGTCTGGCTTTTTCAAAATGGATTTTCTAAAACACCAAGTTGTAAAAACTGTGAAACAAAAGTTAAATTCATAAAATTTTCACAGGGATATAGAAAATATTGTTCTAAAAAATGTGCAGCAGAGCATACACATAAAGATGATAAGATAAAAGAGTCAAGAATAAAAAAGATGTCGTTGTGTAACTATGACAAGGATTTGAGAAATTTAATGACTGAAAAAGCGAATTCCACAAAAGAAGGATTCAGTGAAGAAAAAAGAATAGAAATAAATCAAAAAAGATCTGAAACGGTAATAGAGAAATATGGAGTAAACAACATATCGAAAAATAAAGAAATCAATAAAGAGAAATCTAAAAAGATTAAAGAAGTATTATCAGAGACGAATACGATAAAATCGAAAAAAAATATAGAAAGCCTTGGATATCTTGTTGAAAGTATGGATAAATATAATTTTCATTTATTTTGCAATGATTGTTCTAAATCATTTTCTATAACTAGGTCATTATTCAGTCAAAGAAATCGTGGTAATATTAAAATATGCTTGAATTGTAATCCAAACAACAATGATTCTTTTTTTGAGATGGATGTTGCTGATTTTATAGAAAAGAACGCAAATACTCAAGTAATAAGGAAGTGTAAGATGTTCAAAAAATATGAAATGGATATTTATCTGCCTGATATGAATCTGGCATTTGAGTGTAATGGATTATGGTGGCACTCTGAAAAATATAAAGAAAAAAATTATCACAGAGATAAAAGTATTTTTTTTGAGGAGTTAGGAATAAAGGTGGTGCATGTATGGGAAGATGATTGGAAAAATAAAAAAGAAATAGTAAAATCTATGATAGTAAATTTAATATCTAAAAATATTAGCATCAATTTGGATGAATGTATAATATCAGAAATTTCTCTAATTGAAACTAAGAATTTCTTGAATGAAAATCATATTAATGGACACTATATAACAAAGTATAGATTTGGACTTTTTCTTAAAGAAAATTTAATAAGCACCATATCTATATGCAGATCAAATTCTTCTAATAGTTACGAAATAAAAAGATTCTGCAATAAATTGAATTATAACATACCAGCATCATTTCAAAAATTATTGAACCACTTAATATTAACATTTAATCCGAAAAGTTTAATTTATTGCACAAGTATAGATTGGCCATTATATGAATCATATAAAAATATAGGATTCAAAGAGATACTTAGAAAAAATCCGGAATACTCATACTTCCATAAAGATTATACTCTGAGAATAAATAAATCAAATTTCAATAAATCTGACCTAATAAAAGAGGGATTTGATATATCATTGACCGAACATCAAATAATGAACAAACTTAACTATTTCAGAATATATGATTCTGGAACAATTGTATTTGAATTGAATATAAATAAAAACCTAAATAATGATAATAAGTGATCAAGTATCAATAACAATAAATTCAGCAAATTTCAATCATTATCAGAAGTTCTTTGAAAAGGATCTTAGAGTAAAAGATGTTGTTCAAGTTTCAATAGAAAATTTGACGCACGCATCAAGGTCAGAGATACTTGTGAAGTGTGATGAATGTGGTGTAGAGAAAAATCTAGTATTTAAAGACTACTTTAAATATGGATATACTGGAGGAGATTATCTATGTAGAAAATGTAAATTAAAAAAGAATAATTTAGAAAAATGGGGAGTTGAGAATGTATTCCAATTAGATTCTGTTAAAGAAAAATCTAAAAAAACAAACTTAGAAAAATGGGGAGTTGAGTTTATATCTCAATCCAAAGAAATTCAAAAAAAGATAAAAGAGAATAATATAGAAAAGTTTGGAAAAGAACATCATTTGCAAAATGAAGAAATTTTGAATAAAATGAAAACAACCAACATAGAAAGGTGGGGTGTTGAAAATATATCACAGTCTTCTGAAACAAAAGAAAAAAAGACTCAGACTTATATAAAGAACTGGGGAGAAGGAAACAATAAAAAAAGTGAGAAATTTAGAAAATCAAACTTCAAAATTGCAAATGATCCAAATTATTTAAAATATTTAAAAGATGGTGAATCTCTTTTCAGATGTGATAACAATAAAGATCATGAATTTGAAATTGGAATTGATGTTTATTCAAAAAGAATAAAATATAAAACCACCATATGTACTATTTGTAATCCAGTTGATACTCATCAATCAGGAAAAGAAATTAAATTATTCAATTTTATTGAATCAATTTATCCTGGTGAAATAATTCAGAACTTTAGGATTGATAGGAAAGAAATTGATATTTATTTGCCCTATTTCAAATTAGGATTTGAGTTCAATGGAGTTTACTGGCATTCAGACGTTTATAAAGAAAAGACTTTTCATATTGAGAAAAGTGAATTCTTTGAAGAAAAAGAAATTCGTATTTTTCACATATGGGAAGATGATTGGGATGAAAAATCTGATATATTGAAAAGTCAGATTCAGAATATTTTAGGAAAAAGTTCAATTATTATGGCGAGAAAGTGTGAAGTAAGAGAAATAAATGATTCTGTTTTAGTGAAAGATTTTTTGGATAAAAATCACATTCAAGGTTATGTGAATTCAAAAGTTAAGATTGGATTATTCTTTGATTCTGAATTAGTTAGTTTAATGACATTTGATAAATTTGAAGGAAGAAAGAAAATGAAAGAAACTGAATGGAATCTAAACAGATTCTGTAATAAATCTGGATTCAGTGTTGTTGGCGGAGCTTCTAAGATTTTAACATTTTTTACAAAAGAATATTTACCTACCAGAATAATAAGTTATTCTGATAAAGATTGGAGCAGGGGAATACTCTATGAAAAGTTAGGATTTCAAAAGGCTTATGAAACTAAGCCAGATTATAAATATCTAGTGGACTTCAAAAGAGTTCATAAATCGAATTTCAAAAGAAGTATAACTGGACTTTCAGAGTCTGAGTTGGATTTACCAAGAGTTTGGGATTGTGGGAAGATTAAATGGGAATTAAATAATTAATATAGATCACCTCTATCAGCAAATCCGGATTCTCCTAAATCATCTAAATTTATTTTTTCACGACCATCGTGTCCATACACATAAAAAGTGTTGCCTTTCCATGCAGATCCCTGATAGTCTCCAGGTATGTCGGAATAAATTAAAATCTCACCATCTTTTATTCCTAAACATCCAATTGCGCGGTACTTATTTGAAATTGAATATACTAGATTATCTTTAACGTGAATTTCTTTATCTAAATTAAAATTGAATTCTTCTTTAGAGGAAAATCCATTAACTATAACTCCATTTGTTGTTTTTATAAAATACTTATTAAAAGTAAAATTTCCTACTTTATATGGAAATAATAGAGTAGATTGAAAATCACCAATCAAATCTCTGATGGTTTTAACATTTTTAAAGTTTTCAAATAGTTTTAAATGTTGCATTTCTCTTATTTATTTAATTATATCACAAATGTAGTAATTTTATGCAAATTAATCCATCAAATGACCAACCACATCGAATATTAATATTCCATCAAAACCTTTTGTTCTCATTTTGTGATACCACTCCATTTTTTCAGTTGGAGTTGGTTCTTTATCATCGAATTCTAGATGCCACATAGTTTCAATTTGTTCTTCATCATTCATCCAATCATCAGATGGTGAATTATCATCTCTTTCATAAGAATCTTCTATGTCATTGAATTCATTTATTTTTTTAATATGTTTCATTTTTTTTTATTTTATTTTTTAGTATATATTATATTTAAAAAATGTTTTTTAGAAATTTTTAAAACTTTTAATATGTTTCATATTTTCAGATATAAGTTTTTTTCTATTTGAAAGCATATGACCTAATCCAGATTTTGTTAATGATAGTCTTGTATTATATTTTAATCCAGTTTTATCTTGTATATATTTATGCAAGATAAATGAAAATCCTTTTCTTCTATATCCAGGAAGTGTATAAACTGATACAACATAAAATGATTCTGCCGAAAGAGTATATCTTATAGAAGAAACAGCAGTTAATTTATTCTCTATTTCTGTTACTAGTATTAGTTTAGAATCATATTCTACTATCCAAAAATTTTGATCATTATGTAGTATTCTTTCAACCAAACGAGATGTGTTCCCGATTTTTATATCTTTTTTTACATTTAATTCAATATTATATAATAAATCTGTGTTATTATCTAAAAAATTTTGAATGTAATCAATATTTCTTTTGTGGTTATTTGTTTCGTGATATTCAAGATCAGCTAATTCAACAAAAATTTCTACCAAATGTATTTTTTCACCGATTATTTTTTTCAAATCTGATTCAGAATTAAACGATTGACATTTCCAAGGAGTCGTTGCCCATTTTGACCGTGATATCTTTTTGCCGAATTGCATCATCACATCTGAAATATTAAGAACTCCCTCATCTTCTAAAATTTTAAAAAAGTCTTTGAATATTTTAATCGATTCATCATCTACAATCATGTCCTTTTTAGGTGTTAATTTAATTGTATAATTTGATGAACTAGATTCTAACTCAAAATCAAATTGTTTTAAATTATTTTTTAGTTTTGTAAAAATTTTTCTCATATCGTATTTTTAAAAATTATTGTGATTTGTTGAGATCTAAAATCTATCACTGAAATATAAACATTTCTTACTGAGTTAAATTCTTCTATTTTTTCCGCAATACTAAGTAATTTTGGCATTGATCCCTCATTTGATATAAGATCATCCACTGAGAACCAATGTCTATCATTTGAATAAAAACTTTCTTCAATATTAGTTCTTAATTGAAAAGAAACAGCAGGATTCTCGATAAAATCAGTAATTGAATCTGAATAATATTGTTTTAAATAAGAAAGTTGTCCTAAAGAATGATGAGATCTATTTGGATCAAAATATAAAAACACACAAAAATATGGTATTATGGTTTTTTCCAAATATTCCTTGACATCAGATGGAAATTCATGATCTACTAACCACTCACCTGTTACATTTTCAAAACTCAATTTTGGTTTATATGATTTCGTAAGATCAACTGATTCGTTTATTTCAAATTTTTTGATGTATTTCATATTCTATATATTAATCAATTCTTTTTAATTCTAACCAATATAGTTCGATATGAATTATGAAACTCAAAATTATCAATCAAATCGGGGAATAAATTTTCAAAAAGTTCCTCATTATAATATCTATAATTAGACTCCCAGTAATTAGGTGATTCGAAATCCACATCATCATCATATAAAAGTGTCAATAGAACTTCTTTTTCTGATAAATCGATGAGTTTTCTTATTGATTTTATAAATTCTTCTTTTCCTATATACCAAGTGAATACACCAACAGCACAAACCTTATCCCATTTACCAGAAAGTTGATCTATATCAGTGATTAGTTTAAAATTAGAATCCGAATAATGTTTTTTTGCGTCTTCTATGTATTTCTGATTTATATCAACACCTAAATAGTCGGAAATTTGTATTTTCTTTTTTTCTAAGTGTGATATTAAATCACCTAAACCACAACCATAATCTAAAACAGAGTCTCCAGATTTTATATGATCCGATACTAAATTGAAATTATCTTCTTGTGAATCTTTTGCTTCCCAAGCTACTTTACCTGATCTATTAGTATATCTATTATAATATCTATTGTAAGCATCGATATTAGTTTTTAAAGTACTATCTGTAAATTCTTCAAACTTTTTAACATATTTCATATTTCTATATATTAAAAAATATCATATTTTTTTAGAAAGTGACACTATGTATCAAGATATTCTAATTTTACTTGTCTGAATATATTTATATACTGATTATAAAATGATTTTTTAGTAACACCACCGGAATTTCGGATAGGAGGTATTCCCGTGGTGGATGAAATGACACAGAAAAGTGAATTGACCTCTTCTGTATTCAGATTAAAATAGATTTGGTATGTATGATTTGTTGGAGTCCATACATATTCTAAAACATTGATGTCTCCAGTGCATGTTTCTTCTATAAAGAGAAATCCTAATCTTGACATTACTTCTATCCACATATCTACTTCGCTCATATATCAAATATAAGAAATTTTAGAACAGGCATGACCATTCAAGATATATACTTTAAATTCTTACGGTTTTTTATGATTCTAACAAGAGAAATAACAATTAAAATAAATTCATCAAACTTTCAATATTTTGATGATTTTGGATATGATATAAACATAGGTGAAAACTTAACAATTCCAGTTGAATTACTTTCAAAGGGTTCTCATTATAAGATAACTTGTAAATGTGATGGATGTGGTGTTGTTAAAGATGTTATATTTAAAAACTATGTAAAGTATGACAATAAATGGTTAGAATATTATTGTAGAAAGTGTTCTGAAAAAAAGAGAAAAGAAACTTTAATAGAAAATTATGGTGTTGAATATCCTATACAGAACACTGAGATATTCACTAAAATAAGAAAAAGAATAAGCGAGAGAAATGCAATACCATCTACAAATTGATGATTCAAACAATGATCTTATTGAATTTGAAAAGTATATAAGACAATTTCGACCAGGTAAAGATTTTTTAAGAGAGATCAAGTTAAATTCTCTTTTAGGTAAGAAATCATTAATAACCTTAGAAGATATGAAAACATCTATGGGTAGTCCATACTACATAGATTGTAATGATGATAATGATATATTATTAGGTGATGCAATAGCAACAATTGAAAGTATTGAAGTTATTGTGGATTCAGAACTTAAAATAGAATCTTTAAAAGTTAATGTTGAGTTCCTTGAGAATGATAAAGGAAAGATATATGAAAAAATGAAAAATATTTTAACTTTATCTACTAAGAAAGATTCTTGGAGATTCATTCTTAAATAGTTTTTCTTATATTTGAAATACTTTCTTAACTTATTCGATAAAGAAAGTATCTATTACCAACATCATCAAACTTTTCTTCAATTTCTTCAATGTCTGAAAAGTTTTTGATAATATTTCTATATAAATTTATCTTAACCAAATTTTTTGTTTCTCCTAATGAGATAATAGAACCTTTTAAATGTTGTTTAAAAACATCAAACAAAATATAAGATGTTTTCTTCATAACAGGATATAATTGATTGAGTACTGTTTCTTTTTCAACAATATTAATCAAATCACTTCTTTCATCATTGGTTATATACCCCTTATATCCAATTTCATTTAACTTTTTTCTATATTCCTCCCATTGTTTATCAGTTGTCAATAGAAAATTGTATGTTTCTACTCCATCTATTATATAATAAAATAATGAGATAATATAAACAACACTATTGTTTTCAAAACTAATTACATAGTCAAATTGATTTTTGTAAATAACAGATGGAGTTTTTGAAATATCATACTCAGTATATTCTGGTGTAATTAATATCTCTGTTAGAAACTCTAACCAAGGCATTATTGTTGATTTTCTATTATACATACCAGAATAATAAATATCTTCTCCAAAATATTGAATCAACATATCATCTGTATATCCAGATCTTTTTAACCTTCTAAATTCTTTGTGTTTATCTTTATTCCACCTATCATAATTCATACCATCAATTAAAATTCAAATTCAGTTCCTCCACCAGCTTCTCCTCCTTCTTCTGGAGCAGGAGTTTCAGCTGGTGCTTCTGGAGTCTCTGTTTCACCGCCACCTTCTGTTCCCGTATCGCCCATTCCTTCGGCACCACCTTCTTCTCCTGGTGCGCCTTCTGGACCTGATCCAGCACCAGCACTATCTTTCAACCAGTACTTTTTATTTTCTTCTTTTTCCTCAGGTGTTAAACTTAAAACATTATCAATAAGATATTCAATATGGAAATAAGGTTGTCCATCTGCTTTCTGTATTCCATTAAGAGAAGTTAATATCTCTGATTTCTTCATAAGATTACCTAGTTTTTTCCATTCTTCGAATAATTGATTAGAAATAAAATTAATATCAACTTCATTTAAAAACCTTTCATCATTCTTTAATTCTGGAAACTCAACAAGCATTTGTAATCTAAGTGGCTTAACAATAAGTTCCCTAAAATTGGCTCTTAATCTATGAATAAAGTTACTGAATTTAGCCTCATCTCTTGTTATTTCAGCAGCATCTGTAAAAACATTTCCTCCACCATCTTCATTAAATCTTTGAGCAGGTATCTTAGATGCTCTTTTTAATATTGCAAAAAACCATTTCAACATATCATCTTCATTAAGATTATGTCCCTGTGGTGACATCAATTCCATACCTGGAGTACCAGCATCTCCTTCTGGAAACCAGAACTGTTTATTATAAGGAAGATGTTTTTGACCATTTATTCTTAGACTGCCTAAGCTATCATCCCATTCTACTTCTTCTGAATAGTCTTGAATAAGTTGACCGATTTGTTCTTCTGCTCTTTGTCTTGACAAACCTTTAATAGGTACAGTGAATTTCTGATAAAGTGTTGCATTTATGATATTGAACATTATCTTTGTTTGTTCTAATATCTTTACTTGATTATATGGCTTTATGAGTCCTTCAACATAAGAGGTTTCTGAATAATCATTCTGAGATGAATATGAAATGAATATCAATTGTGAATCTAAAAATATCCTACGAAGTTGTGGATCCTCTGGATATTGAATCCAAAGATTACCAATGGTTGGTTCATATGCTGGAACCAATGTTTCTGGTCTCATCCTATTAAAATATATTATATTCTTCTTTTTATCATCCCATACGATCTCAACTGCAATATACCCATCTATGAGAAAATCTTTCATCATCTGCCAAGCAGTTATAGAATCGGAAAATCCAAAACGATTGTATATTTTTTCAAAATATTCTTGATATTTATCTCTTACATCCTGTGAGTAATCTGTTGATAAAGATTTAGGACTACAGAAATCCTTATCAGAATATATTATTGCTTCATCACAAACACTTGATATAAAATCCCTTATCTCATCTTTTATCGAATACTCTCTTAAAATTCTTCTTTTATCTGAATAAGATCTATCAAGATAAGGTATTGACTTCTTATTTAAAACTGATGCAACTGCTCGTCTTGAAAAGAAATCATACATTGAATTTCCTTGTTGCGAATAAGGATCTTCGTTTATTCCAACACCCACTTGATTTCTAGCTACCATATCATCGTAGTTCATTCCCCAAGATGAGAGGTTTCTGAGTATCCTAGAAAATAGTCCTCTGTTCTCAACAGCGGAGTTCATGGTATATTGGAATTGATTGCTATTATTTGATGGATTATATGATGCCATATTCTATTTTATTTTTTTTAATATCTCTATTTATTTTACTACAGAGTGGTTGTAAATTTGTATAGTGGTTGAGATTGATTATTTCTTGTTCACTTTTAGCGGAAGATATCGGGATTATATGATCTATATCCCATCCAGAATTGAATTCTCCTGTGTATATTCCTCTATTTTCCCAATCCATCCAATCTTCAAATCTAGATTCCAGATAGAATCTCATCTCATTAAATGAACAACCTATTATTTCTTCAGTTCTTGTTTTTTTAGAATATCCTGATTCATAAAAACAATTATTAATTAAATTTCTAATATTTGTAGTTAATCTGAACATCACATCATTTTTGCGCCTTCTTGATAAATATTGATTTCTTTTTTCTTTATTCTTATTTTGATATTCTTTTTGATAATCTAACTTTTGATCTCTATTTTCTTCATATCTTATAGAACTTTTTTCTAAAATCAGATCTCTATTCAATTCATAGTATTTAACTTTTTCTAATTTTATCTTATCGATATTTTTAGAATACCATAGTTTATTTTGATTCTTTCTACAATCTTTGCAGTTTGATCTGAAACCATCTTTAGAGGATTTATCATTATTGAATAAATCTAAAGATTTTATAATACTACATTTACTACATTTTTTCATGAAAACATCAAAAATTTAAGTATATATATAAAAAATCCTCCCTTCTCTTTTATTCTTTTGGGAAAGTACTTAAGAAATCTTCTAACTCTTCTCTAAATGATTGATAACCAGGGTGATTGTTCTGATCTTTAACAAGCGCATCTATTACTTTTTGAACTATCTCTTTTCTATAACTCTCTGGATCTTTTCTTTCAATCATATCGGTTTTATTTTCTTTAAATGGTCTTATATGTCTCATTTTTTATTTTATTTTTCTTTATATATTAAAAATGAATTTTATATCCTTTAATTTCTTCAATTTCTGGAACTTTTAGACCTAGATCCAAAAAAACTTGTTCAAGTCTTTGTAAAATGACTAAATTACCATCTCTAATTGTATCATGCTCGTTTAGGAATTCAATAACCTCATCCCATTTGTCTATAGGAAATAATTTAAATATCTGATAGACTGGATTTCTTCTTATATCAAATTCTCCTAACCAACCATCTTTAACTCCTTTAACATCTCTTAGTTGATTATTATCACAATAAATTCCACCGGAAATCCTTCCAGAAATTCCTTCTAAACTCTTTAATTGATTAAAACTACAGGAAAAATCACCACCAACTGAAAGGGGAGAACCCTCTAAACTCTTTAATTGATTAGAACTGCAATCAAAATAACGACCAACTGAAATAGGAGAACCTTCTAAACTTATTAATTTATTATCACCACAATCAAAATTACCACCAACTGAAAGAGGAGCTCCCTCTAAACTTATTAATTGATTCCTATGACAATAAAAACCACCACCAACTGAAAGGGGAGAGCCTTCTAAACTTATTAATTGATTCCTATGACAATAAAAATTACCACTTACCTTTCCAAATTTCAAGGGAAGTTTAGTTAATGCTTTATCGTGTAGATTAACATTTCCATCAACATCAATAGTTGAGTCTTCATTGATGGTATAATTCTTTATACCAAATTTTTTACATATAGAATCTATGTCCTCTTTTGATTCTTTAATAAAGTTTTTATATCTGAACAATCTCATGTTTATATATATAAATAATGATAAACTCAAAACCGAACAATAAAAATTATCACCAAGGAAACTATATTCCAAAAAATAGAGAAAAGGTTATTAAATTTAATAATGAAGGAGGGATCTATTATAGAAGTTCGCTTGAATATCGAATGATGATATTCCTTGATAACTCCGATAAAGTTAAAAGATGGGGTGCTGAATGTATATCAATACCTTATCAACTAACTCACTATGAGAGTAATGGTGATATAAATCTTAAAAATCATACCTATTACTCAGACTTTTATTATGAGCTCGAATCAAATAATGGTATAAGAAAAATAATAGTTGAGGTTAAACCAGAATCAGAATATAAAGATGTAATTCTTTTACAAGAAAAGAAATTTGAAGTACCAGATAATCCAACTATCAAAAGGTTAAAAAATCTAGAATATAAATTGAAGATGGCTCAAAAAAACCTAAAGAAGTGGGAGACCATGATAAAATTTTGTGACAAGAAGGGTTGGGAGTTCATAGTAATCACAGAATCTACACTTAAAAAGCTTGGGGTTTAAAGTGAGTGTAGTCCCAATCCACCGTTAGATCCTTCTAATGAGACCAATCTTATAGAAGATTCTGGATCTCCTTTTTTCTTATAAATCTCATTGAATGCTTTTGCGATACCTCTTTTGAATATCTCAGTGAAATAAGCGAATGGATTCACACTTTTTTCTTCATTGAAATTATACCAGTTTGCATACATATCAAGTAATCCACCTTGTAAGCAATCATTTCTATCATCATTGCTCCAATACCTCATTTTTTTTATTGTTTCTTTGCCTAAAATCTCTAGCATCCTTTCGGCCTTTCTTGTGAGTTTTCCTTGAGCCTTTGAGACAATTATCTCATAGTATAAATCCTTGTTGTTTAAGTACATTCATGTAAATTATTTTTTATTTGGTTTCATGTTATACATTTAATAGTAAAAAAAGTTTAAAAAAAAAGGTGGGAATTATATAATTATAATTCCCACCTTTTTTAAATCTATTAATAATTATTTTCTAATCCTTTCGTTATATTGAAGTTCTTTAACAGCTTGTAATTCAGTACTTAGATTATCATTTCTTTTTTCTAAGTTTGAAAGAGCTTCTTTAAGAACCTTGCTTTCTCCCAACATCTGAATAGATGCTTTTACTTTTGATATATTAAAAGTAACATCTTCGAGTTTCAACTCGATTTGTCTTTCTTTATCTTCTAACTTTCTTTTTGATATTAATTCATTACTTAGTCTATTTTCGTAAAAATACGTTAAATCAAAATTCAACTCATTTCTAACTTCATTTACTAACTCAACGGCTGAAGAATACGCAAAAAGAGAATATCCATATCTCTCATCACATCTATAAACGTGCATATTGTTCTTAAAATTGAAAGCAAATACTTCTAATGTAGGATTAATAAGATTTGATACTCTTTTAACAATATCCAATTCTACAAATGAGTCTATATTATTAGCAACCTCTTGTATAAGTGGATAAAAATTCTTATTTACGATAGGAACAATTGGAGATGAGAATATACTCTCTAAAGTAGATTCACCATTCAACTCATCATCATTGATAAAAATTGCCTTTTTCTGAACACCGATACCAACGGTAAGATATTCAGATATCCTAAAATCAACTCTACTTTCAGAAACATTGCAGAACTGAAGAGCAGTTTGTAGGTTTCTAAGTGTTCTCAACTTATTCTCATCCTTTACATGGTTCTCTAAAAGAGTTTTTTCAATTGCACTTTCTGATAAAAGGAACCAAGAATCCTTTATGAAAGCAAGATGTCCTTCTTCAACCTGTTCTACAATTGTATAAACAGATTCTCCTTTACCACCACTTAAAAGATTAGTTCTTTTCTCTGGAGACTTTGTAAGATTGTGTACAAAAAGTTTTATCTCAGGAACCCAGTCGTAAATGGCCAATTCATTAAGAATCTTAGACATTCTATCTTGATCTGTTTCTAAATTGATAGTCTGTAATAGTACGTTTATTGGTTGTCTTAGCAATTCACCTTGATTCTTTGTATTTAGGATATTATAAAGTGACTTAAGCTCATAAACAAGCTCATACTGAGCAAGATCTGAATTCAAAGATTCAAGGAATTTTTTAACACTCTTATCATAAGTATATGGCCTTAGCCTTTCGTTCAAAGAGTGTATCATTTGTTTCTCTCCGAATTCCACAAAGTTATTTAAGTGTCCTTCAATTACATAAGAAACATCCTCTTGATCAAATGATAGGGATTTCTTAAAGTTAAAAAGTTCGAGTTTTAGATTCTTCATATTAAAATTTTATTTTTTCTTATTACTATATATTATGTAAAAAAAGTCATTTTTTTCAATTTTGGTTTATCCATTATTTGATAGATTTTGATCATTTGCATTTGGATTTCCAGGTCTTGCAGAACCACTTCTCATCGCAACTATATTGTTGAACCATCTTGTTCTAAATGGTCTAATTTCTTGGTCTCTAACAAATGCCGGATAATAACTTTGAACTTCTATTGATGCAGTTAGTTTTATTGTAGTTTCACTTGTTAAATTCTGCTCACGAACAATCTCAATAGCATTTGTATCTGGTTGCGTCATAACCGCATCTATGTGCATATAATTATGTTCAAAATACATGAATTTATAAAGCCAAAGTGTGTTCATTATAGCCTGTGAGCATTTAAAAACATCTATCTCTGTTTTTAAAAGAATAGTAAGATCATATGTCGCAGTGATTGGAATCGCTCTTACCTTATTCAATACTCTTTTTACTTCTTGATTATCCTCAACTACATTTCTAAGCCAAATATTAGGATTTCTGAATTCATCAGATCTTATTTGCCAATTTGTAAGTGTTATATGTCCTCTCGGTATAATATCAGTATTCAGCTCAACAAATCTATTATTTGAGACTATATCATCTGAAAAACTATCCAATAAGAATCTATCGGATCCAGTAAGTGAATAATAAAAAGGAACATTTACTTCAACATCACCTGATGTGAAATTATTTGTCCATTTTACTCTTCCTTCTAATGTATCAAGAAGGCACATGGTTAGATCCCTGAAATATACATCACTATAATTGAACTCTTCTCCTATTCTTGGCATAAACAATCTAAAAAATTTTCTTATAACTATATATTAAATAAAATTATCTCTATATGTCAATTAATAATCTTTTACTTTGGGAAAAATGGAGGCCTTCTAAAATTGAAGACCTTATTCTTCCAGAAAGAATAACGAATCATTTTAAAAATGGAATAACCAAAAATTTTATATTTTATGGAAATTATGGAACTGGCAAAACGTCACTTGCTAGAGTTCTAATAGGAAAATATTCAGGAGAAAAAGCTTTCTTAGAGATAAACTCATCACTTTATACCTCAATTGATATTCTTAGAAATGAAATTGAAAGATTCTGCAAAACTGTTCCAATGTTTGAAACAGAAGATCCTATAAAATATGTATTTCTCGATGAATTTGATAGAGTATCAATACAATATCAAGATGCTATGAAAGCTTTTATAGAAAGATATCATAATAATGTGAGATTCATACTTACAACAAATCACTATAATAAAATATCTGATGGAATAAAATCCAGATTTACTTCAATAAATTTTGATGTACTAAATAAAGATGAAGAAAAGTTTATAAAAACTGGAATTTATAAAAAGGTTATTCAAATTGCAGAATCAGAAAAAATTGATATAAAAAAAGAAACACTTATTAATATAATCAATAAACAATTTCCAGATTTAAGATCAATCATTGTACAATTACAAAATATTAAAGATACCGGAGATATAAGTTCATCATCGACTATAATAAGCAACAAACTAATTATGGATACTTATGATATAATATATGATAAATCTGCTGATTATGAGAAAATATATCATTTTATAATGTCTGCTTATGGTCCAGATAATATGGATCAATTATTCAATGTACTTGGTAGGAATTTTATTGATTGGTCTTTAAAAGAAAAAAAGAATATTGATTCGCTTTTTAAATGCAATTATGTTATTTCAGAACTAAGGGAAAAATTAGAATCGAGAACTGATCCTATAATACTTGGAATGACGTTAGTTGGAAAATTCAGAGATTTACTTAACTAATATTCTATCTAAGTAATTTAAAAATGAATTTTATATCCTTTAATTTCTTCAATTTCTGGAACTTCTAAACCTAGATCCAGAAAAACTTGTTCAAGTCTTTGTAAAATAATTAAATTGCCATTATCACGGATCACTTCATACTCATTTAAGATTTCAATAACTTCATCCCAGTTGTCTCTAGGAAATAATTTGAATATTTCATAGACTGGATTTCCATATACACTAAATTCTCCTAACCAACCATCTTTAACTCCTTTAACATCTCTTAGTTGATTATCAGTGCAATAAATTGCGCCGGAAATCCTTCCAGAAATTCCTTCTAAACTCTTTAATTGATTAAAACGACAAGAAAAATAACCACCAACTGAAAGGGGAGCGCCTGATAAACTATTTAATTGATTAAAACTACAAGAAAAATGACCACCAACTGAAAGAGGAGAACCCTCTAAACTTTTTAATTGATTATGACTACAATTAAAATTACCACCAACTGAAAGGGGAGAACCTTCCAAACTCTTTAATTGATTATACTGACAAGAAAAATCACCACCAACTGAAAGGGGAGAACCTTCTAAACTTATTAATTTATTACCATGACAATAAAAATAACCACTTACCTTTCCAAATTTCAAGGGGATTTTAGTTAATCCTTTATCGTATAGTTTAACATTTCCATCAACATCAACTGAGTCTTCATTAATGGTATAATTCTTTATACCAAATTTTTTACATATAGAGTCTATGTCCTCTTTTGATTCTTTAATAAAATTTTTATAACGGAATAATTTCATAGATAAATTCTATTTTTTTTTATTTTTAAGCTCATCAACAACATAATCAATAAAAGAATCGAATTCACATTCCTTACCATTTAGAAACTCAAATACATCAAACATTATTTCTCTATTGCCATTTTTCATATTTACATAAAAGTCTGGTGAAGTTTCTCCGTTCTCATATATAACTATTTTTCCCTCTAACCTACCTTGAATTATCTTTCCACTTTCAAATCGAAGATCTGGTACATATATTATCCCAATTATTTGTGTTTCATCTTTATAATGTTTAATATCAAGAAATTCAAATTTAAAAAGTCCTGAATCATCCTCAAGAATAGTTTCGTTTTCTAAAAATTGAAGATTTATATGCTCTTCCTCTTCCTTCCCATCTTTATGTGAATCTAAAAAAGTCTTTTCTTCCCTTGAGATTGATTGTATTCCAAACTTTAATATCTTATCCAATATCTCATCAAGTCTTTCACTTGAACTAAATCCCTCATATCTCATAAGATGTTTCATATGTTATATATTAAGATTCAATTTAAAATTTTCTATTTTATTTTTAACCGATTTATAAACAACATCGATAAATCCACTTGTTTGATATATCATCAGATAATGGTTATCCAATTGTTCAAATATCTCGGATAATTTTTTAAATCTAGTGCCACCAATTATGGAATTTATTATAGAATCTCTATTGAACATGATCTCTTCGTCTTTGTATGATTTAATGAAAACAACCATTATTCCATCAGAACCATCACTTGGATGACTTAACATTTTATTAATATCACATCCATCAAAATATCTTATTATAATACCATCCAAACTTGTTTCACTTATCAATCTCATTCATTATAATTGAAATTTTTTCTTCCCTTATATAAGACTTCACCATTTTATTTAATTTGTCTTTAAACTTCTCATCACTTTCATATCTTTCTAAAAAAGATTCAAAATAAGAATGTGAATTCTTTAAAATGGTGAAATACCCATTATTAAATGCCTTAGAGTTTACATAAGCAATAAAATGTTCATATAAGATATGATCTTTAATCATATCTTATATATTCACACTTCCTTCTCTGTTAAAAATCTCCTGAGAAAATATCCATTACAACACTCAAACGTTTCGTGATTTCTGGCAATCCCAAGGGAGAAATAATTGAATTTATCGGGCTTATGATAGATTTGAAGAATTGAATATCATAATCGACCTCAGGTCCGAATTCCATTGGATACGATCCCCGCACATAAGCAAACATATCATTTATTTTAGAATTCTTCACATAATAATATTTTATCTTTGTTCCAGATTTGACAAATTCATATTTAGACTGCAATGAAGGATTTTTAAATAAAAGATAGTTGTGATAAGCAGATGCTTTGACAGCAAAGTGAGCACCACTAACAAAACTCAAAGAATTCTTATCATCAAGAACTTTTGTATCGTATTTAGAAACAGAAGATTGCATCGCGATATCATCAATATCAGCTAACTCAAATTCTTTTCTTAAATCTTTTACTAATTTTAAAAGATCTTTTATATTAAAGTCATCAGGATGTGAAAAAAGATATTTTACTATATCCACAATCTTATTTCTCGCAAAAAGTGGAGTTGAAGATCTTACGAGCTCAACACCTTTTGGGAAGATATAATTTAACCTATCATATGTAATCCCATCTTCATATACAATATGTTGTATATATTTCTTCTTAGCAATATTTATAATTGACTCTGATATTCTTTCTAATTCAAAATCTTCTCTATTCTCAACTCCATAATTTTTTGCATAATCCTCAAGAGACTTTTTAAAGTATCCACCGATCCTAAAATGATCTATTCCCTGAATATAATCCAATTCATTGACCCAATTCCAAAATATCTTATTATTGGATAAGATTTCAGAATTTTCTTTCGAATTGAGTTCATAATCTTTAACAAAAAATCCATCTATTATTAATATATCAGGCGAATTGTCCTTTAAGAAGTTTATAAAATCACTTACCTCTCTAAATATTCCTAAACAATTTGAATTCGTTGTTATTGTTTCTTGTCTTTTCTCCAAAATAACAAAAGATTTTTGCAAACTATCTATTTTTGATAGAGGAAGATTTCTCCATTCAGAATTTTTTATCGCGGGATCATATGATACAAAAATTGAATCCGTGTCAGCATACACAGAAACAGTTTCTTTCTCACCTATCTTAGATATATTTTTAATGCACATTTTTTTATGCAATTCAAAATCTAAATGCCATTGATTATACCAATAATCTTGGTTGATAGTATCCATGGTTTTTATAAGGTCTCTACCTTGCGCTGTTATGCTAGATGCTACCCAATTGTTGAACAAGACGAAATATTTCGTTGCGAATGCACCATACGATCCATTCAATATAAGTTTTAGCCACTCCCCCTCAGATTAATCCGAGGGGGTCAAAAAAGAGCGAGTTGCAACGCATTGAAGTAATCAGCTTCTCTTTGCAACTCGCTTGCCTGTTTTTTTAGTGACATGAGTTTATTTATTTTATCCTCTTTTGTCATTTTATTTTTATTATTTTTTATAATTAAATTGATTTAATACTTTTAACCTTATATTTCCAACCAGAATCTGAATTAATTTCAAAGGCTTTTGCAATTCTTTCAGCTTCTTCAAAATCTTCAAATTCCCATATTTCTTCTATATTTAATAGTACTATACCTTGTTTTCTTCCATTCTGCAATTCCTTGATTATAATGTGTGATTGTTTCATTTCTATTATTTAATTTACTGTGTAAAATCTTGTTCGAATGATATCATTAATTGGCTTTCATCATCTTTAATGAGAATAAATGTTTCGAATACATGTGCATCTATATCTTTTCCACCGTCATTTATTGAAGACAGGAATTTTTTATTTATACTTAGTTGTTTGTTTTCTTCTGTTATATAATCTATCTCAATTTCCCAAAGGTTTGTTTCTGATATGAAAACTTTGTAGTCTTCTATATTTATATTTAAAATTCTTCTTGTATCGTCTGAATTGATTGTTGATAGGCTTTTAATATCGTTGAAGTCTGAATTTTTTATTCTAAATGACCAGTTTTTATTCTTAAGATCTAACCTTTTATTAAGTTGTTCTTTTGTTATTTCTTTTATTTCTGATGTTTCTCCGGTTTCTATATTTAGTTTGAATTTATCATTTTTGATTTGAACACTGCGAGCTTCTGAATTATTATCATTCTCTGCTTTATGTATTATCATCATTTCTATTTTATGGTCTTTTTTTATAAAAGACATATTTTTAACAAATCTTTTTGCGCTTGTGATAATTATATTGATTGTGTGTGTTAATTCTTCTTTTATAAGAAGATAATCCTTTGTGGGGATTTCATAACTTTTAAAAGCAAGTACAATACTTTCGCTTCCTATCATAGCGTACATGAAAATAGAATCATTATCTATTTTTATCTTTATTGTATCAGATATTTTTGTAAGATCTTTTATTTTTGATAGGAGATCATCAAAATTAGATTGTTCTAATAGTATTTTGAGTTTTTGGCTCATGTTTATTTTTAGGTATTTTATATCTAATATATAATTAAAAATATATTTTGTTTAGATGTTAAAGGAGGAAATTATAGGTAAAAGAGTTCGTCTTATAAGAATGGAGGATCCTTATACAAAGTTGAAATCTGGCGATGAAGGTTTGGTAACTGGAGTTGATGATTTAAGTCAGATAATGGTTAAATGGGATGATGGTTCATCTTTAAGTTTGATTCCAGATTTAGATGAATATGAGATATTAGAGTCTAGAAGGATAAAATTATTCTTAGAATTTGTAAAAAATTACGAATCATCGTATGTTGATGAAAAATTAAGTGAGTTAGAAGAACTTGTTATGTCTTTTTCGGATGGTAAAGATCTTATGTATGAATGGAAGAATGAAGATGATCATAATATTGTAATAACATATCAGATCAATGGAGATTCGTTCAAATATGAATTGGATATAGACTCTGGTTTCATTTCAAAAACTCAGAATGATAAGATTGTCATGGAGGAAATTATTGATTCTGTTGAAGAAGGATTGGATATGATAGAGAAAGACATGCAATCAGAGTTGGGTATAAGTGAGAATTACGATTTCTTATTTGAAGAATTGGACAGATCAGAAGAAATTTGCAATACTTTTATTGATTGGTTATCGGAAAAAGATTTTAATATTTCTTCTGATATAAATTCCAAATTACTTTCGATATTCAATGATGATACTTTATCACCTAAGGATAAATCAGAGAGGATTGTTTCTTTCATTGATATGAAATTTGGAGTTGATGAATATTCAGAGATGGTTGATTATGTCAATGATCTGATTGAATCAGAATCTCCTATTTTAGAGAAGAATGTAGCTGTTGATCAGTCTTTATGGAGTTCTTGTAAATCTTGGGCAAAGACAAAGTATGATGTTTGGCCATCTGCTTATGCGGTTGGTGCGGCTGCTAAAAGGTATAAGAAAAAAGGTGGTAAGTGGAGAAAAGAAAAAAAGAAAAAAAAGAAATAATGGAGTACTTATTAGAATTCAATGAGTTTATAAATGAAGAAAAAAAACCAAAAGGTGGTTTAGATAAGTGGTTCAAAGAAAAATGGGTTGATATATCAAAGACAAATCCAGATGGATCTCACCCACCATGTGGCAGGGAAGATGCTGATAAAGGAGGTTATCCAAAATGCAGAAAAGTAAGAGTTGCTGCAAAAATGTCAAAGAAACAGAAAAAAGCTTCTGTTTCTAGAAAAAGAAGAGTTGAGAAAGAAGGATCTAAGGGATCTGGTAGAAAACCAAATTATGCAAAATAATTAAATTTTGATAAATTCAGGAACTTTAAATCCACATACTTTAAAGTCAGTAGGACTTGGAAGAGTTGTTTTAATTGTAAGAATTGAATACACAAAATATCCAACACCAATTTTTGGAAAAGTGAATCCAATGAAAATGAAAATAATTGGAATAAGAATTGGTGAAAAGGCAACAAATTTAACATAATTTTCTTTAAGACCAATGATATTCAAAAGGCAAACAAGATGTCCTTTCTGATGTTCTTTTACTTTGATTGAATCTAATTTACCACCAAGTAGATAAGCAACCAGAATATGTGAAACTTCGTGTAGTAAGAGAGCTGGAAAATTGATTACTTGTTTCAGAGTTTTCATATAACAAATATAAGGAAAAAAGTGTGTTTTTATACTAATATATAGAATATAAAAAATAATATATATTACAAATATAGTAAAAAAATGATTTTTTCATACTAATATATATAGAATAAAAAAAATATTTTAACATGAAGCATTTAAAAACATTTGAAAATTTCAATTCAGTGGATGAAGGTATCGGAAGTGATATTCTATCATTTTCAAAAAAGAAACTTGGAATAAAAACCAAAGAAGAAGAATTCAAAGATATGTTGGATAAGTTTATTGTCGCTTATTCAAAACGAATGAAAAAAATGCCTACTGATGCTGAAATTGAGAAAGTAATGGATCTTGCTAAAGAAGATAATTATGATGGTAAACCAGGTCTTAGCGATGGAATGGTTCTTAGATACAGAAAATCAGATGATATAAGCTGGAAATCAGGTGGTCATACATTTGGATCAGGAGAATGATTCCAATAATTCTTTATCTATATCATTAAGTGAATTTATTCCTTTTAAATTAATTTTATCAAGAACTATATCAAGAGTAGTATTATTTTTGATATAGTCCTTTTTAACTATTTCAAAGTCTTCATCTTTAAATTCATATTTATCCATTAAAACATCAAAAGTAATATCTTCGTACTCAAGTTTGACATAATTCTCAAATAATATATTAATTATAAAGTAAAAATCACTTTCTTCAATATGAAAATATGATATCATTTCATTTTCGGATACTCTTTCATCAAAAGCATCTCCTGGCATACTTTGAACCTTCTCAGAGATATCCTGAGGAAGTTTTTCATCAATCTCTTTCAGTCTTTCAACAGTCTCGTATGTTTTTACTTTAAAGAACTTCATATTGTAAATATACAAAAATTATTTTAAAATTTGATCAATTCTAAAATCTCTGTTAGAAATAATTTCCGATTCTTTTACTAAAACTTCTTCATCGAATAAAATAACTTCTGATTCTATTGGAGAAATAAGTTTAGAAACAAAGAACATCAACTCATCATCAAAATAAACATTTTTAACTATATAATCAGAATCTCTATTGTTTTTTAATGATACTATATCTCCAATTGAATAAGGGAGATTGCAAATTTCATTTCCATCCGAATCATATTCATAATATTTTGATATGATGCCAACTGCGTTTTCTATCATAGTAACAGCGCCGATTATTTTTATTAAGTCAGTTGAAATGAATTTAATTTTTCTATTTACATATTCATTATTCATTATTTTAAAATATGATTCTTCTACCTCATATTTTACGTAATTTACACAATCTTCATATACAATCGATTCTAATGGACGATGCAAAACATCCTTAAAATATGATATCGCCAATCCTCTTTTATTTAATTCAAATAAAATATTATCAAATCTTTTCAGTGATCGTTTCGATACGGAATAATCAAATATAAAACTTATTTTTGGAATATCTGTTGTCGAAGGATCAAAACTTCTATCAGAAAATCTAAGTTTAAGTAATTTTTCTTGTTTAGGTGATATTCTCTCAAAAGCAGAAACTTTTAATCGAATATCTCTAAGTCTTTTATTCCAACGTTCTTCAAATGATTTACCATCAAACATACTCATTGACTTTAAATTTAACCTCGGCTCTTTCTCGAATTTCCTCAAATGTCCATTCTTTAAGAATCTTGCCATTCTCAAATACTTTAACCATATAATCACCTACCAGATCGGTTGTTTCTTGAACTGTTTCCCATTCTTCAACATCACCATTAACCTTTCTTAGAAGTTTCATAGGACCCTTCTTAGAAGTTTTAAATGATTGTTGGATTTCTCCATTCTCATCAATCTCAATTGGTCTTTTGATAACGTCTCTTAGTTCACCATTTAAAACAATTGCTGAACACTTGAAAGCGAATTTCTGAGTATCTCTATCTACTTTTTGAAGCAGTGCTCCTCCCATTCCAAATACTAGATTCTCTGTTGAGAATCCTTCATCTACCATCATATCAAGAACATCTTTGATTGACTCATAGTTAACACCATCTCCTTGAATAACTCTAAGGTGGTCATCAAGTACTTTAAATCCCTTTGAGTTGATTCTACCACCGAATTTATCCCAAAGAATTGAGAATATTTTTTTAAGTGTTTGTACTGGATCCCCGCTATCGGGTCTAATAACAAGTCTTCCATCAAGGTTTAGAATTTTATCTCTAAGATCTTCTCCCCAATATTTTTCACATGCTCTAATGATATTATAAGAATCTGATACACAGGCTCTTATTCCTTTATAAGAATCCAACATGTTTTCAAATGCTTTAACTTCATTCTCTTCTCCCCAAGAAGTAATTGTTGAGTGTTCTGATGCTGGAATTGAGAATCCCAACATTTCACTTGTATTGTAAAAATGTTGTGCAGTTAGGATAGCAGTTGCGGTATCTGTTCCTCTGAAATTGATTAGATGAGCGGATCCTCCGATTCCTGAACTTTCAACAGATGAGCATCCTCGGAAACCAAAGTCATGAAGACCAAATTGTACAATCTGATTTATTGTTTCTGCATCATAATCTGTTGTTTTTTTCAGATAATTGATAAGAACTTTTTTTATTTCTCTTGAAAGAGTTCCAACTGTAATTGGGTACCAAGCTTGTAGAAGAATGCTTTCAAGATAGTTTGTTAGCCATCGTGTAAGTTCTCCTCCATTATTTTCAACTTCAATTAGTATATTTCCAGTTGGTACTACCGATCCCTCAGGAACCGCTTTAATTGTAACTGGTAGATGACCATCAAATTCATTTAGAATGAATCTCCAGCCTTCTTCATAGAAGTTTCCTGGGCCTACTTGTGCATCCCAGAAACTTTTTGCTTGTTGGATTTTTTCCTCTGTTACTACTCTACCAGTAAGATAATTTTTGATAATGTATTGCAGTCCATAAAAAAGTGTGTTATCAAACTTTCCACCACGACTTTCAAGGTAGGAAATTACTTTTTGTGTTCCTTTAGGATATTGTTTAAAGTGTGTTGGTTTATAACTATCTGTAAGTAGTAGAATGTTGTTAAAAATGTCGTAGTTCATCTTATTTTAATTTTTTAATTGTTTCTGTGAAAAGTTCTTTGTGTTCTTCCATAATATCGATGTCTTTTACATCGTATATTTTGAACCATTTTAATTCCATGATGTCATCCGATGGTGTTATCATTCCCCATTGATATTGACAAGAGAATACCGATGTCATAATAACATCGTCTTCGCCTCTGAATCTCCAATCTTTTATTTTTTTAGAAAATAGAAAATTGTAATCTGCAGTAACTGTGTTTCTACCAGTTTCTTTTGTAACAACTCTCTTAGCTGCGTATTCTATGTTATCGTCTTCGGGTCTTAGAAATCCACCAATGAATCTCCATTTTGATTCATCATATTTTTTTGCCAATAGTATTTCAGTTTTATCTGAATTGTGTATAACTACATCAACAGTTGGAATAACTCTTGGAAATAGATTATATGCGTGATATATTACACCGCTTCTAAAGTCTTGGGAATTTTTAACCTGATCAGATAATATTTTTCTTATATCTGTTCCAGCAATTGTTGAAAGTGGTTTAAGTTCTTTTGTTTCAAATTTACCACCACCTTCTTTATAGTGTGGTATAAAAGAATCTCTACTTCCGTACATAAGTACCTCACCATGTTGATATACTTCTCTGATTCTTCTATCTAATTCAGTTGCCCATCTTTTATTATCTGATTGGTCTGGAATTGCCATTATCACTGAATCTGGATAATGTGTTTGTACCATTCGTTTTCTTGTATCAAAATCCAAAGGATTTTTTCTTGTTCCTACAAATTTTGGAACTCCAAGAAATATAATGGTTTTTTTGTGATTATCAACAACTTGTTTGATAACATGGTGATGTCCTTCATGTAGATCATGAACTTGAAATCTTGCCACAACAACACCTATTGAGTAGTTTTTAACGTCTTCATCCATTTTTTTAGGATTTTATATTTACAAATATAAGGATTAAATAAAATCTCTTAAAGTTTTTCTTAAAAAATTTTCTATTTCTATTGCTTTTTTTCTTGTTGTTTTAACATCGAGTTGCATTCTCCATATTTTTTCTTCTTCGTCATCGGAAGGATTTGATATTTTTATATCAATATCATGATATGGTTCAACAAAATTTTCAATCATTGTGTAAAATATTACAATATTTCCACTTTCTATTTCTACATTGTATGTATCTGATTTATCAATGATATCGCCTTTTTTGAATATGGTATTATTTAAAAATTTTATTTCTTCTTTTACTATTAACTTTTCCATTATCTTCCTAAATAGTTAAACAATTCGATAATATGTTTTATTGTGAATTGTAGAGATTCAATGTTTTTATTAGTTGATCTAAGAAAGTCAATATAATTATCTATTATTTCTATGTTTCTATTTTCTTCTGCAATATGAGCTTCTATCATTATCGTCTTTTCAGTTGTATTTGTTTTAACGGCAAAAGAAGTAGCATAATAAATGAATTTATCTTGTCTTAGCTTCTTTAACTTAACATCTTGTTTGGATCTTTTCTCAAGAAAAACTGAAACCTCATCATTTATTTTTTGTCTATAACTGAGAGAAAGTGCTTGAACTTCCATTATCTTTTTTGCACTTTGTGTGTTTAGATCCATTTTAAAAATCTCAGTCAATGGTTCAACACTATTGTTCCATTCTTCTCTTCTTACTTTAAAGAAATCTTCAAGTCTCTGATTTGTTTCTTGGACCTTTTTTATCCTTTCTAACTCTTCTGGCGGATATATTATCATAGAATTTTATATCAAATTTTTTTAGAAATGTTTAAAAAGTAACTGTAAAGTTTTGATCGTAAATCTTATCTGAGAATAATTTTTACATCTTAATTTTTACTCGAAAATTTTAAGAATATTCGTTAATTTTAGTAGATTTGATAAGTGTTTTGAATCGGTTATAGATATATAATAGTTAGCACCAATACTACCGAACTGCGTATTTTGAAACATTTTCTTTTATATAAGTTTCAAGTTTATTTAGTTCAGTTATTTTAAATTTTGAAATAAAACCATTTTGGATATAATCATAAAACATTTTTTCTGTTACAAGAATATGTTCTGGTTCATTAACATATTCAGCGTGGTCGTTTTCAATATCATTTAATGTTATTAATCCACTTGCATCATAATAGTTGCCTTTTTTGTCTTTACAATATGCATGAACCAAAGCATCCCCATAATCAAACCCCTCATCAGTTTCAAATTCTGCATTATTATCAATAAAAAAGTACATATCATAACCTAATGTTTTATGTAGTGCTAATGCAAATAATTCACATTGTCCGTGTTCATAATATTCAATATTTACATTTTCATTAAGATATTCTCTTAATGTTGTTGCTATAAATTTTCTCAATTCCATTTGTGTTTTTGTTTATATATAAATATTCCAAATTTAAAATTATACCAAATAAACCGTACTGGTGCTAACAAGGTGTATAAGAAAGTTTGTTAAAAATTTTTGTGCTAATTTGAAAGTTCATCTAAACAAACCTTCTCATACACTTTACCGTTATGTGTAAGTGTGATTCAGTTCTCCGAATTAACATTAGTGTTAGAAAATTTTAGAAAAGACACACCGTATATTTTTAATAATTTTTAAGAACAATTAATTTTTTATTTTTCTAATCTTTATTATAAACAGTATATTTAGCTTCTTTACCGGTTTCTTTACTTACAATTGAAAAAACATAATCTGTATCATCAGTTGATTTTGTGTATATATTACCATTTTCATCTTCTAATTTATTATTTTTATGTTTGTATTTTTTACCATCAGTTCCTTCAACTGTTGATATTTCATCTAAATAGTCATCTAAATCTTTAATTTCATTCATAATATTATCTAACATCTGTTGTTCATCTTCATTACTAGGTTCTTGTAAATTTTTAGACAATTCAACTGTTTTTCCAAGTTGTTCTTTAAGTTGTTCTTTCTGTGTTTTCATATTATTTTATTTTATTTTTAATTTATAAACTATAATAGGGTTTATATTCAATAATTTTGGATTGTTTATTTTTTTAGTTTTAAAACTAAATATATAGCTTGTGAGTAAGATTATTAAAAGATATTTAGATTTTATTAAAGAGGAATTCGCTTCCTCAGAATTCTCCAATAAATTCCCTGATGTATTTAATGGGACTTTACTAAGAGGTGTATATAAATATTCTAAAGTTAAAAAAGAGAATCTCTAATTGTGTTAAATCATATTTTACAACAAAACATTAACTACCTCTGGATACCATTTGCATTTTGATTCATCTTTATCATCATAATCTATCTTATCCAGAGCATATCTGATCGCATTCAATCTTCCGATCTTTTTATCATTGGAGTTTATAACAACCCAAGGAGTTGTTCTTGTTGATGTTTTTTGGAACATAATATTTTTAAATTCTCCTATCATTTCGAACTTATCAACTACTTTTGCATCATTTGGTGAAAACTTCCAATATTTTAATGGAGATTCTTGTCTTATTTTAAATCTTTGTTGTTGTTTATCTTTCGTTATAGAGAACCAGAATTTTATCAAGATAATACCATCTCTTATTAGAGATTCTTCCCAATTAACAACATTGTCCATAAAATCATCATATTGATCTTCTGTACAATATCCCATAACCGGCTCAACAACACCTCGATTGTACCAACTTCTATCAAAAAAAACTATTTCACCTTCTTTAGGAAGATGATTCTCATACCTTCCAAACCAATTGTTCCTTTCTTCTTCACTTGGTATTCCAAGAGCAACAACCCTGAAATATTTAGGATTCATATATTCAATGAATCTTTTTATTGTCGAACCTTTTCCAGCAGAATCCCTACCCTCAAATACAATTGCAACTTTTTTATTATTCTTAACAACCCACTCTTGTAGTTTCATTAATTCAACTTGAAGTCCAAATTTCTCTTTTTCGTATTTTTTTCTTGGCAGAATTGAATATTCTCCCTCAAATTCATCAAAATGATCATCATCACTTATTTCTTTTTGACTATTCAATCTACTTTCTAAAGAATTTAAATATGAATCTATTTCATTTGAAATTCTTTCTTTTATGTTACTTCCTTTAAGTGAAATTATCTGATATAACTTTCTAAGTAGTGCTTCTATATTCAAATCTCTAATAACATCCTCGCCAAACTCATCTTTTAAAAGATCTAATTCCTCTTTAACATCTATATTTGAATTGATTTCTATAAGATTTAACAACTTAAATCTCATATCATTAATTATCCTTGATAAATTTTGGACAATTTGATTCACACCATCATCATCTCCAATAGAAGCAGACTCATTAAAAATTTTATAATTAAATATTCTCATAGTATTATATATTAAAATAAAATCTATATTTCCATATATTTATTTCATTTGATTCATTAATTTGATTAAACTTTAGTATCCTCACCATTTAAATTTTTTTATCAAAAATATAAAGATCATAGATGCTATTGCCCTTTACATTTTTTATACTTTTCAATACTTTACCAGTTGTTGAGTCAAGTACTTTAAAAACACCAATATTATTTCCCTTATCAGTAAGTACTTTTACGGTGTTGCCAGGCTCTCCAAGCGCACCAAGTATAGCAATATACTGATTTCCATAAATACTCTTTAAAAATGATATCCTTAGACTTTCTGAATCTTTCAAATTGTTTATATAAGGATTCTCAACTGCTTTCAATAGATCAAGTTTAGTATCAGTTGCTTTTATTCTAACAGTAGCGAATTTCCTTTCTTCTGTTCCAAGTGATACTTCATCTCTATTCTGAATCGCATTCTGCTGAACTAATTTCTGTTGATTCCTTCTTATTTGATTAAAATCTGCTTTAGCTATTATACCACCTCTCATTCCCTTATCATTCATATTATAACCAGCAGGAGGCAACCTATAAAAAGAACCAGTAAAAGTCATAGATAATATTCTATCAGCTCTGAAAAGTCTCCATATCTTATTAATATGCCTTCTGTTTGATACAGACCAACCGTTTAGGTGCCATCCCCTTATAAGCGTTTTTCCTTTTGAGGAACGTCCAATTACCATCGGATAGATAACCCTTTCATGTCCAGCAAAATTTTTATCTTTTTCTCCTTTATAGTTAATAAGGAAAACAAGGCCATATTCAATTGCTTTAATTATAAGTTTTTCATCGTACTTAATTGGCTCATTTACAGGAATTTTCTCAAATCCTTTAAATTTCTTTAAAGAAAATCGTGGAATAAATTCTCTATCCTCTTTAAGGTCATTATAAGTTTCTTTTATGATATATTCTATTGGTTTATTATTATAGAATGTTTTTGTCTGTGTGAAATTCATTATCTATTTATCATTTTAATTATATTGTTTATTCTCAATCCTTTTTCTTTTACTAAATGAAGTATATTTTTATACATATTTCCTTCAAATTCTATTTCAGAATCCATTAAATCAATATATTTTTTAAAATTACTATTTATTATTTCATCGAATTTAAGTTTATCTGTATGCCATTTATATCTCCATAGATATCCAGATGTGTGGAATCTTTTCCCCATACAAACACTATTTATTTTTGATAGGTTTGCATTATTTTTTATTGCAGCATCTGTAAGAGAATCATATTCTACTATACTATTATTATAATCTATTCGTTCTACTACATATTGCTTTTTATTTCTTTCTCTTTTTTCAAACTTTTCGTTATGATATAAAAAAATAAAATTGTCTTTAGATATTTTAATTGATCCACTACAAAAACTGCTTATTGTTTGAGGTAGGATATTATTTTTTTCACCAGCTTCTTTTACAGATTCATATTCTTCTAATTTATTGCCTTCTAAATCGTATTTTATAACTCTTTTATTTAACTTTTTTTTAAAATCTTCTTTGTGTTTATATCCAAGAAACGTTTCTCCTCCTTTTGAAAAATTTAAAAGAGGTCCACTATTTCTTATTTTTCTTCCTATTATATTTATTAATTTTATTTCTAAATTTAAGGCATCACTATTTGAAATTTCTTCTTTTATCTTAATTATTATAGGGATCAATCCACTACCAATTATTTTTTTTATCTTATTTTTCTTTAGTTGATTGTGTTCATTATTAGGATCCAAATGTCTTATCATTCTTGAATTTTTTCCTTTTCCTATATAAAATGGCTCATAATCAAATTCAATGTCCTCATATTTGAACTTTCCTGGATTTCTTGGATCTAAATAAGCATATACATAATAGATATTCATTATCTATATATTAAAAAATTTTTTGCATAAAAAAACCTCCACTTTGGGAGGCCTTTTTAATTTGATGTCTTTTTAGATTATTGAGCAACAACAGTTGTATCAACAACTGTTGTATCAACTTCAACTACTTCAACTTCTGCAGCTACTACTTCAACTGCGGTTGTGTCAACAGCCTCTACTTCTTGTTCTGTGATAGCACCACAAGAAGCTAAAAGAACAACAAACATTAATGCGAAAACGTTTTTCATTATTTTTTCTTTTTTGATTTTTTATCGGAATATTCCGTAATACTATATATAAAGAAATTATTGTTTGTTTTAAAAATAATATATTTTTTTTAATATATATACTACTATTATGATAAAAAATTCAGAAGACGCAAATAAGTATTATCAACTCGTAAATGAGTTTATAGATGATTATATTGATAATCATAAGATTAGACCTTCGAAATTAGGTAAATACCTTAGAAATAGTGATAAATTGAAAAACTTTTTAGAAAGAAAAGGATTATCAGACATTAAAAATATAAATCGTGTAATAAATGATGTTCTCGATGATAGAGAATCAATGGAAAAAGATGGTGTTTTAACATTTGAAAATTTTAAATTCTTTGAATCAGATGAATTTAAAATTATTTCTATTCGTGATTGTATATGGAAAGGAATAGAACAATCATCTATATTACACGAAAAAATGATAGCAAATGAATTTGGTGTTTCTTTAAGTAGTATAAATGTTATAGACTCGGAAAAACATATATTCCAAGTCGAAGATATTCAAAATGATTTTGAAGTGATTGTATTCACTGAAGTAGAAATACAAATTATTAGAGAAAATATAAAAGAATATATTTTTAATAAAGTATCTAATAAAAAAGTAGAAATCGAAGAAATTCCTCACTTAGATATAAATTTTCTATTAAATAAATTTATTGATAAAGATAAATTAGAATCAGATATTGATGATAAAATAACTATCTCATTAACTATGAACTTTCTTAAATGGATTTTATCTTGTGAAGATGTTAAAGGTGATAGTGAATTTATAGGAATTAACCCTTCGCATTATTAAAAACATGTAACATCATGATATATAATATAATATATATATTAAAATTAGATCGAGATCTTCCCCTGATCTGAAAGACTTCATGAATGATGATCTACTGATTTAATTTCTCTCTCCTTCATTATCTCTTTTACTTGAAGATAAGATACTGGTGTATAATCCCAACCGTTACAACCCATATCAAGAACTTTCCTCTCATAGAACCATTTCATATCAGGATTCTTACTCAGAGAATGATGGGTGTGTCCATGAAGATGCCAGGAAGAGTGATGTGATTTGTTCCAAGAAAGAATAGGATAATGACACATTACAATATCTTGATAACCTCTGTTTGAATCAGAATCTTGAACTTGTATTGTAGCTCCACCAAGTCCAGTTGAATCTCCAAAAATCTTTTCAAATCTTCCAAGTTCAACCATATCTCTCATTTTATCATGGTTCCCCATGATATGGTATATTTTGCCATTCAACTGACTGACAAACCATTTTGCAGTTTTTAAATCCATTCAAAGACGTTAATGAGATGCACTCTGAATTAATTGAGAGGTGGAACTCTGTTGTTGGTGAGGATGATATTGTATTCAACTTAGGTGATCTTTTTCGTCAAATTTTATTACATTGGAATGGCCTATGTGCAGATCTGAAATGAAAAATATGTTTTGTGTTTCTATTCTCATATCACAAATATATGAAAAGTATTTTAATATATAATTCTCAAAATGGATAATTTAAAAGGATTTTCAGAATTTAATTTAAAACATAAGTTAACAGCAGAATCATATGTTGAAAATAATATCAGACAATTGATTCAAATTATGAATATTGAAGAAGAAGACTATGATTCTATTGATGAAATAAAATCTGACTTAGTGAAATACTTTACTAAATTCCCAGATCAGATAACAGGATATCAATTGAAAACAACCGGTTATCCAAAACATATGAAATTAAGTACCAATAATATAGGAGGAGTTATAAAATATAGATAATCAAATTTCTTTTAGTTTCTTTAAAACCCCCCTTTGAAATAATTCTTGTAGAACAGATTGACAGGTATAGGGCTTATCATGATAGTATTCTATACTTAAAATAATATTATCTATACCTGCCTTATAAAGCTCTTCTATATCATAACCTTTATTTAAAAGGTCTTTCTGACTTAAAATATTGAAGATAATCTGTTTCATAATTATTCAAATAAATCTTCTGCGTCAAATGAATCACCATCATAATCAGTTGTTTCATCATCTTCAATAATTGAATTGAAATTTTTCTCAACTTCTTCAACTTCTTCAATCGATTTGAATCTGAAATAATCATTTACTATTGGTTCCATTTTTTTTAAAACTTCTGATGTAAATACTTCTTGCGTAAATAATTGTTTAGTCGTTACTGATTTTCCCAAATGTGATACAAACCAACGGTTTCCTCCTGGTTTAAAAGTTATCTCACCAGTTGATTTATCTACTTCTTCTTTACCCTTTGCAATTCCTATTTTATCATAATATTCCGGACGACAGAAGGCATCTAATCCAGTAAAGGAATTCATGCCAGTTGCAAAAGATATATCAAATCTTATTTTTTTAGGTTTTGCTAAACGATTTTTTTGTGTTTTAAATAAAACAGTAATACCTGATTGTCCTAAATCCATATCATCTTCTTCACCAGTTTTCAATTTTGATTTGGTCATAAATCCAATAACTGAAGCTGAATATAAAAGTGATAAACCTCCTTTCATGACTGCTTGTGGGAAAAGATCCATCGTCAAGTATGTATGGTTACACACAATCATAGGTATATCTAAGTATCCAAGATCATTATTAATAGATCGAAACATAGAACCAATTGCTTTTGCTTTGGTCATATCTTGTTTAATTTCACCTTTTAATAAGTCAGCTTTTTCTTTATTAGAAGCCATTTGTCCTAATGAGTCAAGTACAATCATTAATTTAGGCAATTCATATCCTGCTAATTTTTGTTCTTTTAATTCATCTACTAATTGAGTTAATGTTATATTAATATCTTCAACTTTATTTGATCTAACCAATCTAAATTTATCTAAGTCGTTACTTACTCCGAATTTTGGCAAATCTTCTAGATCGACAGCTTGTTCTGTATCAATATAAATTATTGAGTATCCAGATTTCTGAGCATTTTTAGCCACAGAGTATGCTAAAAATGATTTTCCTGAGCCACTTTCTCCTGCAAAAACACTAATACGGTTAGTTGCAACACCACCATTTAATAATCTACCAGACATTGCAGCATCTACTATGTAGACGCCTGTTGATATAAACTTTTTCTCTTTTATTTCTTTTTCAATTTGAATTGGAATTGACTTAGAGATGTTATCCAAAATCGATCCAACTTTTGAGAATTCAAACCTTTTTACTTCTTTTGTTTGTGTTTTAGCCATTTTATTTATTATTTTTTAAGTATATATTAATAAATATTTCCCCCTTTTGATTTTTTATGTGATTATGAAATATTTTTTTACAATAAAGAATCAAAGGGGGGAAGAAATAATTTTATATATAATTAATGAATAAATATGATTTCCTCCAAAAAGCAAGAAATACGCATGGATTTAAATACTCTTATTTAAATTTGAATGATATTATAAAATCAAATGATATAATTGATGTTGTATTTGATGATATACTATATAAGCAGCGTGTGGTAAAACATCTAATGGGTAGGTGTCCTGAGAAAAACACTCCCATTAAGACAACAGAAAATTTTTTAAAAGAAGCATATAGTATTTGGGGAGATAAATATGATTACTCATTGGTTAAATATGAAGGTGCTCATAAAAAAATAAAAATAATTTATGATGATATTGTTTTTGAACAAACTTCTTCATCACACCTTCAAGGACAATCTGTTGAATCAAATATGAATTTAGAGTATTTTATAAAAAAATCTAAAGATAAATGGAAAGATAAGTATGATTATTCACTCGTTAAATTTAAAAATTGTAATGAGAAGGTTGAAATTATATTCAATGGTATAGTTTATGAACAAACTCCATCGAATCACTTGATATATGCACCAGAAAGAAAAAAAGACAAAGTAGATACTCTTGAGTTCATTAGAAGGTCAAATAAAATTCATAACTCAAAGTATGATTACTCAAAAACAAATTATACTTATTCTAATGAGAAAGTTATTATTATCTGTATAGAACATGGTGAATTTCTCCAAGTTGCTAACTCACATTTAAGAGGAATGGGTTGTAAAAAATGTGGTGATAAATATAGAGACAGAATATACATACCGAAATATAGCACGGAGGAATTTATAATGGATGCAAAATTAAAATGGGGAGATAAATATGATTATTCTTTAACTGAATACAAAAATTCAAAAACTAAAGTGAAAATACTTCATGATGGTATAGTCTATGAACAATTACCAAAATCACATTTAAAATATCCAGTAGAAGGTTTCTTAAATCAAGAAATTTTCTTAATTAAATCGAAAAGAAAATGGGGAGATAAATATGATTATTCATTATCCAATTTTATTTCATGCAAATTTCCTATTAAAATCATTTACAATAATAAAATATATGAGCAATTACCACATAACCATTTGATATATGCACCTGAGTTAAGAAATTCACTAACTTTAGAAGAATTTATTGAACAATCAAATAAAATACATAATAATAAATATAATTATGAAAAATCATTTTATGTGAATAGTTTGGCAAAAATAACTATAAAGTGTCCACTACACGGACACTTTCATCAATTGCCGGGATCACATCTAAGCGGAAGTGGTTGTAGAATGTGTAGTGATTCGAAGGGTGAGAGAGAAATAAGTAAATTTCTTGAAAAATATAAAATCTCTTATATAAGAGAGCATATTTTTCCAGAATGTCGTAATAAATCTTACCTTAAGTTCGATTTTTATATCGAAAGTTTACGAACCTGTATAGAATTTGATGGTATTCAACACTTTCAACCAATTTCTTTTTTTGGTGGAGTTGAAGCTTTTGAAAAATATAAAATAAATGATGAAATAAAAAATAATTATTGTGAGGAAAATTTTATTAATCTAATTAGAATTAAATATGATCAAGATAATATTATTTGGGAATTGCTTTGGAATAATTTGAAATCATTTATAAATATCTGAGTTAATTTATGATAATTTAAAGAATATAAAAATTTAATATATAAGAAAATTAATTTAAAATTATGCCATTAAATCAAGGAACATTAATTTCATCACCTATAAGGCCACTTTCGCCTGGCATGACAATTGCGACTGCTTTATCCAATGAGATCTTAGGTGGATTGCATTCAGTGCAAACTCTATCTGATAGAGATCTTATAACAACTGATAGAAGACAATTCGGAATGTTGGTTTATATTATAAATGATGATGATTTTTATCAATTAAAACAAATAAGTTCACCTGATATTTCGGATAACTTAAACTGGGATATTATAAATATATCTGGTGTCCCAACAACTACTGAATGGTTAGATTCGGTTATATCTATAAGTGGAACACCTCCAGGATCGCCTACTATTGGTGATAGATACTTAGTTAGTTCTGGATCAGGTCTTTGGTCGGGTCTTGATGATTATATTGTTGAGTGGGATGGTTCAAACTGGAACCCAACTATACCAACTGAAGGTACTACGATAAGAGTTGATGATGATACTGATGCTATATTTTCATTTATACAAGGAGTATGGACGAAATATGAGTTTGTAAAAGAGCCTTGGACTCTTAGATATGATGTGCCTTTAGGACTTACTCTAAGTGTAAGTACTGGTTCTCAGTATCTTATCTATGGTGATCTTAATGTTGATGGTGGAATTGATTCTTGGGGAAATATAACTATTTTGAATGGTCAATTAACAGGATCTGGTTCGGTTGCTACTTTCAGTTTTGGAACTTTGCAACAGATTGAATTATTAACAGAGATAATTGGAGCAACTGGAATAACAATATCAACTGGTGGTTTAGGAGAAAGAATTATATCAGCAAATTTGATTGCTGGAACTGGAATATCTTTTTCATATGGTCCTGGAACTGAAATAGAGATAAATAGTGTTTTCCCTACTTTACCTGAGGGAAGACCAAAATACATAATTGAGTCAGTTGAAACAATTACTGTGCCGGATAATGAGTTATATTACATATATGGTGATTTAGAGGTTCGTGGAACTTTGGATATTGGAACTGCTGGTAAAGTTGTTGTAACGAATGGTGCTTTGATTGCTGCGTCTGGTTCAACAATAAATAATGTTGGCAATATTGAGATATATGATTTATTGACAGTTGCAGATGATAATACAAAAATAGATATATCTGAGATAAAGTATGGTAAAGAAGGTAGAATTCTTTTTGAGAGTGAGTTAAAGTATATTCCGATTCTTGGTGCTACTGCGAGAGTTGTAACTGAATCAGATGATTTAGTTTATTCTACATCAAGTTCTTATCCTTCATCTACATCATCTACTACTTTTGACAGATATTTAGGCATATCGGTTGCGGATCCTTTGAAGAAATTACATATAAATGGATCTGGTATATTGATTGATGGAATTGAATCAGAGCAAGATTTGTCATTAGGTGATCCTAATTGGGCAAGATTTGTTATTGATAGTGGAATTTCGGATACACATACTTTAATGGATCTAAGAAATGATGAGGGGCGTGTTCTTTATGTAAATGGTGATATAGATGGTGGATTTAGATTTCCATCAGTATCAATTGGTAAGACACCATCAAATACATTATTTAATGTTTCGGATTATTATGGAAATGATTATTTCAGTATAGGAATGACTGGAATGCCAAAAGTTGGAATATTAGAAAATGATAATTCAATTGATAAAGTTGTTGTGTGGGATGATTCAACAAATATATTAAGGTATAGGGATAATGTAGCGTTAAATGAAACAACACTGAGAAGAAATTGGGCGCAAACCACATCATATACTTTGATAGCGGGAGAAACATCATCAACGGTCTATTTTTTTGGCAACAATTCGTTTGCAACACCAACAGGGGATATTGTTGTTACTCTTGATCCTAATCTATCTGTAAGTGGGATAAATAGAGACTTTGAATTCATTTTATCAGACACGCTTAGAGTACATACATCAGGAACTTGGTCTGTTTCCTATGGGACAAGGTTATTGGAGTATGGTCCTGGTAGAATTCCTCCTCAAAAATTAAGTTTTAGATGGAGTGATAATTTTAATAATTATCTTGTTACAAGAGAGATATTAAATAGATTAGAGGATGATTTTATAACAACTTCAACATCACTCGGACATGATTTTGTTGATACAAAAAGATATATGAAGCAAGGTAATGATTTCTCAGTGAGTTCTATAAGTTCTCCAGGTGTCGGTGGATCTTCTGTGTTTCCAAGTGGATCTGTAATATTTGTGGAAGATGCTTTTATAATGACAGAAAACGCAATATCAACAACTGGGACATCTTTTATTTCAGTTGGATTAAGTACTGTGCAATCGTCTTCTTCTGGTGGATCTCTTTCAGGAACATCACCAATATCAATAACACCGTCTTTATCTGAATTTGGTTTATCAGATTCTAGAGAAGTTATAATACCCTATACAAATGTTACTGAAATAAATTCTTCTAAAATAATTAAAAGCCGTTCTAGAGTTGGTACAATAAGATTATCGGAACCATCTATGTTGACAATTGGATTAAGTGGAAATACAGTTAATGGAGGCATAGTCACAGTATATGTTCCTTATATTGTAGATAATGTAACAAATTTTGGAACATTCTCACAGATACATGAAAGATCAACATTAACAAGAAATAATATAATAAAATCAGGTGTAGTTAATGGAGCTTCCTTTTCCAGTGGAACTTTTTCTGTTATTTTTACAAGCCCTTATCCAAATAATAGCTATTCAATAAACATTTCAGGCGAAGACGCTTTGTCATGGAGTGTAGATTCTAAAGCAAATACACAATTTGTTATAAATTCTAACACTATGTCTTCTTTTACAGGAGAAGTATATTGGCAAACAATAACATATGGCGAATTATAAAAATGAAATAACTCTATTTAAATTCTCTAAATTAAATCCGTGAAGAGGTTCTCCTCCTATTTTCAAATATTCCTGATAGATTGAGTTATAATCATCGTGGGTGTATATTTCACCAGTTAGATCAGAATATATGACTGATGTATCATTTGAACTTATGGTTTTGTTTTTAACTTGAGTATCCCCATAATTTGGACCAAATGATCCAACAAATTCTGTTCCTGAAATTGATTCATTGAATTCCTTAAATCTTTTAATCATTCTTAACTGGTATTTTTTCAAAGAATTCATCTGATGTTTCTAGTGAGTAATTGTCTTTATCAAAGTTATAATTTATCTCATAAAAGAAATTATCTTTTAGTTCTAATTTTTCACCACCGGAAACTTCTATTATGATCTTTTCGTTTTCATAATTCTTTTCAATCTTCTTTATGGGAAGTCCAATTGTGCCATTTCTATCAGAAATGTTGCATATTATTTTTTTATTTCTTTCTAAAAGTGTTATAATTTGATTGAATGTTGAATTTGCTGTAAGCATCTTTACATCTTTAAATTCATCATCTATGATGTTATCATAGTTGTCGAGAAAATTCTGCTCACGACTAGTTATTGATACACCTTTGTTCATCTTATCAAGTATTGAATTAAGTTTAGAATCTTTGAAATAAGATTCTTTCAAACTGAAATAGGAAAGGAATTTTTTAAAGTTCATGACATTGACTTGTTTTTTCATATAGTATATATTAAAGAATAGAATATATTTTATATATACTTTATAAATAAAAGTTAGATATGGACCAAAAGCTACTTGATGCTCTTAATAATATTTCTATTGCACTTGAACAGTTAAGTGAATCTCTTGATAAATCAAAATCGCCTGTAAAATCTGATGTAGGAAACTCATTACAATCAGGGGATTTTTCAAAACAATTAGTAGAGATAAATGAAGGAATAAAATCTATAAAAGAAGATACTAAAAAGATTTTAGATAATCAAGAAACTATAATAAAATTACAAAAACAACAAACATCCGGCGAAAGTAAGGTTTTTGAAGAAGCTGGTGGTGGTAAGACCAAACAAATGATAAAAGATGGGGTTGCTGTCATTGGATTGATTGCAGGTGCTATTTTAGCGATTGGGTTGGCTTTTAAACTTATTGGAAGTGTCGATTTTCTTTCTGTACTTGCAATTGCATTTGCTCTACCGCTAATGGCAGAGGCTTTTGCAAGAATTTCAAAAGTAGAGGGAATTGATGCAGGTAAAATTGTTGGCGCGACTGTTGCTCTTGTGGCGATGTCTTTTGCTATAATGGTGTCATCAAGAATACTTGCTGGTGTTGTTCCAGTAGGTCTTTTTCAACTTATAACTGTTGTATTTATTGCTGCTGCATTTGGCGCAGCCGCAGTTGGTCTTGGATTTTTATTAAATGCTCTTGGAAAAATTGATCCTGCTGTTGCTATACAAGGTTCATTCTTACTTCCTATTGTTCTTATAGCAACATCCATCGCCATCGTCGCGTCATCAGTTATTTTACAAGCAGTTGTTCCAATAGGATTATTCCAAGCACTAACCGCCATTCTGATAGCAGCTGCTTTTGGAGTTATGGCTTATGGAATAGGGAAATTGATAGAATCTTTTAAAGGAATTGATCCTGCAACTGCGGCGATAGCTGCTGCAGCTATCCCAATAGTTCTTATTGCATTATCACTAGCCATCGTAGGAGCTTCTTGGTATTTTCAAGCGATTGTTCCGATAGGATTATTTCAGGCACTAACAGCAATTCTTATATCTGCAACATTCGTAGTTCTTTCTTATGCTGTAAAACCCTTATTATCTGGTATAAAGGATGTAAATTATGTGGATATTGAAAAAGGAACTATTGTTATACTCGCACTTACCGCTGCAGTTACTCTCGCTTCTTGGATTTTGATGGGTATGGCACCAGTTGAAATTTCAAGTATTTTTAAATTTCTTTTATTATCTGCATCAATATCACTTTCTGTTGTAGTACTAGCTTTGGCTGTAAAAGCGGTGAATAAGATGGGTGATGTAAATGAGTTCATAAAGGGTGGTAAATCAATATTAATTTTAGCATCAACAATAATGTTAGCTTCATTGATTTTATCTTTAGGTAGTTATGAAAAGTTTCCTGATTTAATGTGGGGAATGTCCACTGGACTATCTATACTTGCGTTTGGACTTTTGAGTTTTTCTATGAGTAAACTTGGAAGTCCTGGTGATTTCATAAAAGGTGGAATTTCTATTGCAGTTATTGCAACCGTTATTATGTTAACATCTAGAATTCTATCATTAGGTGATTATTCTACTTATCCTAATCTTTCGTGGGCTTTAGGAGTTGGACTTTCTTTAGTTGGATTTGGAATGGCAGCACTTGTACTTGGTTTAATAGTATCAACTGGTGCTGGTGCGGTAGTTTTAGCAGCTGGTGCTTTAGCAATTGTGGGAATCGCTGGAACAATAGTTGCAGTAGATAAGATATTATCAGGTGGTGATTATACTAAGTATCCTGGTTTAGATTGGGCTAAAGGAGTTGGAACATCTTTGATTCTTTTTGGAGCAGCAGTTGTTTTACTTGGTGTTGTGAATTCAGTAGGAGGTATAGCAAGTACATTTAGTCTTGGATTAGTAGAGAATCCAATTGATGCTGGTATAGAAGCCGTACTGTCAATAGCTATGGCTATACCAATTGTTGATAAGATGATATCAAGTGGTGATTACACAAAGTATCCTGGTTTAGAATGGTCATCTGGAGTTGGCATGAGTTTAATTGCTTTTTCCATGGGCATTATGGTTATCGGTGGAATAGATTCTGATGATTTAGAATCAGGAATATCTTCTATCAAAGGAATTGCTCAAACTATATCAGATATTTCATTCACATTGGCAACCGGAGATTATAAAGGTGGTCCGACAAAAGAATGGTCATCTGGCGTTGGCATGAGTTTAATTGCTTTTTCCATGGGTATTATGGTTATCGGTGGAATTGATTCTGGTACTTTGGAAGTAGGTATATCTTCTATCAAAGGAATTGCTCAAACTATATCAGACATTTCATTCACATTAGCAACAGGAGATTATAAAGGCGGTCCGACAAAAGAATGGTCATCTGGAATATCATTGGCATTGGGAGCATTTCTTCCAGTTTATGGCATGTTAATGGCGAATAAAATATTATTCGGTGGTGTTGGACCTAAAGAATTTTCAGATGCAATAAGTACTATCACAGATGGTATAATAACTTCCGGTCAGAAATTTGCAGGTGTTGGTGATATCTGGAGTGGAGGTCCGACAGAATCTTGGGTGAGAGGAGTTGGTGGTGCTTTAAGTGCATTTACTCCTGTTTTTGAGGTACTCGCAAAAAGTTCTGGAATATTTAGTTCTGGACCATCCGTGGGTGATATGAAAGGTGCTATACTTATGATAACAGAAGGTCTTATAGAATCTGCCAATATTTTCTCAAAATCAAATGCTAGCTTTTTAAATCCACCACCAGAAGAATGGGTAAGAGGGGTTTCAGGATCGATACAAGCTTTTGTTCCAGTTTTTGAATTACTTTCGGGTAAGTCTATAAGTCCTAGAAAAATAAAGAGCACTTTAAAATCAATTGGTGAATCCATAAATGAGATATCATTAGAAATATCGAAAGGGGATTATACTAAATATCCAAAACCAGAATGGATTGATGGAACTATTTATGCGCTTCAGAAATTTCAAGATATAATTTCATTACTTAATTTCAGTGGATTGGGTTCTGGTGGAATAATGGGGAGTATTTCATCTTTTTTCGGTGGAAAAACTCCATTAGAACAAGCTGTCTCAAATATAACAATGTTGGCAATTGCCTTTGATAAATTAGGATCTACTATGAATAAATTTTCTAATTCTATTCAAGGATTGGATGTTGAGAAACTTTCATTGGTAAAGGGAATGTCGAGTAATATGATTATGCTATCACTTATGGATCCTGATATGTTGGAAGATGTTCTTACCAGGATAGAAGAAAAGGGTGGTGTATTTGCTGAATTAATAAAGGATTTTGAAGATCAGAAAAAATCAACAAGTGAAAAAAGTACAGTAAAAACATCTGGTGGAACTTCTAAATCTGATCCTAATATAGTTGAGCTGCAGAAACTTGGTAAAAAAATGGATAATATGACGGGTATTTTATCAAGTATTTCAAGTGTTGTAAGTGGTGATCTTAGGAATTATTTAATGGACAACTCAACAAATGAAAGGAATATACAAGTATCTTCTTCTGATAGAAGACTTAAAAACATTATAAGAAAAATAGGAACTTCTCCTCTTGGAATAAACATATATGAGTTCACATACAAATTCAATTCACATCAGATTTATGTGGGTGTTATTGCACAAGAACTTATAGGAACAGAATTTGAATCAGCTCTTGTGGATGATAAAAATGGATATTATGCAGTAGATTATTCAAAGATAGATGTTAAATTTTCAAAATTAAACAAATTGGAATAATTTTATATACATGATATGAGCTTAATTAAAGATATTAAAAACTATTTCTTCTTTAAAAGAATAATTAAATCCAAAAGAGTTGAATTAAAGTCTAATTTCAATATTAGAATCGATAATGCGGATCGTCTATATACAGTACTGAATGTGCCTAGTGATGAGATAGGAGAAGCTTATGATCTTAAAAAATCTGATGTTGATAAAATTTCAGAATCTTATATAAGAGAATATGTTTCTAAATTAAGTACTTACTTAAATTCAATTGGATTATCAGAATTATATGATTTTTACGAACCTGTTAAAAAAGTTGAAAAGTATTCCTATCTTATTATAATAGGATATAAACAATTAGATTCTTTGGAAATCAATAAGATTATTTATAGAATACTTTTGCCAATATGCTCTTTTATTTTATTAATTTATATTATTAAATTAATATTTTTTTAAACAAATTAACCATTTTTACTTATAATAAAGAAAAAGAATATGAACAAATTTTATGAATTAAGTGATGATACTGTTAATCAGTTCAATAGTGTTTTTAATACTAAATCTTTTCCAATCCAAGTTGGATTTCAGTTTGTTGGATCTGAGAGTCAAAAACAATTAATAAAGATCGCAAAATTGCCTGATCAATATTCTTTCCTATTAGGAAAAGAATTATTGGTGATGATGAATGAAGATCTTTTAAATATTTTTGATGCAGAATCGATAAAAATTCTAATTGAACAGGAATTGGATAAAGTTTCAATTAATGTTGAAAGTGGTAAGATTAAGATGATCAGGCCGGATCTTAATACTTTCGCTAGTATTATTAATAAATGGGGAACTGAAAAAGTAATGAGAGCAAATCAAGTTGAAGATCTATACCAAAAACAAAAGTCGGACGGTGTAGAAGAATTTGATTTTTAAAAAAGAAAAAAGAAAAATTATGAATATATCAAAAATTTATATAAGTGCCCTTACTAAAAAATATGAGTCTCAAATGGAAGAATCAAAAGCAAACTTATCTTTGTATCTATCAAATGCAAATTTAGCAGCAATTGGTGAGCATTCTGACTTATTGAGTGAACATGATAGATGGGTTACACAATATTGTGAATCTAAAGATAAATTAGAATCACTAAATTTACTAGTTGAAGAATTAGGATTAAAAAAATAAAAAAAAGAAAAATGAAAGAAAAATTTGAAAATGTAGTGAATAAACCAGAGTTGACATTCTTTGAAAATGAAGAAATGTTTAGAATAATGGATTTTGATGTTGAATCTAGTCTAGATTCTAAAATGGAATCTGTAGAAAAATACATGAGTGACAACAATGGAGTTGGAATGAGTGATATAGAGAAGGATTTGATTTATGCAAATGCTCAATCACTTTATGTAGATTATAAGAATGAGCTTAGAGAAGCAAAATTCAATTTCTATTTTAATCGACCACAATACAATCTTCTTAGTGATTTATTGTTGAAAAAATTAGAATTTGATGTTAATACACTTTTTGTGGCATTGGAATTGGATAATATGCTAAAGTCTATATACGACACTAAATTTAAGAATGATAGTGAGCTTGTCGCGGTTAAGATGAATGCAACCGAATTGACATATGTTTATCATCTTATACAAGGTTATAAAGTAAAAGGTCTTACAAAAGAAGCTCGTACTTTTGCTTCACTTCTAAATAGAATCGGAGATGCTTCTAAGATAATCAACTATTATGACGCAAAAGCAAAGTCTTTGGTAGAAGATATTCAAAAATGGGCACTTACTTTAGATGGAAGTGATCTCCTTATGGCTGAAGTTCTACCAACAAACACAGAGACAATTGATGAATGATCTAAAGGATAGTATAAAAAAGATCAAAGAAAAGAGAAAGTTTTCAAAACGGATTCAGTATTCAGAATATATTTCTGAGAGCATTGATAAATCAATTTCTTATACAGATTATCTTTCAGAATCATTTGATAAATCAATTTCTTATTCTGAACATTTGAAATCATCAAATGATAATATGTGATTAAAATTCTCTTTTATTTTCTCAGGAAGGCTCTTATGTTTTGTTTTGGCAAAATCTCTAAGAGCCTTTTTTCCTTTCTTTTTTCCAGATTTCATAAATGATTTAGCAACATTTTTTATTTCTTCTGGAACATCTTTGTTTTTTCCAGTAGCATAAGCGTAAGCTGCTCCCATTAAACGTTGTTGAGATTTTGATTTTGATGGCATATGATATATTTTATTTTTTATTTTTCAAATTACCTTATAGGACAATGTGATGCAGAATATATGAATCTATGATCTCTTTTAATATCAACTCCCATCGATTTAGCAGAAATGTAAATATCTTGTAAACATTCGGAATCACTTCCTCCGGAAATCACAATTTCTTTTCCATTAATATTTGAAAATAGTTCATAAAGCTTTTTAGGAATATGAAACCAATTATGATTATTCCCGATATAAACTATTGCAGTTCCCTCGGTTGTTTTAAACAAATCTCCTTTCTTTAAAGTGTTATTATCTTCTTTTTCTTTAGATTCTTTATAAGTTTCTTTATCTAAGATTTTTTTATAAAAATCAACATTCACATCATAGTTATATCTTTTTTCGATTATATCTTTTTGGTTTGGAAATGTATAGAGTTCATCACTGATTGGAATATCTGGATTATCATCATATAGATAATCTTTATCAACATTTTTGCCTTCATGATGGTTATCGAAAATCTGATATACTTCTGTGAATTGTTTGCAATATTCCTTTAATTTATGAATATACATTTCTGTAAAGAATGATCGAAATGATCTCTGTACGTCAACAATTATTAGTATTGAATTGTTATTATAATTTTCAAATTTTTTTATATATCTCATTATCTAAACTATTCTATATTTATTTCTTTTCCAATATTTTTTTCCATAACTAACAAATATTTCCTCACCAGCCGAAATATCTCTCTTAGCAACCAAAACAACATTATCTTCATCATCCATTGAAATAAACGAATTATTCTTAAATCCACTATTTATTCCTTCTGAATCATTGGCATATTTAGCAAAACAATCTGATAATTTACAATCTAATATTTCACCAGATGGTAAATTCATGAAATAATCATCATCACCTCTATCAGCTCTGATATCTGCTTCATAATCTGATAAAATATCTCCTATGAATTTGGATATTATCTCATTTTTTTCTATATCAATTGATGTAAACAATCCTTTTCCGGCATTTGGAATTTGAGAATCTTCTACATATAAATATTCTGACTCATCTAAATCTATAGAATCAAAGTCAAAATCAAAGTTTTCAAAAGTCTTTAAATATCTCATGACATATATATTAATTTTTTAAAATAAAAAACCCACCTATTGGTGGGTTTAAATTAATTAATATTTAATAATTATTAAATTGGAAGTTCATCTTCTTCTGACTCTTCTCCTTCTTCATCTACCTCTTCAAATTCTCCTTGTGCCTGACCTTGACCTTGTGCCTGACCTTGACCTTGTGCCTGACCTTGAGCCTGACCTTGTGCCTGACCTTGAGACTGACCTTGTGCCTGACCTTGACCTTGAGCCTGACCTTGAGCCTGACCTTGTGCCTGATCTTGACCTTGTGCCTGACCTTGAGCCTGACCTTGTGTCTGTACTTGTACTTGAGATTGTCCTTGTCCCTCTGGTTGACCTTGTGGTTGAGTTTGCATCTGAGCTTGACCTTGCATTTGACCTTGTCCCTGTGATTGTATCTGAGCATCTCCAGTTAGTGCTCCAGCGGGTAACTGATCTACATTCAAGTAATTCTGTGCTATGAATTTAACAATTTCTTCTGCGATGACAACATCACCGAATAGTTGTTTAAGATTTTTTCCAGTTGTGTCTTTTACTTTTTTAACATAAGCATTGATAAGAGATTGTGGAATATCAATCATGGTATTCACTCTATAGATATCATTTACTGTCATTACAGCTTCTTTGATAATCTCATCTCTTCTTTTCTTTGTTTGATAGTTTTCAAATTTTCTAATATGTTTCATCCTTTAAGATATTTTTTATATTCTATATATTAGTATAAAAAACTCGTTTTTTACCTAATTCCCAAATAAATCGTAAGAGCTAAAAGAGCAGCACCTATAGTGGTACTTGTTGATATTCCAATAATTTTTTTAGTTTTTTCTTTTTTTAAGTCATTTTTTAGATTCTCTATTATTATCTGATCATTTTGTATCTGTTCATCAGATAATTCATTCACTTCTTTATATTTAGATACTTGATTTTTTAGGTCCTCAATAATTATACCTTTATCATTTGATAGTGATTTTAGTTCATTAATTGTTTTTTCTAATACAATAATTTTAGAATTCTGATCATTTACTATGGTTATATAATATTCTTCTATACTTTTAGATTCAATTGTTAATTGTTTGAATAGTTTTAAAAGTTCAAGATCTGAGTCTATATTTTGTAATTGTTTTATCGTCAATATAACACCGATAGTTTTATCATTTTTTGTAACATATTGTGGGAAATCACCATTTGGTATTTCATATTCACAATCATTTGAATATGTTTCAATAGATGAAGAATCCTCATCTGAGATCTCGTAGATAGTTGTATCTGATCTTATGATAGATTCTTCATTTTGTGAAAAAGTCACATTTATTGAGAATAATAATATTATTATTGAAGTAAGTATTTTTTTCATTTTAGTTAATTTACTTTTTCTTTGATAGATTCAATTAAATGATTCCCTTCTTTTTTTATAGGATTTTTTTCCATCTCTTCTATTTTTTTCAAAGTTTCTGATCTTTTTATTTTTTCCTTTTTTAGTTCAGAATTGTTTTGTAATAGCTTCCTATCATATTCTTTTAAACTTATTTCAAGTTTTTTTATTTTATCATCTTTTTCTTGAATATCTTTTGTGACTTTTTCAATATTAGTATCTAATTTTTTTATTTCCTTTAATAGTTTTCCCTTTTCTATTTCTATTTCTTTATTGTCCTTTTCTATTTTATCTATTAGTTTTTTGCTACTGGTATCTGAATTTAACCATCCTAAACCAAGAATTAAAGACATTATTAAAAGTAGGATAATTGAAAATGTTTTGATATCAATTTTATCTAATAGTTTTTTAAATATTTCCATTTTTATAATATATTTTTTTATATTTGTATATATATGAGAAATGAGCCTCTATTAAAAAAAATATAAAAAATGATTAAAAGAATAGTATCATATGATTTTGATGGAACACTCTGTCATACGCCTGGTCCAGAAATTGGAAAAAAGGTTTGGGAAGAAAAAACTGGAACCGTTTTTCCTTATACAGGATGGTGGTCGAAAAAGGAAACTTTGGATTTGGATATTTTTGATATTCCTGTTGATAGAGATGTTTATATAAAATATCTAGAGGACATGGTAAGAAAAGAAGAAGATGCTGATACTATGGTTATACTAGCAACTGGAAGAGTTGAAAAACTTAGAAAAGAAGTTGAAAAGGTTTTGAATCATCATAATCTCTCTTTTGATCTTGTTGCTTTGAATACAGGAGGTGATACCTACCATTTTAAAACCAGATTATTTGAAAAGTTGATAAATAAGTTCAATCCTGATGAATTTGTCATGTATGACGATCGCCAAGAGCATTTGGTTATGTTTGAAGATTGGGCTAAAAAGCAACCTTGTAGAGTAGAGATAATTGATGTTACAACATCAAATTTCAAAAATATTTAACTAAACTTTTTTAAAAAATTCAATATAATCACGTATGAGCACAAAAACTAAAAAAAGGACAAAATCAATATCTAAAGAAATATTGTCAATGCCATATAAACTCATTTTACACAATGATGAGTACAATTCTTTCAATTGGGTTATAGATTGTCTTATAAAAATATGTGGACATGAGTTACATCAAGCTGAACAATGTGCAAATATTGTACATTTTAATGGAAAGTGTGATGTTAAATGGGGAGAATTAGAGAAATTATCTATTATGAAAGAAAAGTTGCAAAATTCCGGTCTTTCTGTTACACTTGAACAAAATTAATTTAAAAAAATGAGCGAAAAAGATTTACAAAATATAGAAGAAATAAAAGGTTTTCTAGATGAAAATAATATTGATTATAAAAGAGAGAATTTAAATTTCTCTTTGTGGCATGATAATCCTGGTGGAAGACGTAGTTATCAAATAGAATATGTTCCTTCTGAGAAATTTCCGATTGCTTATTCGAAATATAATATTGAAGGAGTTGATAAAAATTATTTTTATAACCTAAGTGTTGAATCTGAGAAGAATAACTCATTTAAACTTTGGATAAAAGATTTTGAGTGGAATGATGAGAATAAGAAAGAAGTTTTAAAATCATATATCTTACACGCTGCTGAGAAAACTCCTAATCAGTTTTATGCGAGAGAGTGTGAAGTACGAATAGTGGATTCTAAAGTGGCAAGAGAGTTTGAATCTATAAATTGTTTTTATGGGAAAAGAGGAGCTAGTTTAAATCTTGGATTGTTCACAAGAAAAGAAAAGAACGGAATTCCTGCTGGAACTTTGGTTATGTTATATACTTTTGGTAAGAATTTCTTTGGAAAGAATAATGATTATATCGAGATCATAAGAGTTGGTACACTAAGGTTTTCTCATGTATCAGGAGGTTCTTCAAAATTATTGAAACATTTCTTAAATAATCACAAAACAATAAAAATTGGAGACAATGTTGTAAATGTAAAATATATTAAGTTTTATTCTGATTATGATCACAATATTGGAAATAGTATGGATAGTTTGGGATTTAAATTTGAAGGATATTCAAAGGGTGGATTCATGAATCTTTGGTTGGAAACTGGTAAGGTTAAAAATAGAGAACCTATGAGACATAAATGGGTGATGGAACAGATGAGTCTTGGAAATGTTTTGGCTATTCCAAATGCGGGTGTTAAGAATTATATTCTAACAGTTGAGTGACGAATTAGAAAAAATAGATAAAACAAAATTTATTTCTTATATTTGTTGTTATAAGTAGTTATATAAAAAAATAAAAATATGGTAGAAGAATTAACATTTATAGTATTTATAGTATTAATGGGATTGATATTTTTAGTCCTTTATTTTATGTCATTGCCAGGATTGCCACCTGTTTACGGAAAACAAAGTGATGAAACAATGAGATTACATAGGATGTCTCATAAAATTGGGTGGTATGGGTTTATGGTATATCTTATTGTTTTTGTAGGTGGTTATTTTTTATATAATTACTTATAACGTCCGATGATAAACAATCGTTTTAATGTTGTTTATCATTTGTTAACCGTTTTTTTTATTAATATATAGAATATAAAAAAATTGTAATTATGAAATACTTAAAAACATACGAAGAACTTAGTCCAGAGTATCTAGTTGGAAAAGCAGGTAATAGAAATACTCCACAAGAACAAAGGATTGGTACAGCAGCTGATAATATGATAAACCAAAGAAACCAAGAAGAAAACTATAAAAAAAAGAAAGCTGAAGAAGAAGAAAGGTTGGACCCGTTGTTGAAAGATCCTATTTATAAACAAAATAAAGAATTATCTCAGAAAAGATATAGTTTAGCAAAAGAATTTAGTGATGAAAAGTTGAATTTTTATTTTACTTCAGAGGAAATCGAAGGTTGTTTTCTTAATAGAGTTGAATTTATCATAGGTGAACTTGCAAATAATAAATATAATTTATGGGATTGGTACGACCTCGAACTTGGATTTGATGAAAAACATCAGCCATTTATTGGTAGATTTAATACAGCTGATGAAATAGATAGCCCCTCATTCCAAGGCGTTTGGAGTAAAAATTATAATATCCATATTGGATCCATCGCCACCAGTTTCAACAACTTTGAAAAAGAAGAGGCACCATTTGAAATTATGATTAATAAAGAGGGTATAATAATACTAAAAAAATCAATTGAAAATGACTTCAAAGCAACATACTATGAAAGTTGGCAAGGTTATAACGATGGTGAATCTAAGAAGTTTGAAGGAGTTAAATTAGTTGGTATGGATTTAGTTTCAAAAAACAAAATAGCTAACTTTATTAAACAATATATTCCAGAAGCTACTTGTGGTAATGGTAGCCTAAAAGTAAATGGTATTGAAATGCCGGTTTTAGAAAAAGATTTTACACAAGAAAATTGTAAACCTTTACAATTGAAAAGTGATATTTGATTTAAAAGAATTTAACATTTAATGTTAGTAAGAAATTTCCAGGACTTCAAGATAGAAGAGAAAAAGAAAGTGAAATGTTTTTAGCATCATTATGAAGTACTTAAAGACATATAAACTATTTGAATTTAATCTAAATTCAAAAGTCGCTCCTTATGGTGTTATTAAGTTTAATGATAAAAAAATCTTAGTTGGTGATATGCACCAAGAACCATTAGAGTTATCTGAAGATTTGATTAGTGATATTCTTGAGGTAGCTAACAAATATGGTTATTATGGTGAAGGAATTGGATTGGAATATAATGAAGCAATAACTAAATCATCATTTTATGATAAATTAGATCCTGATAAATATATGGGTTCTTGGGATAAAAAGTTAATTGAAAGTGGTGAAATACCAAAAGATAAAGAATATGTATTTCTTTATTCATTATTTTCAAACCCAAAAGAAAACAAAAGATTAGAAAATCTTATAGAATACACTGAAGAAGGTGATACAATTTTTGATGTTCTATTAAAAACAATTCCAGATTGGTCTGCTGAGATGGGTATTTTTAATTTAGGTGAAGTTGAATTAAATAAGTTTCTTAGTGAAATCGGCGAAGATGATATTGACTTTGTTGAAATGTCAAAACAGGAATCTAATGAAGAAACATTGTCTAAATTCCTTGATATTGGTGAAGATTTACAATGGCCTGAAAATTGGAAAGAATATCCTAATATGGCTGGTAAATTTGCAAGAATTGCGACCACTATGAGAGATTTATTTTTGATTAATAGTACATCAGGTGTTTATTTTGTTGGTGCTGGACATTTATCTGATATTGTTACAATGTCTGAAGATGGAGAATTAAATTTGGAATTAATTGGTGGTGAAGATTTGGCCATCTAATCCCCACCCTTTTCTAGCTTCTGAAAGTCTTCGGTTATTAGAAACATTTCTCCTTCTTATTTCTAATAGTTGTTTATAATCAACTCCTTCATCATATGACATTTTATCTAATATCTCACCTATCTTATTTTTAATATTTGTATCTTCAATATTATCAAAATATTCCTCAACAACTCCTTTGAAATCATTTTTCTTGAATATCTGTGTTAAATTAACAATAGTCATTACCATATCATCAGTTTTTGTACCATCTGCCTTATACGTAACATTGCCCTGACTTGTTGTGTGTTTTATGAAAGTTGTCATCTCATCTATATTTCCTGAATCTGATACCCATATTCCCCTATCAGATAATATTTCTTGATAGTCCTTAACCATAATTAATTTATTCTCTCCAACTTTTAGTCCTATCTTTTCTTCTATTGCGTCTGATCTATGTTTAAATCTTACAAAAACAGATGAACCATAGTTATTATTTCCTTCAAAAACATTTGGAATGTGTGCCAACAATTCATATCCATACGTATTCACTTCTAATACAACCTTAACCTTATCAGAATTGAAATGTTCGAAACATATAACATAAAGTAGTTCTGATAATTCTTGTACAGATATTATATTACTTCTGAAAATTCCAATTTGTTTTAGTTGAAGAAAATCATTTATATTTTTATACCTACTACTTTGTCTTTGAATCAATTCAATTGGTTTGTGATCTATCTTGAAAATATTGATTACTGAAAAATCCTGACCCAATCCTTCGGATATATCCACAGACATCACAACATCAATATCCTTTCTTAGTTGCTCATTATATATTTCATTATCTGGATGCCATTTCAAATCTTTATATGAGAATCTTAACTTATCACTTAACTCATCAATTTCCTTCCATACAAAGGTTTTCTTATTGTCATCCAGATCTTTTATCAATCCTTCGTCTAATAGAGATCGAGCTGCGTTTATAAACCTAAGATCAAATTCAGTATTAAATGCTTCTTCACCACCAATATCAATTATTGTTTGTTTTTTCCAGGTTGTTATTTCAGCAATTTCTATTATCTTAATTCCATTGATTACTTGTTTTGCAACATCCTCTTCTTGACACTCATCTGAATTGTAAACATGTACAATCCATTTATTCATCTCACTGTCAAATGTTAGTTCTGATTTGTTATTAGGGAAAGACTCTTTTATGTGATCTAAAATGTCATCAGGTTCAATTTTAAAATGATCCATTTTAGATTTATTCATTCTGATATAAGTTACAAATCTTTTTGGAACTTGCCACCAATAAACTCTTTTTGCGGCATATGATGATTTTTCACCTTCTGGTTTTTCCGCATCTATTAAAAGCTTATGAAATAAGTTATGTCCATTTGGAGTTGATGTTATTATTATCTTAGAGTTTTCAATGTTTGATATAGTCGGGAAAACAGATTTGTAAAACTTCTCAGCAATATTATCAGGTAGATAAGCAAACTCATCTAAATATAAAAAGTCTGCCGATTGACCAATAGAAGCTGTTTTTGTAGTAGCAAATCCTTTTACACGACTTTTATTTTCAAATGACATGAATTTCTCATTCCATTTTCTTATTCCTTGTTGTAAAAAGAAAGGCAATCTTTGATATATTTCCTTAATCTTATCCAAGATTTCAGTTGCAGTATCTAATTTATTAGCAGTAACTAGAACGTTCTTATTATTATTAAAAAGTACAAAATGCAATATGGTTATTGCAGATGTTATTGTATTATGTGATAGAATTCCATTTGAATAAAATCTATGGTTAGGATGGTCAACGGTTATATCAAACATTGATGATTTAAAATGGCTTTTAGATATTGATAAAACTTCTTCTGGACCATCCTCAGTTATTATTTTCTGACCTGGTAATATATTTTTGACCATTATCTCTTTATAATCTTGCAAAAAAACAATGTGATTATCCGCGCAAATAAGTTTTCTATTTTTTGTTTTTATCTCATAATTTCTATATGGCTGTGTTAAATGTATATGACTAACTTCTTCAAATCCAGTATCAGAAAGAGTTCTATATCCAGATATTTTAAATGAGTTTAATATCTTTTTTGATAAATCATCTTCATTTAGATCCATTTTTCTATATTCAAATGATTCTATCAATTGAATTATGAATTTTATTAAAATTATTATTATTTTCATGAATTTAATTCTTTTCAAGTAGGAATAGTATATCATATAACTTTATTTTAACTTTTTCCAAAAATGTAAATTTCCTATTTTTTGATAAAATATAGTAATACAGACTTCCTATTCTAGTAAAATATCTTTGATTATTATTTTCTATGTAAATAATTGTATTGAAATGTGCGCATTTTCCGGTCTGACGGCTCGACATTAGTATATTAAATCTGTTTTTAAAAAAGTTATCAAGTATTTCTTCTTGATAGTCTCTGAGTTTTATTTTAACAGGTTCTCCTTTCTCTCCTTTTATCCAACAATAATTTTCCGCAAAATAATGTAAGTCTGTTTTACATTTTATATACTCATCTATTTCATTTTGTGACATTCTGAACGATAGTCCAGATTTACGAAGACCTACAACCTTTTCATGGAATGGATTTTCAATATTTTTCAATATTTCTCCCATATTAAGAAGATCTATCTTTTCTTCTACTAATTTACTTGTCCATATTACTTGTTTTGACATTATTATTCAATACATTTTTTAGATCTTTCAAGATACTTCTTTATCAATCTATTCACAAGATGTGATTTATTCACAGAATTTTCTTCACAAAAATTCTGTAAGTCTAGTGCAACTTCTTTATCCAAAGAGAATCCCACCTTTTCTTTATTTATACCTTTTGCCCTTGACATTAATAGTATATATAAATGTATAAAAATGGAATTTTTCTTTTTAATATATACATAAAAATAAATTCACTAAATGGCAAAAGTTGATAAAGAAAAGAAAAGATTAATGGACGAATTTGATCTTATTCAAGAAGAAACATCTGATTTTGATATAAGTAAGCATCTTGCTACAATAGATGATCTTCCAGATCTTGGACAGATTGAATTATACGATTATGATGCTGATTTAAAATCCGCTTCTCAGAAAGGCAATGAAATACTTGAATCGTTAGTTGATCTTTACTTAGGGGAATTTCCTGAATTAAAGAAGAATGGATATATTAGAAATAAGATGAAAGAGGATGCACTTGTTTATGCTGAAACACTTTTTCTTCAAAAAATGACAAGAAAAAACTTTCTTTCCCAATTAAGACAAGTAGATAACGGAGATAATTCCGCTCGTATGCACGAAGTAATAAATCAAACAATTAAAGAAGTTCGAGAGAATTCAAAGTTTGCTTCTACTATGAGACATGATCTTGAGAAATTTTATAAAGAATTAAGATCTGATATAACAGATGTTGTATCAGTTAAAAAGATAGAATCTTCTTCTTCCAATGAAGAAGGTGAGATAATCGATGGATCCAAATTGAATGATCTTATCAACGAAGCTCTTATGAAAAAGAAATGAAAAAGATTGATTTAGTTGAATTCATCAATAGATCTAAGGAAAAACATAATGGATTCTATGATTATTCTGAAAGTGATTATACCAATTCTAAAACAAAAGTTAAAATAGAATGTCCAGAACATGGATATTTCTATCAGTTTCCAAAGCATCATTACTTGGGATCTGGTTGTCCTAAATGTAAGTGTGTTTGTAAGAGCAATATTGATGAGTTTATTTTAAAATCTTTGAAGGCTCATGGTAATAAGTTTTCTTATGATAAGGTCGTATATAAAAACAACAAAACAGAAGTTATCATTACTTGTTTAGAACATGGAAATTTCTCACAAAGACCGGATGTTCATATAAGAGGTGTTGGGTGCTCAAAATGTTCAAACAATAATATTCAGAAAACAACTAGTGAATTCATAAAAGAATCGAGATTGGTTCATGGTGAGAAGTATGATTATTCAAAATCTGTTTATTTTTCAAACAAAAGGAAAGTCATTATTACTTGCTCAGATCATGGGGATTTCGCTCAGAATGCTGGTTCTCACCTAAGAGGATCTGGATGTCCTGAATGTGGTAAGAAGTATGGAAGGTTAGAAAATATTTGGTTAGATTCCTTGAATATTAAAAATTTGAAAAGGCAGCATAAAATACTAAATTTAAAAGTCGATGGTTTTGATCCTGATACAAATACGGTATATGAGTTTTTAGGAGATTTTTTTCATGGAAATCCTAAGATATATGATTCAGATTCTATGAATACTTTGGTGAAAAAGAAATATGGCGATTTGTATGAAGAAACGAAGTTGAGAGAAAGGAAATTACTATCACTTGGTTTCAATTATTCTTCAATTTGGGAAAGTGATTTCAAAAATTATTAGAGTCTATTCGTTTTGAAGTTTTCAAATGTTCTTATTACATTAGAAAATTCCAAAGGAACTAATGTTTCCTCAAACTTTTTAGAATTATTGTGTGTGTAAAACTTACAATGAAGTAAATTTTCTTTTGCTTTTATTCTATCTTTTACTATTGATTTAACACTATCTTCTGTGTTTATAAGTAATCTCTCAAGTACTGAATTTATATTCTTAGCAAGTTCCATGGATGATCTTTCATCATCGTAGTAAGTAACTTTTTCATAATTTTCTATATCTTCGTCAGTTATTCTTTCGCCATCTAATGTTTTCAATCCAATAAGGTGTTGTAATAATAATTTTACTTTAATATAAGAAATATCATCTGAATTTCTACTATAAAAAGTTTCTGAAAGAAAGTAATAGTTTTTTACATATAGTCCTATTGATTCTAATTCATATTGAAGTTTTTCTATTTGATTTGTATAGAATTTCTTTTTATTTTTTGAACATATTATATAAATATGATCATTCGTATTTATGATAGAATTGAATAAAGACATATCAAGTGAGAATTTCATATCTTCAATTATTCCAGGGTTTAAGAATTCCTGCATTGAAATTGCTAAATTTGAAATATTTATATCATTCAATTTAGTTTTAATTTTCAACTTATTCATAAAATCATTTGAGAGGTAGAATGTTTCTCCGTTGAAATCGATCTTATTATTATGTTGTTTGTATATTCCAGATTTAAATGAATTGAATTGGTGTATATCAATTTTCATTATGGGAATATTAGGACTATCTTTTGAGACAATCCAAGGTTTTTGATCTTGTTTAAGAATTATGTTTATATCTATGAAATGTGCATTCATATATCTATATATTAAAAAGAAACCCACTTTTTGAGTGGGTTTCTTTTCTTTTTAAACTATTTTATTTTCTATTGCAAATTCATACAATTCCATTATATTAATATGATTTTTAAATCCATTTCTTATATCTTTAAGTGTTTTTGAGCTTTTTATTATTGATATTATTGTCATTCCAAATTCTGATTGAAATTCATATGAACATTCGTTCCAATTCTTTTTATATGTAGTTCCCCATCTCCATTCATCATCACCTCCACTCAACCAGTAAATTGCTTTTGATGGCTCGATATCATAGTAATTTATATTTTCAATTTTCATATCCCAAACTGGGTCATTCCATTTGCTTTTAAGTCTCATCATCATTGCAACAGCTTCTCCTATATCATTTGTTTGTTCAGTTATAATTTCAAAATAATAATTTCCTTCTCTATTTCCTATTTTAATAATTTCAGAATCCCATAAATTGTTTTCATTCAATACCTCTACTTTTTTTCTTCTCATTTTTAATTTGTTATTTTTTATATCATTTAGATTGCATGTTGATGCCAGAGCACCATTTACCTTTAAAAGTACCACTTTCAAAAATACCATTTATAAAATTTCCAAAAAATTGACCATCTTTAAATATTCCATATTCCCAGTCGCCTGTGAAGAATATTCCGTTGTGCCAAATAAGCGTGTTGTTTTTTATTTCAATTTTAGCTGATTCTATTTCTGAATCTACTAACCAGTAAAATCCTTTCTCTAAAAGAATTTTTGTTATCATTTTATCTGATCTTATTGATTTATCATCAATTATAAGTTCTTCAAATCTCATCTTAAATTTATTTAATTTATGTATTATATATTATTTCTATTTTTAGGAAAATTCAAGACTGGATTTTTTAGGAAAATAAAAAAACCCTACTGAAATCAGCAGGGTTTGTATTCAATTTTATATACGGAAATTTTCACTATATCTGGAATCTATAAATAATGTTAAAAGCTATAATAGTTGGGTTGTAAAATATAACCATACAAAAGAACATAATTTAGATTATAAACTTATTGAAAGAAGTTTAATAAAAAATACTGATGATTTCGGTAAAATAGTTGAAAAAATAATTGACCGTTGTATAAAGAGCAATTTAAAAGGTGATGTAGTATTTTTTGACTTTAAAAACCAGTTTAAAATACTAATAAATGGCAGTGAGATCTGCTTTTTATTATTATGACGATAGATGGAACTTTCCTTATGGTGATGATATAGGTTTCCATATCATTGAAAGTGCCACTAATAAGAAGTTAGATGATAAAATAAAAGATAAAATAATGAAAGTGGAAACATACTTAAATGATAACCATATAAGTTATGAAGATATTGATACACTATTCAATAAAATATGGATAGAAATATGATAATAAATGAATTACAAACATTAGTTATAGATAATCTTATGTTGGTTAAATATTCCGATGATGAAGAACTAATAAATTATATTAAATCACTAATGGATGACGACCAATATTCTTAGGATAAATTACGTGAAAAAATAACAGGAGATAAAGTGTCTAAAATAGAACACTTAAAAGATTTTTAGATATTATTATTTGCTTAAATTATCCAAAAATTCTTTTTCATCCGCTTTTAGAGATGAAATTCCAAATTTTGATATTTTTTCAAGAATAGAATCTGTATCTAGTTTTCGTTTTTCAGGTTTCATGAAATCCATTTTACTTAGATGTTCTTTCAACGTATCTGTAAATATAATTTCATCTGATTTTTTTGTATTATAAGCGATTAATATATTTTTGCCGTCATATGGAGTTTCATCAATCCATATTTTGGCAACACCATCTTTTTTAAGTTCCCAAAGCTTTTCGAAAGGAATTCCATACTTATCAGTAACTTTATTAATTGTTATGTGATTAAACAATCTCAAATCTATACAAAATAAATTCTTCATCTTTTTTTTATTTATACAAATATATAAAAATATATTTAATATATATAGAAAAAAATATTTTTTACATGAAAAGAATTTTAACTCATTCACAATATTTAGAGAATCTAAATAGTCGTAATTATAACAAATATACAAAAATAAATGAGGCATTTGCTAATGATGTAAACTGGGGAGATTCTTGGGTTGGCATTCTTATTAGTTCAATAGGCAGAAAAATAAAAACAAAACGCAATCTAAAGAAAATGGATGGTGTTATTGATGCTACAAAAAAATATTTTGATAGTTTAGTTGATCAATGTAAAATAAATGTCTCTGAGCAATTATCCACTTGGGTAATGACAAGTGATTTGATGGGTAAGTTAAAGGAAGGTATAGACAACGAGGAAGATGTTGAAAGTCTAATAAGAATATGTGAAACAATAATCGAAGTAATTGAAAATACGAGTCCAAGGTTTGAAGATGAAGATTTTATGATTGATAAAATCGAAGAATTCATAATATATTTAGAATCCTTAATCTCTAAGGAGGGAGAAGGCAAAGAAGAGGGTGAAGGAGAGGGTGAAGGAGAAGGTGAAGGAGATTCTACTGACCCAAATAAAGTATTTTATAAAACATCAAAAGATTTTTTACAATCAATAGTTGATTTACATAATATGATAAAATCTAATGTTGTTAGATTCGGTGGTGGAAAAGAACCATTTGAAAATAAAGTAATTTCTGCTAAATCCAAGTTAAAAGTTGGTAGCGAGTATATGTATATAAATGTTGAAGGAGAAAAGAGAAGATGTTTATTGGTAAGTAAGGAAACAGAGATTAAAAAAGCAGAAGATAAAAAGTGGCTCACTGAAGATGATATAAAGGGGGATAAATTGCCTAATGATCGAGTTTGGGTTATATTAATACAAAAAGGTCAAAAGTATGATGGTAGAGAGAGTTACAATAAAGTTGGCACTGGAAACTCAGTAGAAACATTAAAGATTTATAATCTGGATGGAACATCACCAGATTCTAAAGTAGAAAAACCTGGTGAAGATGTATCAACATCTTTTAACAAAGATAAATATGATAATATACAAAAAAGTCTAGTGGGTAATAAGAATCCAGTTACGTTTTCTAAAATTCTTGTAAATTCAATGAAGATGGAACAAGAGGCTATTAAAATTGCTCAGAAAAAAGGTGATAATAAAAATGTTGAGATTTATAAGAAAAAATTAAACGATAATTTAAAGAAACTAATCAATATACAAGCTAATAGCTATGGAATTTCTAAAGAAAAGAAAGATAAAAGTGGTAAAGCAATAGGATATAAAAATATTGAAGATTTGAAAAAAGAAATATCTACAATATCAAAACAAAAATGGAGTGTTGATTTGCCACTTGGTAAATCAACTGGATCTGAATCTGGAAACAGAGAAATTAGTGGTAATGTAAAAATAGATAAGGCATCATATTCTTTTTTATACGAAGAAGCTGAGGCTAATTTACAAAAAGATGAAGTGCATTCAAAAAATGCTTGGAAAAAAGTTATAAATGCTTATGAAAAATCGGGAATTAAAAATTTTATACCTCAAATAGAAGAGTTATTAAAAACTTCTTCTAAAGATGGTAAAGAAAAGCTTTTACAATCTAAAAAAGATATTAAAACAATTTGTAAACAAGTAGTTTTAAACAAATCAACAACTGGAAAACCAATATCATTTGAAGAATTGATAAAAGAAGCTGTTAATGTGAATGATGTTGCAAAATCAGTATCATTATTTGGAAGAATACTATTATCATTCAAAGAAGATATGGGATTAACTGGTAGTTATGGAAGTGCTATTTCTCCTTTGAAAAAATTTGTAAATTCTTTCTTTGAATTAGAAAAATTAGTTCCAAAATTAAAAAAAGAATCAGTAGTTATAGCATCATATAATAACTTTTTGATTCTAGAGAAAACTGAAGGAGTAGAGTATTCAAAAATTGAAGAAAAGTTTAATGAGATATTTGATGAAGATATCCAAAAAATGTTCGAAATAGATGCATCAGATGGAGAAACAATAAAGAAATCTGGACGAATATCTGAGGAGTTTATAATATCAAATGAAAATCAGATATTTGAATTAGTAAGACTTTTCTTGAGAGCTTGGAGACTTCATACGCCTGGAAGAATTCCTTCTGGTAGAACAGACGGTAGAGTTGCTGGAAGAGTATTTGATCAGTATGAGTTTGTTGGATCTGGTAGTGGTGAGAGTGGCACTCCAGATAAACCAGGTGTTGGTCCTTATAGAAATATAGAAATATATCAAAAATGGGAAAATGCAATACTTGATATTTTAGGAGAAACTAAATATACTGAAACTATATTCAGTGATGATGCTAAATTTTATTTTAAAGTTGATGAAAGTGAAGAAGGAAAAGGTAAACTATCTGAAATGGGATCGAAATTAGGAGAAACTCCGAACAAAGATAATAGGAATGCAAAACCAATTGGTAAAATACTCTTAAAATTCATCACACAACTTATTGATGATCCAAAAATTTATAGACAAGGTGCTATAGGAACATTCCTAAAAGAATATTTTAACATATCAGATAATGTTTCTGGTAAAGCAATTGGTAAAGGAGGTGATGTGGAACCGGCTGCAGAAGTTGCTAAAGAGGTATCGGATAAAGTTGAAGGAGAATTTGTAATATTAGGTGAATCTAATGTTGATTCACTATTTAATAAATTAAATAGAGACTCAAAGGAGAAATTATATCTTAAAATTTCTAATAAAGATGGTAATCTATATTTATTATATCTAGGGAAAAAAGATAGTGATTACTACTTCTTTATATCAGATGGTAATAAAGTGATTGATACTAAATCATCATTAGTCAATTTAGGAACCACCCCAACTAAAGAATCCACTTCATTGAAGTTAGTTAAAATGGAACTTAGTAATACTAAACAATTAGTGAGTAGTGGAAATCTTGAATTTTCTAAATCTAAAATGAACTTATTTGATGGATCTCCAGATAATGTTGAATTTGAAAATGAAAATCGTTTTATAAAAGAATTAAAAATTCTTGTTAATAAAGAATCTAAAGAAATTTTAGATAAAGTATGGTATAATAAAGAAGAATATTATGATAGACTTAAAAAATTCGGATTAATTGATTTCAAATTCAAAAAATAAAATAATAATATCATGAAACACTTAGTAAAAATAGAAGAATTCTTTAGTTTTGGAAAAAAATTTGAATTTGACCAAACAGTAAAAGATGATTTTCAAAAATTATTGAAAAATCTAGAACAAATTGAAGTTGTAAGATTTGGAGATCATAAAAGAAGAATAATTTTATCAGAAGACTCTGAAAATAAAGAGAAGGATTCAAAAGAAACAAATTATAAATCTGAAACAAGAAAATTGGAAAAAGTGAATGACTTTTTTAAAGGAGGAAGAGAGATCATTAAAAATACAGAAAGAGAATATTCACCAAATGATACTAAATCAGGTACAAAAATTGAAGTTATAAAAAATACTGGTAATTCAAGACATTGGAGATTATTTCAAGGCGGAGATCAACATTTTGTATTAGTTAGAAACGGACAGCACCTAATAGATAAAGACGGAAATAGTAGAGTAAATCCAAAAATAGTAAAAATATTTTGGGAGTTACTTGATAAACTATCTGAATTACAATTAACAAGAAAAAAGAATAATATTTCAGAAGAAGATTATAAATCAAAAGTAGATAAATTAAGATCTGAATATTCCAATAAAGTATGATAATATGAAGACTATTAAAAAATATGAAACATTTAGTATAAAAGAAGAATTATTGAATAATGATTCTTTAATTAATAGAATATGTGAAAGTTATCCAAAACATATAAAATCTTTAGAAGAGCTATTGAATTTCATCGAAAAGGACTTTAATATACATCCAAGTATAAGTAAAGGACTATTAGAAAGAATAATTAATTCAAAAATTTGAAAATATTCATATTAATATATACAATATGAAATTTTTAAAAAATTACTCTTTATTTCTTGAACAAGATGATATATCAGATGATATAACACCAACCTCAGATAATAACATAATTGATTCTAATGATAAAGCTAATTCAGATGCTCTTCAATCAATTAAGAAAGATTTTGAAGAATTCAAATCTAAAAAATCATCAGTTGAGTCTATTTTTTCCAAACTTGATAAAACAGATTCAGAAGTTGATGATGAATTGCAGAAAAATGTATTTAATAATCAAAAAGATTCTAATAAGAGAAATAAATATCTTACTCTACTAACATCTCTTTATAAACTGAAAAGAAGAGTTGATAAAATCATATTATCAATAGAAAAGGATAAAGAAAAACAATCCGAAGTTCAAAAACAAATATCTGATCTTATCGATAGATTCAATCAACTACAAAATAGTGATCAAAAGGCAGTGGTTGACTCACAAAGGAAAAAAAGTGAAGAATATTTAAAAGAAATAAAGATGAAAATATCTCAGAATCAAAAAGAACTATCGCTTTCTGAAAAGAATTATGAGAAGAAAAAAGAAGATTTTGAGAAGACTATGCAAGTCGAAGAAGAAAAGATAAAAAACTTGGAAAAATAGAAAAAAATGAGTTTTTATCTTTTATATATAACTAAAATAAAAAATAAATTTAAAGAATATGGCAATCCAAATCGGTAAATACAGAAGACCTGGTATCTTCATAGAAGAATTTGACCAGTCAGTGATCTCAAGTCCAATAGTAGAGGGGATAACAAATACAGTTATTGGTGTTTCTAAAAAAGGACCAGTAAATACTCCAATTCGTCTAACTAATATAGGCGACTTAGAAAGAGTTTTTGGACCTCTTGATAGACAACTTGAGAGAAAAGGTTCGTTCTTTCACAGAACGATTTCAAAATTATTAGAAGCTTCACCAGTTTTCGCAATTAACTTGCTTTTAACTGATGATAATTTAGATAAGATTGAATATCAGTCACTATCATGTGCAACAACTGTTCAGAATGATATTGAAAGAGAAGGTCCTTATAGAAGGTTCTTTGATACAACTGGATTCTGGAAAAAAGATACTGATGCTTTTATTAATCTTACAAAAAATAATGTTGGATGGGAAAAAAGACTTTTAAACTTCACAAACTTATCTGATAAATATGTAACTATTTTTGCATTCAAATCACAGAGAACTGGATTTAATGTTCCTCTTATTGATTGGTATGGTGCTGTTGAAAAAGTACCACCTTATGTTCATCCAAATGATTTAGCATCAGACTATTTAGTTGATGTTATTGTTATTGCTGGTGATTACTCTGATTATAGGAATCTATCTGTTGATGCAAGATTTGCTCAATACTTCTCACCAAGTGGTCTTAGAAAAGAACAGGTTAGAAATTTCTCTAATGATAGAAATATAACAACACTGGCTTATGCAGAAGGACTTTCTTTAATTCCTTACTTCAGAGATCAAAATGGTCAGAATATTTTCATAGAAACTGTTATAAACAGAGGAACTGATCAACATGGTGTATTTTGTGCATTCAATGTTGACTTATTTGAAACAGATTATCCAAAAGGTTTAGTTGACCTTATTGGTAATAACTTTGTAGGTGATGATTTAACTGCAAATCCACCAACTTCAGGATCCACTAACTATAACGAATTGGATTCAAATGATGGATCCTCTGATGGTGAAGTTAAAATCAACTTCCTTTCATATAATGAAACAATAACAGAAAGTAATCCATTCCAAACAAGAGTTTTGGATAGACCAGGTAACGTTATGGCATTATTTGGAACAACTGGATCTTTTGTATTTAGACACACATTAAATCCAGATGATGCAGTGGTTAAAGGTGGATACTTAACAGGATACCCAAAGGAACAAAATGGTGAATTCAAAAGAACATACTGGTTCACTGAGGGATATGTAAATGATATTTATGTGGATGTTTTTACACATTCTGGTCAAACAATATCAGTAACATATGATATTCAATCCGCAAATCCTAATGGATACGCAGTGATAGGAGGACAATATGTAGAAATAACTGACACTTCTTCACCAAATGGTGGATCAAACGGTGTAATAAATCTATCATCATCTTTTTATTCATCCTCACTTACTACAACAGCATCATATGTTGCAGCATTCGTAGTTGATACAAATGGTGAGATAAAATCTTATCAGACAAACACACCTTCTACTAACCCATTAGTTGCCACATCTGATATAGTATTAGGATACGTAACATTTAGTTGTTTTGCAGGAACATTCTCTGGAGTAAATTCTAATCCAGTTTCTATTTCTTTTAATACAACTTTGAGTGCTGGTGGTGATGATGCTTACTCACCTTTGGTCAGTGGTGTGGATTTTCAATATGTTGTTAATGGATCACAATCCTTTACAGTTGTATTCCCAAATACTGCACAAACAATAACACCAAGAAACTATGATGCTTATAGAAAGTTAAAGACTTTCAATAATATGATTGACTATCTTTCATCAGATAAAGGTGTATTATTGATAGATCCAATAGATTCTCTTGGTGGACCATCTGAAAAACTAAACTTATCATTTGTACAATTAGAGAATGTTGTTAATAACAATAGTTTCAATAGATCTTTTGATCTTTCAATAGATGTTCCAGTTACAAATCCTTCAACAAATGTTGTTGTTGATGATGGTTATGTTGATAGTTACTTCGCATCAAATGTTGATGTTATAACTTTAGCAACTGCTTCTTTACCTCTTGTAATATACAAGCTTGATGATGAATTCATAATGGGTAGAGAATCTGTTGTAACTAAATCAAGACCAGCAGGTCTTACACAAGGGGTTGTTGCTCAATACTCTAAAATGTACCAATCTTATGATCAAGGTATTATAAATACTACTGATGTTATTTACCAAAAGGTTAATTACTCACCAGTTCAAGTTCAATTCATAGCAGGTGAATCAGTAACTGCTTCACTCGCTGGATATGATTATATCGTATTTGGTGTAAATCAAGAAGAGGAAGATTACTTAGGTGTTCCAAGAACAGAGATCGAAACTCAGAATAATACCTTCTTTACAGAAGTAAATTTACTTTCTGGATATAAGTTCTTACTTACTACTCCTCTTAACTCAGGAGTATTTACTTATAAATCTGATGAGGGTCTGAATACAACTATTAATACTATTATTTTACCTGCTCCGTATAATGGATATAGCAACAACTATACATCAGAACAAAGAGCTGATCTTTTGGATACATTATCTGGTCAAGTTTATGGATTCAGTGCATCTGCTACTTATTCTTACTACGCATTTGAAGTAAATGAGAATATCACCGAAGAATTTGTGAACGCTGTTAATAATATTTTCTCATACAATGATAGTTTGGATGAAAAAGTTTATCTTGATATGCACTTTGATAATGAACTCAATATGATAGTTACATTTGAAGATGAACTATTACAATCTTCAGTTCCTTTTGAAAGTTCGGTGGATACTTCTCTTAAATCACTTTGGGCAAATGAAACTATTGTAGTTAAATCTTTCGATTCTAATTATAAACAATCTGTTGAAGTTGAATATCCAGCAAACTGGACACCAGAACCAAATAAGATACTCGTTAGAGCAAGTAGATATACTGAGCTTAGTGTGGGTGATTATTTAGAAGCAGAATATGATGAATCACTACTACAAACAGATGAAATGCCTAGAAAACTAACAAGAGTTCTTAGGAAGAGACTTTGGAGTGGGGATTCTACATTAGCTGAGATTACTTGTGATACAGAGATCAAGATTTCAGATTTCGGTGATAAACAAACATTTATGTACACTCAATTGGATGATTATGTTTCTACATACAAGGCTATAAGTCTTAAAGGATTCAGAATAAGACAAGATTCTTTGCCTGATGGAACAGAATCAAAACAATCACAGATTCTAAATCTAATTGAAAAAGGAACTCCTCTCTTCAAAGCAGCAACAAACAAAGAAGCATTTGACTTCAGATATCTTGTTGACTCATTTGGATTAGGATTAGCTGAAAGAAGTAAACAACAATTAGTTGATATATGTGGCGAAAGATTGGATTGTTTCGGTATACTTAATATGCCTTCAATGAAATCATTCAAGAATTCATCTTCTCCTTCATTTGTTAACAACGAAGGTGTTCTTCAAACATCATTCATTGCAACAGGAGGTGATCCAAATTCTTCTCCAGCATTCCTTTACTCATTCGGTGATGGAAGAGGTGTTTCTTCAGTAGGTTACTTTACTCCTTACTTAACTGTAAATGATAATGGAAGACCAGTTGATGTTCCACCTTCTGCTTATGTTGCTCTCACATTTATGAGAAAACATAATTCAACACTTAGTAATATTGTTCCTTGGACAATTGCGGCTGGTGTTACAAATGGTAGAATAACTAATATTTCCGGACTAGAAGAAGATTTCAATCCAGAAGATATTGAGAACTTCAATCAAGCTCAAATGAATCCTATTGTTTTCAAGAGAAATAGAGGATATATAATTGAAACTGAAAATACTGCACAAACTCTTTATAGATCTGCACTTTCTTTTATCCACGTAAGAGAAGTACTTATTGAACTTGAAAGAGAATTATCCAGAATGTTACTTGATTTCCAATGGAAATTCAATACTCCTGAGATAAGAGCAGAAATTAAGTTAAGAGCTGATGTTATCTGTGAAAGATATGTAAACAGAAACGGTTTATATAACTACTTCAATAAGTGTGATGATGAAAATAATACTTCGGAAATCATAGATAACCAGATTGGTGTTTTAGACACGTTTGTTGAACCCATAAAAGGTATGGGCATAATTGTTAATAACATAACTATACTCAGAACCGGAGCAATACAAGCAGGTGGTTTCATACAACAATAAAATGTTAAATAATATTTAAAAATGGGGAATTTTAAAATTCCCCATTTTTTTTTAAACTTATATAGGAATATTTAATATATATGTTAATGGCTGGGTTAAGTGACAAATATATTTTTGAATTTAATAATAACAATAAATCAGGCAAGATGTGCTCTGAAAAGTATGTTTTTAAAAATTTTCCTAATGATTATGATTTAATAATTAAATACACTTCCCATCTGAACTTATCGTTTAAACAATGTGTATATCACACAATTAAAGAAATTGATCATATTGTTATTTGTAAAAATCCTAAATGTGAAAATATAGTTAATTTCAGAAACTCAACATTGGGATATTATGACTATTGTTCAAATGAATGTGTTGGCACTGATCCAGATATAATAAACAAAAAGATTCAAAAATCACTACAAAAATTTGGAACAAAAACACCTGCTGAGTCTGATGTGGTAAAAAATAAGATGATAGAGACCAATAATATTAGATATGGTGGCAATTCACCTATGTCTTCATCAGAGATAAGAAATAAATCAATAAAAACCTTGAGAGAAAATTACGGTGTTGATAATCCGAATTATAGCACTGAATTATTAAACAGGAGAATTGAATCTTTTAAAAAAAGCAATTATAAAGAGACATTTAAGAAAACAAGTTTAGAAAGATATGGTGTTGAACATCCTTGGATGAATAAAGATATACACCAAAAGAGTGTTGTTTCTTCTATTGACAAAAAAATAGAAACCGCCATACATATTGCGGAATCTCGAATTCCAAGTAATTATAAACTAATTGATGCTTATTCTAAATCCTTTGGTAGAATTATTTATGATATAAATTGTTCTAATTGTGGAAATAACTTTGAAATAAGTGCTGATAATTTGTATGATAGAACAATCAGAGGAAAAACTGAGATTTGTACACATTGCAACCCATTTGATAAAAAAAGTGGTCAGGAAATTCAGTTGTTTAATTATATTAAGAGCATCTATTCTGGAGAAATATTAATAAATGATAGAAATATAATATCACCTTATGAACTGGATATTTATTTACCAGAATTGAAATTAGGATTTGAGTTCAATGGATTATTCTGGCATTCAGAACTTAAAAGGGATATATCCTATCATTCAGATAAGACAAATCTTTGTTCACAGAAAAATATTAAGTTGATACATATATGGGAGGATGATTGGGCCTTTAAAAATGATATTATAAAGTCAATAATATCATATTCAATTGGTGTTGTTCAGAATAAGATTTATGCTCGCCAATGCCATATTAAAGAAATAGATTCTAAATCATCTAAAGATTTCTTAAATGAAAACCATATACAAGGATATGCACCATCTTCAATAAAATTAGGATTATATTATAAAAATGAATTGGTGAGTTTAATGACATTTGGTAAACTTAGAATAATTTTAAATCAGGAAAACGATGATGATTCTTATGAATTGATAAGATTTGTAAATAAATTAGGATTCAATGTTATTGGAGGAGCATCTAAGTTGTTTACATTTTTCTTGAGGAGTTTTTCACCAAAAAATATCACATCATATTCAGATAATTCGATTTTTTCCGGAGACCTGTATAAAAAATTGAATTTCTCACATTTATCTGATACCGGACTTGATTATTATTGGGTAATTGATAAAAAAAGAAAACATAGATACAATTTCAGAAAGTCAAATCTTGTTAAAATGGGATATGATAAAAATAAAACCGAAAGAGAAATAATGTATGAAGATGTTGGTGCTTTTAGAATATGGGGATGTGGCATGAAAAAATGGATTTATACCATTTAAAATTCCTCCATAAAAACCAATTCAAACTTTGCGATAAAACTCAACATTGGCAAATCATATTTCATCACATATTGAGTTGAAGGTTTTTTCAAATTTCAACTTACCACAATTCCATACTTTAGGAATATTCAATTCTGATTCCGATACACCAGTTAATGATTTTCTAAATCTTGATTTGTGTATCATATCACCATCTACCACATATTTATAATCAGGATTTATCTCACTTATTAATAAGAATCCAATAGATTCGTATAGATTTCCTTGGCTCCAATCTTTGTCTGCATAACTTATTATTCTTTTTGGATTCATACTTTTAATGAAATAATTCAGAATTTTAGAAGCTCCTCCTACAACAGAATAATCTAATTTATTGCAGAATCTTGATAGGTTCCATTCATCTTTATTCATTTTTTTACGGCCTTCATAATGATCAAATATCATAATTGATACCAATTCATCATTATAATAAAGTCCAATTTTTAAATCTGATCTAACCCATCCTTGAATATGATTTTTATCTAAAAACTCTTTTGATATTTTATTGTCTGTAATTTCTTTTACTGAACATTTTCTTGCCCATATCCTGTTGGATTTGCCTAACTGATTCAATATCTGTGATTTTACTATACTATTTCTAAAATCCCAATCGCTTTCCCATATATTGAATATTTTAATTCCTTTTTCTTTAAAGTGATCTGATTTTAATTTATGATAATCTTTTGATTTCCATTTATCAGAGTGCCAAAAAATGCCATTGAATTCAAATCCTATATTAAGATCTGGTAGATAAATATCAATTTCATACTTATCTCTATATGATTCTATTATTTCTTTATCATAGATACTTGATATGTAATTTAATAATTCTTTTTCTTTTATTGATCTATGTTCACTGATTGAGTAACAGATAGTGCAAAGTGGAATGTTATTGACAATTCTTCCTCTGAAATTATCATAGTCTATTTCAAATTTATGGTTCTTCTCACACATAAATAGTGATTTACTATCACCTAAATATTCTATATAATCTTTATGATTTGAAATTTCAAATTTTTTTCTGAATTCTTCTGTTCTGAATATCTCATTTCTTTTTTCTTGAGACTTATTTATATTTAGTGTTGATTTAACTCCCCATTTTTCTAAGCAAGTTTCTTCTTTCTTCTTTTTAATATCAGTATTCTGTGAATGGTGATCCTCTCCCCATTTTTCTAAGCAAGTTTCTTTTTGTTTTATTATAAATTCCTCTGTTTTAGAGAAGTTATCAACATTCCAGTTTCTAATTGAAGTTTCTTTATACTTTTCTTTAACTTCTTCATTTTGAAGGACATGTTCAACTCCCCACTTTTCTATATTTGTTTTCTTTCTTTTTTCTAAAATTACTTTTAACTTTTCCGGTTCTATTTTCTTTCCTTTCATATGATTCTGGACATTCAAATTCAACATAGTTTCTTTGAATTTAAGAGTACCACATTCTTTTGAACAAGCCCATTTTCCTTCTTTACAAGTTCTATTATAATCTACGAATTTTCTAATATGTTCTTTTCCACAGAAGTCACATTTAACTTGCACTTCTACACTTATAGATTTTGGCAGATCTTCTATCTTTATAAGAATTATTGGCAAATAAACATCATATCCAAGATTGGAATAATGTTTAAGTTTTTTATTTTTAAAAGTTTTAACCTCTACTTCTTTAGATAATATCATCAATATTATATATCAAAATTAAGGTTTAAAGTTATTTGCCATTGAACTCATTTGGCTCATATATGATCCAGGATTGAAATTAGGCATGGATTTATTCTGCTGATCTTCTTCTTTATTTCTCTGCTTTTCTTCTTCATCAGTAAGATCATTTATAATAGAAACGCTCTCTTCTAACATCCAAAATGGCCAATCGTTCATTGAACACTCATTTACATGATAATGCTTCTGAAGAAGTAGTTTATTTTTTAATAAAGCTCTCAAAGGCATCATGAATAACGAAAAGACCTGACGATCCGTTGGGAAATGTCATTTCAGTGCGGATCTCCACACCGCACGAATAACATTGTTTTTTTAATTCTTTTATACCAAAAGTCATTTTACTTACAGCAGCATTCAAGAATTGGAAAGATACATCATCCATTTCCTGAAATTCTTTGAGTTTTGCTTTCACACCATCATTTGTTATAGAGTTTCTACCATTTAACATAAATGGTATTATTTTAAGGAAAGCAAGATTCGCTTGTCTTTTTTCTTGATTTTCCTTAATGATATAATCAGTAAATGATTTTTGTATTCCAATATTAGGTGGAGTAAGTTCAAATTCTTTATCATTTATTGTTCTGAATATGAATGTTCCTTTTCCCTTTGAATAGAAGTTCAAAAGTTTTTCATCTATTTGATGGAAAGCAAAATTCTGTCTTTTTAATTCAATTGAATTTTCTGCACCACAAGTACAAGTAAGCGTTACAGCCAATGAATTTCCCTTTTGAAATGTAAGTTCTCTTATAAGGAATATAGTGTAAAGTCTATCTTGGTCCTTTAAATCCAAGAAAGATCCCATTTTACCATCAGAATATTTTATTCTTACACATGATTGTAACATATCATTCATCTTTTCAACAATATCATAGAAGTTATTGTCATCGACCATTGAATAAGATTGAATTTCTTTTACTTGTGCTGCTCTTACCATAAGAGCGGTTCCAGCTGGATAGAACATTCCACAAGGAAGTTCTTTTACATCAACTGATACAAATTGTAAATCTTCGACTCTTGACGAGTTTGTTTGATTATTTGTCATAGAATCAAATATATCAGTTGGAGGTTTTACTTTTTGTGATTCTATTTCTTGTATGTGTTGTTTTAGATATTCTTCTTCAGACATTTTATCATTAGACATATATTTGTAATTATTTTTTGTAATTTATATATACAAATAATATTTTGCCCCCTTTTAAAAAATATTTATTGTATTAGTATAGTTTCTCAAATTTTATTTTTCCACAATCCCATATTTTAGGAATGTTTAAATTCTTTTCGGATATTCCAGTTCTTGATTTTCTAAAAGATGATTTATGGATTCTAACTTTTTTAGAAATATATTTATAATCTGGTTTAGTTTCATATATCTTAGTGAAATTCAATTTTTCATATAATTCTCCTACTGACCAGTCTTTATCAGCATAAGATATTATTCTATTTGGTGAATTCACTTCGATGAAATAATTCAAGAGTTTAGAAGCACCTCCAATGATAGAATATTCTAACTTATTACAGAATCTCGAAAGATTCCATTCTTTTGATGACATGGTTTTTCTTCCTTCAAATCTATCAAAACACATTATTGATACTAATTCATTTTTATAATAAAGTCCGTAGGACAATTTTATACTTGAATATGATCCTTGGATATGATTTTCTTCTAAAAAACTTTGTGTTTCTTTAAAATTAACACTCTTTATTTCACATTTTCTTCCACCTATTTTAGTTGATAGATTAAGTAAATTTCTTATCTGACTTTTAATTATATCTTTCTTTAAATCCCAGTCATCCTCCCATATGTGTATTATTCTTATTCCCTTATTCATAAAGAAATTTGTTTTTTCTATGTGATACTTTTTGTCCTTAAAAATATCAGAATGATAATAAAGTCCGTTGAATTCAAATCCAATTTTATAATCTGGAATATAAATATCAATTTCTAAAACATCTCTCCATTGTTTTATACATTCAACGCCGAGAGATTTAATAAATTCCAATAACTCTTTTTCTTTTAGTGATGATGATTCTCCGATAGGATTACAAACAGTGCAAATATTTTCAAATTCTTCCTTTCTTGATGAATAGTTATTTTTATGTATAGAGAATGTGTGTCCTAATTCACACTTAAATATAGAAAATCTATCACCTGCGTATTCGATATAATTTAGATCCTGTGATAATTTATAATGCAATTTTCTAAATATCTCACTTTTTGTATTTGAATCAGATCCCCAATTTTTCTGGAGTGTTTCACCTATTTTTTCTGATATTTTTTCAGAAGCAAATCCAGTGCCTCCCCATTTTTCTAAATTTGTCAATTTTATCTTTTCTTTTATTGATTCTAATTTAGCAGGAGTTTCTGTGCCCCATTTTTCTAAGTTCGATTCAATTATTTTTTCTGATATTTTTTCTGATGCAAATCCAATACCTCCCCATTTTTCTAAACTTGTTAACCTTGCTTTTTCTTTTACTATTTCATTTTGCATTGGATTCTGGACTCCAAATTTCTCTAAATTGGTTTTCTTTGATTTTTCTTTAAAATGGTCAGTTTGTGTGTAATTCTGGACTCCCCATTTTTCCAAATTTTTTGATTTTATTTTTTCTTTTATTTCTTCCGATTGAAAAATATTACGAATACCTGATTCTTCGAAAAGAATCTCAGATTTTTTTTGATAAGAACATTTTTGAGAACAAGCATATTTTTCCCCAGTTTTTAAACTCTTATTATAATTACTATAAGATAATTTTTTGACATTTCCACAGAAATCACATTTTACTTCTATGATAACATTAGAACTATTTGATAAATTTTTGATTGGAACTGATAAATCACTATCAATAACTGGATCATATCCAAGTTTTTTGTAAAAACTATAGTTTTTCTTAGTAATAGGAATATCTACTTCTTCTGTTATTAGCATCTAATTTATATACTTTTCTCTTTTCTATTTAGATCATTCAATATAGTTTCAATATTTTTATAATCATGAAATGGTATCCTGATCAATTTAATATTTTTTAAAATACAATATTCATTTTTAATTTTATCATTTTCTTTCATATACTCTAAGTTTCCTTCACCAAAATATTCATTTTCCACAAAGTGATGCTCTCCATCATACTCAATACACATATTCAATTCCGGTAAATAAAAATCAAATCTTAATCTCTTAACTCTTTTACAATCTTCAAATTCATAATTTCTTTTGAATTGAATATTTATATTTTCTAAAAAGGATTTTACTCTATCTTCTCCTCTCGATGTAGAATTACACTCTGAACAACCATGTCCATATTCATGAAAATAAAGATATTGAGTAAAGACACCGTGATTTGGACAAACTATATTAATAAATCCCTTTGTAACCGATAAATTTTTATACTCGTATTTGTTATTATGAATATTTTTGAGATTCTCTAATCTTTCTGGACTTAGTTCTGTTAGTTTATGTTTATCCCTGGCACAAGTGTCACATCCTTGTTTCATATGTATGTGATTACTAACTCTTATCGTTATTTCACCGTGATTTGGACATATTATAATTATTTTACTTCTTACATTTTTGAATTCAGTTTTTGAATAATCAAATTTATTTCCGTGTATTTCAATAGATTTATCAATGAATTCTTGTTTTGTTAATTTTTTCATCTTTAATATATATTAAATTGTATGTCTTTTGGAAAAAAGTCAGTTTTTCATATCAATATATAATAGAGACTTAAATAGATATGATATATAAATCATAACTAAATAGTTAAATAAAAAATAATTTAGATAAATGCCATTACCACATTTTACTCAACTCCAAATGACGGGTTCGCCTGGCGGACCTGGTACACAACCACAAGAGGTAGTTTATAAGAATCTGTTTGAGATTACTTTTATATTACCTACAATATTACAAGCACAAGGTAGAGATGCTGTTCTTTTACTTCAACAGGCTTCAAGTATAGATTTAGGTCTGACAAATAAGACACTTGGTACTACTATGCAGAAGTTTAAATATACTGATAGAGCATTTGTTAAGGCAGGACCTGATTCAACTACTACTGAACCGAGTATAAAGTTCAATGTGAATGTTAATAACCAAGGTTCAATGGAAGTTTGGAATACGTTAAGAGCTTGGTATGATCTGGCTTGGAACTCTCAGAACGGATATTTACATTATAAGGCAGATCTTATAGGAACTATTATAGTAAATCAACATGATAAAAAAGGTCTCGTTTTAAGAAGAGTTACTTTCCAGAACTGTCAATTACTCGATCTATCAGGATTTGGATCACTAGAATGGATTGGAGGTGGCGATCTTGATAATGTTACTGGAAAGTGGATTTCTGACTACTTCATTGACGAGTACATTGATAATAACTTTACAGTATCTCCACCATTTGTTGCTGGATACTAAAATTTCAAAAAGTCATTTTTTGAATATTGATATTCAATTGGTGAAAAAATAATTCTTTTTAAAAAACAAAAAATCCGATAATTATCGGATTTTTTTATATATAGTAGTATGAAGTATATAAAATTATTTGAAAAATTTATTGAAGAACCAAAATTTTATCGTTTCAATCAGTTTGATTTATTAGGAGATAATCAATTAATGCAATTCACACCAAAACTTAGAAAAATGGTGGGTCCTGAAAATGTAAATAGAGTTTTAGTTAAAAATGGATTTCCAGATAAACATAGATGTGTTCATTTTATGGATTCTTTGGCCTTTAATCCAGATTATAAAGGTCTATACGGAGATTTCATATATGAGATTCAGATTGACGATCAATCTAAATTAGGTTGGTCTTTTTTCTGTTTTATCAACGATTGGTTTTATAAAGGGCATTCTATTTATAGTGAGAGAAATAATCCGGATATTCAAGATTTATTGAATTCAGAATATAAAGATTTGAATTATCCATATGATGATGATCAAGGAGATTTAGATAAAATGGCTGAGTATTGTATAGAATATGAAGTTATTGGAACTGGAACAATTGAAGACTTGAAAAAAAGTAAGTTTTTTGGAAAACAAAAACTATTTGTTTGGACAGATAGTGATGTTATTATTAAAAAGTATGAAGCTCCAAAAAAGGAACCAAAGCCTTATAAAAATGAACCTCTTTTAGTGAAAGATGATTTTAAAAGATTGGGGATACCATCAGAAAACATAGTACAATTTTATCAGTCTGATTTTAATAAAAAAATTAAACGACTTCAGGATAGATTTGTCGAAAATCCAAATAAATTTGATATGTTTAAAGAAGAAGCTCTAAGATTGTTAAGTGAATGGAAAAAAACACAGAATTTTAGATTTTGATCAATTAATATATAGAAGTATGGAAATAATAAAATTTAGCCATTTTAATGAGGCTTATCAGATTAAACACTTTGATTTAGTTATTGGAGAAGATGGTGAAGTAAAATTTAAACGCGATTTGCCTATAAAAGGAAATTTAGATACATTTGGTGTTAATAGAATTTTGGGATCTGATAATAAAGAATATATTGCGGCCATTGATAGATCTGGCAAGTTATTCACTTTCTTAGATAAAGATGAAAGGGGTAATATATTACTAAATGGTAAAAAATTACCAGTTATAAATGCAAATACCAATAGAAAATTTTGGAACACAGAAGAAAATTATACAAAATTACTTCCACTATTACCAACGGGATGGGTTAATGTTAAAATAGACATGGAAGTAATTAAAAAAATAAGAAGATATTCATCAGGTGTTACAAAAAAAACTGGGATAGAAGGGTTTAAGGATAGATTAGAAGTTTTGGGAAGGAGTGATATTCAACTTAGAAAAAGATCCAGTGAGACAATAAGAAAAGAAATGTCAGCTATAATGATGCTACATTATCTTAATGAACTAAAGGTGCATTTTGATCCAGCATCTTCTGGATTTTTATTTGAATCTTATATTGCTGGATTAATTTCTAGATCTACAGTAAAGGAAGATAATTCTCCGATTGATATTATTGATTCACAAAATAATAGATATCAGGTTAAATTACTTAATTTTGATTCAAAGTCTAGTATAGTTATGGATAATGATAAATATTTAGAATATTATATAGTTGGACTTAAATTCGCAGATAGAATTAAAGTATTCGTGCTAAATGGAACTGATGAAGAATCAGAAAACTATGTTAATAATTTTAGAGTAAAACCAAGTAAAAATAAAGAAGGTGAATCAATATGGACGAATGATTTTAGTCCTTCTAAATTTAGAGAATATTCAAATAAAACAAATTATTTTGTATATGATTTGCCAATTATTGAAATAGATGAAAGAATTGATAAGATAGCAAATGGGTTAAAAAATACTCTAGATGTGTTATATGATAATCTAAGCAAATTTCAATTTAATTTAGAAACCATATTAACCGGTGTAAATGAAAGTGGAAAATTAATAAGTGAATTAGAATTTGATAAAATACAAACAGATTCTTTATCAAACTTACTGGAAATGCAAAAAGAGTTAAGTACATTAATAGGTATAGTTAGAAATAAATAAATTAAATATGAAACATTTAAAATTATTTGAAGATTTTGAACAACCTAAAGGAACAGGTAAAGAATCTTTTTGGGAAGCTGAAATTGATGATGAGACTATTAGACTTACTTTAGACGATATTTTAGATTATTTAGACAATGGCAGAGAAATGGATCCTAATGAAATTAAACATCTTTTAATTGATGTTAAAAGAGATCCTAATAGAGTACAATCTGCTGATTTAAAATATCCGGTTATTCTTTTATCGAGTAAAGGAGAAATCAAATCTATTTTAGATGGTCAACATAGAATTGTAAAGGCTTTAGAAAATAATGAGATGATTAAAGTTAGGATATTGGATTTAGATTTAGCTCCTGAAAATTTTAAAAGAGTATTTAATATATAATTTATGAAAACAGACAATTTTAAATTATATCTTGAGTCTAGAATAACAGCAGATGATCTATTAGATAGATTAGAAAGTAAAATAAATGAGAATATCATTACTGATTTTAAATCTTTCTTAGATAAAGGAAAAAATATAACTGAAAGTGTATTTCAAAAAATATCAGATTGGATTCTAAAACAACTTGAAGTTGAATCCTATGTCTTTGAAAAGATTATTGAGAATTTGAAAAGATATAGTAAAAAAATCTTTGAACTTATATTAGCAGTATTAAAAAGAGTAAAAGATTTTAAAGAAAAATATCCTAAATTATTTAAAGCAGTTATTATTGTATTTACTATACTACTGATTATTTTAATAACTGCGGTGGTTGCTTATTCACAGACAACAGGTCAACCTGTTAGTTTAGAAGAATTTGGAATTGATTCTGGAATGTTAGATGCGATGATAGGATTTTCCGATGATTTGGATCTTGATGTTAAAACACAAGCAGCTTTAATTGACTTGAAAGATGGATCAATAGATTTAGATTGGAATAATAAAGAATTATCAAGTAAGTATATTGAACAAATAAGGAAAACTATGATTGAAGTGAAACATGAAGATTGGTTTTGGCAAAAATTTAGTTATTGGAAAGAAATTGGTGAGAAATATGTAGATGTGATACATAAAAAGGTAACAATGAGTGGACCGAATTCAAGTTTTCAACAAGATACTTATAGTTTTTATACAAAAAAATAAAATATACTAAATAATGAAACATTTAAAACTTTATGAGGATTTTATAAGTAAATTATTTTCTATATCAAAGATGTGATGAAACTTTATTATTACGCTGGTGGGGAAATAAATAAACCATTTAAAGTTATTGATAGTGCAAATCCAAAATTTTGATTTTGAAAAATTACAAAAACCCATTTTTTGAGTATAATATATATAAATAAAGTAACCTAAAAGGTAAAAAAAAAAATAAAATATGAACTATCAATTACAAATTAACGAGTCATTTTATACATACAACCGTAAAATGGACAAAGTTTATCAAGAACTTAATTCTCTAAAGGAATCATACTCAAGTAAAGAATATTCTTTACTATTAGAAGGATTTTGGGATAAAGTAAAATCACTTGCCAGTTCAACTGGACAGGCTGTAGGTAATACCAAAAATGCTGTTTCTGGAGCTGTTTCATCAATTCAAAAATTGGGTTCGGATGTTTATGACAAAGGTATGGAGTTAGGTAAAAAAGCTTTAGAAATTGGAAAAGAATTAGTAGATAAAATTTCAAATGCTATAAATTCAGGAATTGAGGCAATAAAGAAGGCACCTGGTCAATTATGGGACAGTGTGGTGATTCTATCAACTACTATTGGATCAGAGATCGCGGAGGTTTATAAAAAGGGAAAAGAAAAAGGTGGAGAATGGATTAAAGCTGCTAAAGATACCGCAATTCAAATATATAAAAAAATGGCAATTGGACTAGCTAATACATATAAATCTGTATCAGCATGGGCTGTTAATAATAAAGAAGAGTTTAAAAAGTCACTACAACAAAAGTCATCAGAACTATCTGAAGCTGCAGAATCGGCAAAGAAAAGTACATTTGAAGGATTGAAAAGTATTGGTGAGGGAATGTTAGCAATGATGGGTAAAATTAAAGATGGTACAATAGACGTAGCGAAATATAGTGGGAAATTAATATTAGGATTAGTGTCTTTACCATTCTACGCAACTTATATAATGACTAAGAAAACATATGAAATTGGTGAAGACTTAGTAGATGCTATGAAATCCGGAATTGAAACATTAAAGACAAATCTTGGTGAAGCATGGACAGCCGGTGTTGCGGGATATAATTCTACACAAGAACCAGTTAAAGAGGGAAGATTGATTAAAAGTTTTAGAAATTTTAAAATATAAATTAATCACGAATCATATAATATAAAAAAAGTCTCGATTAATCGAGACTTTTTTATGCAATAAAAATTAAGAATGAAGCATATAAACAAACAAGAAGTGATGTTATCGTTAGTATAGTGTATATGTATTTGTTTTCAATTGTATATCTTAGAACTTTCAATATAAATAACACAATGAAAAACATATAATACTGACTGTTGCTTATAAATCCAATAATAGAAAAGAACAATAAAAGATAGAAATACACTCCTCTAGAAATAGAATACAATCCAGTAAATATACCACCAACGATCGTATCATAAGTAAGTTTCTTACTTTTTTTAAAATCTACGTCCATTTCATAAAAAAGAAAGCTATTCGAAACTAACATAAGATTGTATATTGACAAAGTAATAAATAGATATATCATAGTTTAATTATTAGACTACAAATTTAGTTAAATTTTATAACTTTGCCAAATATATTTTAAATAATGTAGGATTAAAGAAAAAATAATTGATATAAATGAAATATAAAGAAGAATATATTAACTACATGATTGATAAAATATCAACTTTGGATCTAAAACATTTTGATATAATCAAGGAATCTCTAGAAAATTTGAAAACAACGGAAGTTAATTCAATTGGTAAGAAGTTGAGACCAATACATTACTATTATTTTAGAGACCATAAATTAGATTTTATAGACTATTATAACTTATTTTATTTTTTAAATATAACATATATATAAAAAATAATTCCGTCCTTTAACATATGAGTAAAATATTTCTTATCGGAGACACCCATATTGGGTTGGGATATCCAAATTCAGTAGATAAGTGGCATAAAATCCACAAACAATACTTTTCTAATTTTTTAATACCTCTTTTAAAAGAGAGAGTAGGAGCTGGTGATATAATTGTACATTTAGGAGATCTTTTTGATAACAGAAATGTTATTCCAATAAACCTTCTTAATTATGGCATGGATATTGTTGAAGAAATATCTAAAATAGCACCATTTCATATTATTGTTGGTAACCACGATCTTTGGTCTAAAAGCGCATCTGAAATCAATACAGTTAGACCTTTCAAACATATACCAAGCGTTAAAATTTATGATAGTGCCGATATACTTGAATATAATGGTTTGAAAATTTTGATGATGCCTTATATTGAGAATCGTCTCGATCAAATAAAACTCATAAATGATAATAAAAATTGTGACTATCTTTTTTGTCATTCAGATTTGAATGGTTGTAAGATGCACTTAACTTCGGTTGCACATAAAAATAATGATAAGATTGACATAGAAGAGTTCAGTACTTTCAAAAAAGTTAGATCTGGTCACATACATTTAACACAGACTAACAAACAATTTACTTTTGTTGGATCGATTTTTCAGATGGATAGAAATGATATCGACAACCAAAAAGGAATATTTGTAATAGATACAGAGAATGGTTCAGAAGAATTCTATCCTAATAATGTCTCACCAGTATTCAAAAAATTCAAAGTAGTTCAAGAATCAGACATAGATAGATTAGATGAATTAAAAGATTCAAAAGACTATATAGATCTTCTTATATCAAACAATCTATTGGTAAGTAATAGAAAACTACGTAGAAAGCTAGAAAGTCTCTTACAAGTAGGAAATTTCTCTTCTGTTGAGTATTTGGATGATATTGTAAAAGAAGTAGAAACTAAAGATGAAAATCTTATAGAATCCATAAATGAGCAAATTGAAATATCAATAAAATTGGATTACGAAGAGTTTATAAGAAAATATATTGAATCTCAGAAATATGATAATGAGAATTTCACATCAGGTATTATTGAAGAGTATGATGAAATAATAAGAATCTATAATGAGAATTTCAGGAATGTTGATTAATCTTTTTAATATACTTCATTTAGTTTTATTAATTTTATTTTAAGATCACCATTTCCTTTTATTATTCTATGATATATTCCTTTAGGTATATATATTTTTTCAGATATTATTTTTGGTAGTTCATTATCCATTTGAAACATCCAATCTGTTTCTCCGATTGATTCAATAATTCGATTCTCATAGTCTCGATGCCAAGTCAGCTCTCCTGAATCTGTATCTTTTTTGAAAGTACGTATGAAAGTATTTTCTGATATTTTTTCTTCTATGAATGGTAGTGTCATAATATTTTTTTAAAATTTAAAATAGATTTCTCATCAAAAATGGCAACATTCTTGGATCCTTTTTCAATAACCTCAAATCCATCATATTTTTTGGATTTTATTTCAGAAATTATAGGTTCGGATTCTATTATTTGCCAAGATCCGTTTTTTATCAACCAAAGATAATTAAATACACTTTCTGAGGTATCTTCTAAATCAAATTCTTTATCTGTTTCATAATCATATCCTTTGAATCCTTTTCCTCTATTTGATTTGAATTTTTTTCCGTTGGTTGGATCTTCAAACTCTCCATCTATCATTTTTTGTAATAATGATTTGAGATTTAATTCTTTCATCATTTCAGACTTCATTGGATTACATATTCTCAGATTAGGTTTTAGATTGACTTCCCAAACTGATCCATTAGGAAATTCTTCTCTTTCATCAAGTTCAGCAAAGTTTTTAGCAAATTCTAAATTATTTGTTAGAAATATTGATCCTGCAAACCTTCTTTTTTCTGGGGGAAAATCGCCTTTTCGATTGCCATGATACAATTTTTCAGAAATAATAGATTCAAATAACTTATAGGATTGTAAATGTTTCATTTGATTATATATATTAATCTCTACCAGAGACCACTATAAGAACCAGAAAAAATGTTCTTATATCTGGGGAGATGACACGACCAGTAGCCTGCTGAAAGTTTATCTGATGGTTTCCAGTTTCGTCTGCAATTGTGGCGTGCAATAAAACTGCGTCTCGCTGCTGGATCATTAATCTTTGTGGTCAATCCACCTTTAACATCGCCAAAATTAACTACTTTAACTCTACCTGTTTTTGGATTTTTAACATAAACTTTATACTTCTTAGGGCCAGAGCTTCTTGTTGGTTTATTCAATTCTACTTCTCTGCCTTTATATTCTGCTTCATATAAAGATTCTAAATCTTCCATTGGTAGATCAAGTGGTACCAATTCACCTTCGTACATTGCAAATTCTCCTAGATCTGTTGTTTGGAATAATTCTCTATCATTTTCATTTAATATATCTATAAATTTTCTTGATTCTGTGAGTAGTTCGTAGAATGCTTCTGATCCTGGTCTAAAAACATTATCAAGTACAGACATTTTATTTTCTAAGTGAAATTTCAAATTTTCTGATGGATTAAATCCAAAGTCTGAAAATTTCTTAACACTTTTTAATTGTTTTTCTACTTCCTTTTCATCAGTTTTTATTACTGTGTTGTTTTTTAACAAATCACTGAAATCTTTTATATCCATTTTTTGAATTTATTTTTGTTATATATTAATTGAGAAGATCTATTTTTATATATAATTAATGGATAATCTTATTTTTTACGATAAAGAAGGAAATTTTCTAAATTTCAATTGGAATAATGGTTTAGAAAGATATGAAGGTGATATACTATTTCACGAGAATTCTAATGATACTTTTAAAACACAAGCTCTTTATACTTTTGAAAAAGTACCTTCATTTGAATTTGAGGATTTCAATTCTTTATTTTTAAGAAGGTTCCAGCTTTTCAATGAATTTGGATTTCATTTTTATAACGCTCCATTCTTAAATCAAAATATAACTTCTATTGAACCTACAAATAATAGGTCGGATTATTTTTCCAAATGGATTTTTGGAGTTGCATTTCATGAGAAATTTCCGGTTGGCACTCTCATTCGATTTAATCAGACGATATTTGAATTCAATGATCCAAATAGATTATATACAGTAGTGCAATCTAAAAGAGATGCGATACTTATAATCTCAGTGGATGATAACGCATTTTTCACATTCACATATCCGTTTACTACTTATAACTATACAGAAACAATATCAGCTGTTAATGCAATTGGTATCTATGATTATAGTTTTCTATTACCACCAAATATAAACACCTCAAATCTATCAACTTGGAACGAACAAGATTTTTTCAATAGAATATATCAAGGTAGAAAGTTCAATATTGTAAATTCATTTAGAAATGATAATTATAGGGATTCTACAAATGGCATACCAAAAAGATATGAAGATGTCCAGGTAGTTACAGTTGAAAATGAGAATATTCTTGATTTAGAACATATTGAATTTGTATCCCTTACTTTAGTTGGTTCTATTGATACAATATCATTTTTATCAACATCATCGACATTGACTGATAGTGTTTATACTGTTATCGATACAAACGGCGCAGAATTTGAAGTTACAGTATTATCTGGTATTGTTGATTCTGTTATTGTTACAGATTCTGGATCTGGATACTCTGTTGGACAAATAATAACAATAGATGGGTTTAATATTGGTGGAACAACAGTCATTGATGATTTAACTATAACCGTTGGTACAATATCAACATTATTAACTGGTAGTAATTTATCTATACGAATTAAAATGTTAACTGATCTACCTATTATCTATACCGGAATAGTGGATTTCTATGATACATTAATACCTTTAAATATTTTTTCTTTCCAATATCCAAATGTTATTCAATTTGTTACAGTTCCTGATATATTAAAACCAGGTGTAGAATTCAATGTTCAAAATACTACAAATAATACTCAAAATTATACGGTTGCAAATATACCTCAGTTTTTAGGAAATGCGAATCTTATAACATATAATTTAGGCACTCAAGTAATTTGGAATAATAAGATATATCAATGTATTCAAACACACGATTGGGTGTTAAGTGGTGTAGATGTTGATTTAACTTCAACTCCACCGAGGACAAATGCAACTCCAGATGATAATCAATTTTGGTCGGATTCACCGACATATGTACCGGTTTTGCCAAATCCAACATCCGAAACGATATCATCAACTGATGTTTATCTCACATCTGATGAATTTGAATTCATACAGGGATGGACTATTTCTTCTAATATAACATTGGCATCAGCAGTTGATAAATTCAGAGAGGATTTAAGATCTTTGAATATTG